GCTTCTAAAATTTTTGCACCTTTAATAAGTGTTCTAAAGTTTAGCTCTTTCACTGAATCTGCTTTCTCTTCAATGAAATTAATTACTTCCATTTTTGTACTAAGTTTAATTTCAGGTAAGATATCAGCAGCAACACTTCTCATTCTCTCAATTTTTTCTACAGTAGACATTGTAACATCAGCTACCAAACTTCTTGAACGAACTGCATCATCTAATGTTGATAAAGACTTGTTAGTTATAAATATCACCCTTCCAGTGAAAAGAAATTGAGAAGGAAGTCCATCGTCTATAAACCCCATTGAATTCCAAGATACAATTCTTTTTGAGTAAGAATCTAAGGCAGCTTTTAATAGGTTGAGGCTTGTAGCATCTTTAAATACGCTATCCATATCATCAATGACCACAGTTCCATTTCGGTTCTCATACAATAATGAGTATAAACCTTTTGGTGTAGTATAACCTTTATGAATTGTATAATCATCACCCTCTACTAGTCCATGAGCATCTAATCTCTCTAATACAGTATGAGACTTCCCAAGACCTGGGCTACCACAGATGATTGTACTTGCATTGTGACCTTCTAGCGTTAAATCTACGAATGTACTCAAAAGTGAAAACCGTTCATTAATATCAAATTGTTGTACAGGTGCTTCAGTAGCAACATTAACTTCATTACCAGATAATAAAGTAATCTCATCATTAGAGTTAATGTGGTATGTATTTTCACCGATAGTAAACTTATTGTCACTTTTTAATGTTCTAACCATATACTTACCACTTTCATCTTTTAATCTAACCTTGTCCGAATATCTAGTAACTAATCTCATTTATCTTTCCTTCTTTTTATATACCATTATTATATACGAAGTCGGCTTAGAGATACCTGAAATTGGAACCTTTTGGAACCTTTTGGAATGTTAAAATTTTATTGAATAATCCAATCTGAAAGTGACTAAAAAACCACAAGATTTAATGGATTTCAGTGATTATTAAGGTATTTTCGGTTATTTTCACGGAGATACACAACAAATTCCCGCTAACCTGAAATTAATCAAAAAAATCCAAGAAACTACCATTATACGGTAGTTCTATATAAAATTATTTAAAATTTACTGAATTATTTGATACAATATGTATTCTTGTATAATAATTTAATGCTTCAGTAATAGAATCTATAGTATCTTTAAGACTTTTATTTTCATCTTTTAATTGTGATATAGTATCCTCATACTGTGCAACTGTAAAGTTATTGTTAGATTGAAATTTTGTAAATTCATCTATTGATGTATTTTTTATAACCGGCTTTGTTATAGGGATTTTGTTGAAATTTTTCTTAATATACGAATTAAGTCCAGACCTAGTACCACCACCTATTATATTTAATATATCTGATACTGATTTTCCACTTTGTAAACTATTATATATTGTTGAACTTACTTTTTTATATGAAAACCTAGCTTTTTTCCCTTTTATATCTATCCTTGTATTTAAATAATATCTAAGACTACTTTTTATTGCTGATGGTATCTTGTTCCCGTCAATATTAGGATTTCCTAATAAACACTTAATCATATATACTGCTGAAGCACCAGCCCTTTCATATATGTTTAGTTCAGTGTCTACTATTGCCCATTTCCATTTTTTTGTACCGTTCTTTACATTATATAGACCCTTTCTATATAATATTTCATACATTTTTTCTTTATTCATAACATTTCCTTCTTTTTTTATATTATATTATATACAAATTTTGCTTAAATACTACTGAACCTACCTGAAAATAAAAAATATTAACATTTATAAATAACTGTAAGAATTCACTGTATTACAGACCTGAACCTTGGGTAAAATTCAGTATTCAACAATGTTTAAACCCTCATTCACGACCTTCGGGGAATACCGCTGACTAAGAAAGTTTTTTCAGAATATTTGATTTGAGACCTTGCTGCATCAACTATCGTGTCTAACATAATTCCAGTCAAAGAAAATGACATTAATCATTCATTCATGTTGAGGTTAACAACTTTAAAAAGCATTTTTTGTTCATAGCATAAAAGAACTGAAATTATGCATCCATATTAGACTGATATACTTTATATATCTAAGACCTAGTTCTAAGGTAAGTTTAAATGTAGAACCGTTGGTTGATAACGCTAAGCTAGTACCAATTCTCTTCACGGGTATTAAAATATTAGTGATTACAAGTTTGCTCTTTTGACATAGGCAAGTGAAACCTACCTTATCGTGGGATTCTGTAAAAGTCAAGAATATTTTATTCTCTATTTAATAAAAAACACACCATAAGGACATTTTTTCATTTTTAGTTGACACTTTATATAGATTATACCATATATTGCCTTTATTCCTCCTGAAACTAAAGAAACTCTATTATACCTTAGGTATTATTAGGTTACATTATGTTAGGATTTTTAATTTTTTCTTTAGATTGCTATAGTATAGTGTGTTTTGTAGAGTTTAAGTAGTTTAAGGAGAATTGTGTATCCGTTATACACTTCTCCTAGGAGTTGAGTTAAGATTACTTCCGCTTTCTTACTTTTGCTCGTTTTTTAGGTGGTTTTACCTCAGCTGGAACTTCTTCGACTGCTTCGACCTCTTCAGTAGAGTCTAAGTCAGGTTGTGGCTCTGCTACAGGTAAGTCCTCTGTCATCAAGTCATCCTCGTACTCTACCTCAGTAGGACTGTTAACTAGTAAGTCATTTGTGTCTGCTACAGGTGCAACTGGTGCTTCATACCCTAATCCGTTCTCTAACAGATATACTAGTGCATCCACCTCACTGATACCCTCACCATTCATAACATCAGTCACAGTAGCAGGATGTGCCTTCTGTCCGTGTTTTTCACTAATTTTTCGTTGTAATGCTTCTATTGCCATACTTCTTATCATATCCATCTCCTCAATTAAAATCCAAACCCACTCAGGTCTGTTTCTTTTGGTTGTTTTGGTTTAGTACCATCCACACCATCCACACCGTCACCCGTATCAAGTTCACCCAATTCAGCAAGTCGTTGTCGTTCTGCCTGCTCACGCTCATCCTTGATTCGTTGTAACTCTGATATCTCTTCTGGTGTAATACCACCATCCACTAGTTTGATAAACTTTCTGTATCTCTCTGTCATCTTCATAGAAGTTCTAAGGAACTCTGACATACTCATACCTTGATTCTTTATCGACTGTAAGAACGCATACTCTTTATCAGTCATTCTTACCATAAGTTTATGTTTTAAATGTGATGGTTTGTTACGCTTCTTTTTTTTCTTCGTCATAGCAAGGTTTCCTCCACTCTTATTTAAATTTTACTTCATTCAAGTAACATTTGTAGGGCACATAAATAAATGTATTATATAAAATTATACTTAAAAGGACCTTAAGCGTCTTTATATTATTTTACTGTCGAATCCTAAAGAATCGTTAATATCATTTATTATATATCTTGTATTCAAATGTTACCTTTTACCAGTATATTTATACCATTTTATTTGTACATACAGATAAGCAACTATTCAATGAAATTTCAGGTCAGGTTTCAATTTAATCAGTAGTAGAAGGAGTGCTTCCAGTTTAGATTCTCTATCACCTGAGGAGAGGAGAGTGTAAAAGTCATCATCAAGAATTTCAGCAACCCAAGACAAGTCGTAAGTAATTTGGAATGCTTTATCTTTAGGTTTATATCTGAGTATTGCTCTTTCTGATGAGTATTCCAAGTCAGGGAGGGACATATCAGGTTTAGCATTTAATTCTATAGCAAGTTTAACCTTATCTATCGAGTAATCTTTTATAATAGATTCTAGGGTTTTAAGATAATCTTTCATCTAATGAGTTCCTTTCAATATAATTCCAATTTCTTAGGAAGTACCAAGAAAAAATCGTGTGTACCGCCAATGATGCTATTACAGCGTAAGTTGGGTTTAGTAGAGTTAATCCCGTAGATATCATTAGTCCTAAGAGTGTAACATCAGCAACAACAGAATTTCTCACAACTTTAAATCTCTGTACATCTTCGTGGTGATGTTTGCTTTGGTAAACATCTAGTTCTATAGAAAAAGCACCAAAAATAGCAATTTCAATAATAGCAAAAATAGACACCAGTACTATAAATGTTAAAGGGCTATAAAAGTAAAGTGTTATAACCGCTAGTAGAACGATGTGTACACCAGTACCTAACTTATAAAGAGTTGAAAGTTTTAATCTTACTAGTCTCTTGTGAGTTTTAACAGCAAGTGTTTCAGCAATTAGTAGCATTGAAATTACATAAGGGGCAAGTAATTCACCTTTCAAGTCCATTATAACTGGAAGTAGGATTGATAGACCCAGTGTAACCAAAAATCTATTAATCATACGAAAGTTAGTAATTGGGTCAAAACTTGTAAAGTTATCTAGATACTTCATCAAGTTCCTTAACAGTTTTTAATGTTTGGAGTGCTGCTCTAGCGATTTCGATTTCTTTATCTAGGTAATCGTCTGGGTGTTCTAAGTAACAAGTCAAAGCATACATTAGTCTTGTTTTAAAGCATTCTATAATTTGTTCTGTTGATGATGTTCCTGTGTGATACACTTCAGTGTGGTAGCAGTAGTAAAATGTAGATTCCCAATCACCTTCAATTGGAAAAATCATAAACATTGTTTCACCAGCAAAGTCTACTTTACCTAAGTTAATAAACTGGTACATAGCTGAGTCATCATCTATTAAACTATCTAATTCTTTATCTGATATTTCTACTGAGTTTTCTAAATCTTTTTTGTTAAGTTCTACTATATCACCTACATTGAGTTTAAAAAGTTCTTTCATCTTACAATTCCTGTATTTTGTTTTATAATAATATTATACTGGAATTGTACTTAAAATTTACTTAGAGAACTCCATAGGTTCCATATTAAGTTTTTTTCTTAGAGTGTTTACTTGAACTTTTAATTCTTCTTGTTTTTTAGACCCAGGTTTACTTGCCATCAGTTTCATAGTAGCAGAGAAAAGTTCATCGTTCAGTCTTTTTTGTATTTTAGCAGGTGACACTTCTCCACTTGCAGATATTCTTTCAAGTTCTGTGAAATCTTTTTGTAAATTGTCCCATTGTTCATCGTTGTAGTGATATAGTGAAAATCTTGATACACTTCTTTTAATTTTAAATGTTTCTAGTGTTGGGTGTGAACTTAAACCAAATATAATTTCTAATCCTGGTTCGGCATTTTTATTCATAATTTCTTTAAGTCTTTCCAAATTATCTTCTAATGTTTTTTTAGTGAATACTGCTATAGAATCTGCTTTACCATTTACTAGTGTTACAAGTACTCCAACTTCAAGACTTTTACTTCTTGTAGATAAATCACCTCTTTGGTCTGGTGTGTCATAAAGTGAAATTTGGAATGGTACTTTAGATTGTAACTCACCCATTTTTTGTACAAATTCTGGTCCGTGTAATTTTACATTATAACCTTCATGCATTTCATTAGCAGTTAACCACACATGAATCATTTCGTGTACTAGGATAGAATCTAACTGTTCTTCTGTTCTTAAGAAAAATGTACTTAACATTAATTCTTCTATTTCCCATCTCGTAACAGTTTGGTATCTACCTCTACCTTTAGTCCAATACATTGTTCTAACATGACCACCTGCTTTTTTTGTTCTACTGAATCTCATCTTAAAATTATCCGGTAGTTCACCATTGAATAAGGTTTTGTTATAATAGTCATATTTAGATTTTATATCATATTTTTGTTGTGCTTCATTTAAAGGTTCAACAGAAAATTCATTATTTAAGTGTTCACTAAAAAGTTTCATATTATTATCCAATGTAACAATTTAACTCGTACTCGTTACCATTAGTACCTCTATTGTATACTTGTGCGTGTAACATTTTTTTAATAAGTTTATTATTTTTATACAGTTCTAAGTGAAATTTATTAGTTTCACCTTCTCTTGGTTTTTTTGGACCTAAACCAATTTTAGTTGCCATTTGGTCACCAATGTTTTCAGTGTCAGTTTCGTCGTCAAGTGTATAACCATTTTTCTTAGCATAGTCTTCAATTTCTTGTACTGCTGAAGAATAAGAGTTATGATAAATCACATAATCACTTTTTGCTTCTTTTAAATGTTCTTTGAATTTAATCATAGTGGTATTCCTTTTATGTTTATAAGTATATTTATGTAAGTGTTTTTGTTAGGGTTAGTATACCCTAACATTTTTATAGTATATTATATTTTACCTTAAATACAACTTAAGACTCTATACCTTTAGGTACAAATTGACCTTTTGTTTCATCTTTAACATATCCATCTGGAATAATACCATAAGCAATACAACCAAACCTAATATCATTGTCTGCTTGGTCTAACATAATTTTTTCACCGTCAATTGCTGTTACTTCAATGTTTTTAATAAATGGTTTTGCCCATAGTGGAATTAGTCTTAAACCAGTGTCCTCGTCCCATTTTCCAAATCCTAATAGTTCCATTTCAGTTTCGTTTAAGGTTCTAATATCTGGTCTACCATTTTCATCTACATATTCAATCATTTCATCGTATACACTTGTGATAAGTGACTGTTTAAACATATCACTATATTTTTTATTTGTGTTTACATTAATAACTTTGTTTGCTAATGTTGTTTTGATATTGTTTAGTACTTCAAATGACATTTTTTGTAATTCTTCTTTAGAAATTTCCACTACAGTTCCTTTTTTCTTAAATTATTTTCTAAGTTCCTAAGTCTAATGTTTACTCTTTTTAAAACTTTACCATTGTCTTGGATGTCAATCAATGAAGCAGAATAAATTCCAACTTTATTAAAATTCTTTGCTATTTGACTTGCTGCTTCTTTGTAATCACCTGTGTAGAACATATAATTTTTTAAGTCGTCAGTTACTTCTTTTTGTTCTACTGCTTTTTTACCTAAATTGTTAATTTCATCAATAACAATATCTACATTTCTCATTTTTGTCCTTCTAAAAGTCTTGGCAGTGTATCTGCTGTATCTTTATCAAATCTAACACCTTGATATACTGGTAAAAATAAAGAATGTGTGTCTTTACCATTTGAATTGATTACTTCATTATACACTGCTTGAATTATTTTATCTTTGTATGTGTCATCAAAAAACTTATCAATTGATATTATATCATCTCTTAACTTAAGACCTTGCGACATATCATTTTCATCTACTCTTTGTAGTCCTCTGTCATCTCTACTAAGTCCTGTTCCAATAGATACTTCAAGTAAACGGTCATCTGTAACACAAACTAATGAACCAATACCACCCTCATTGTCACCTGTACCTGGAGTATAACCAATACATAGTAAGTCAGCATCTCTTTCTGCTTTTAGTTTGATTTGGTTTTTAGATGTTTTATTTTCCCAATGACCATTGATATTTTTTAATACACCACCCTCAAGTCCTTCACTCATCATTTGATTAGCAAATGATTGTGCTTCTTCAAAGTTATTTATTGTTTGTGTTGGAATAATATCTAAAAAAGGACAATCTTTTGATATTTCCTTAAATTTATCAAATCTTTCAGTATATGGTGTATCAGACTTACCCGCTGCCCAATCACTGTATTCAATTAAATCCCAACCCTCTAATACTAACATATCTTCAGTTTCAATCCACTCAAGTTCTTTATCTGTTAAGTCTTTTGATAATTTTTTAAATGCTGCAGATTCTAGTTTACCATTATCTACAAGTTTTTTCTGTTTCTCTAGTATACTTGCTCTTGTTGTTTCTCTTTTAACATATGATGTGATTCTACCATTACCAGTTTTTCTGTCAAGTACTTTACCATCTTTGTATAATACAACTTCACCAGTGATAACAAAATTATCTATATCACTTAATACTCTTTCAAAATATTCAGTAATCTTACCTACATGAAATTCCGTACCATTTCTAGTCATACACGATACTACTTTGTTATGTTTGATTACATTTACAAATGTTCCATCTGCTTTTAATTGTACTAGAGCAGGATATTTGATACCTTTTTTAGTTTTATCTGTAAGTTTTTCACATCTCATATATGGAATTTCACCTATAAGACCTTTCCATACTTTATTAACTGTTTTGTGACTAATACCACAGTCCACACTTCTATCTAGTATCAATCTTAATACTTCTGCATCATCTTGCTCCATATGGTCAATTGTGTATGATAATTGTTCTCTTGCTGCGTTACCAGTTAATTCTCTTTTTGATAATTTTTCAAGGAACTGCATAGCTTGGTCAAGTGTAATAAATGTACCAGTTTCATTCATACCACTCACAAACTCTGGAATTTGTTTGATGTAGTATTGTTTAAATGGTGTATATGTTGCTAGTAAAACTTCTTTTAATTGTTAGTTATCTTTGTATTTTTTTAATGTGTTAAGTTTATATGTTGCACTGTTATCTGCTCTTAACTCTTTAAAAATATCTAATATTCCTGAACTCATTTGTTTCCTTTGTCATTTATAATATAGTATTATAACGAAAAAATACTTAAATATAGTTTAAATAAATACAATAGAAAGAGTAAAAAGAGGAATAATATGGCAATTGTAAAACCTGTAGTGCTTATTGGTAACGAGTTACACACTTTAAAAGACGGTGATACCTTACCTGGATTTGATAATGTATATTCTAAAACAGAAGTTGATAATTTATTTACTAACTTTGGTGTAGATAATTTAGATTTAGATGAAATTATTAGTAGAATTGATGTTCCAGATAATACTACATTTGTATCTGAAATCACAACAATTAACGATAATATAGACGATAGGATTGCTCAATTACAGCAAAATATAGACTTGAAATCGGATAAAGATGTTGTTCTATATAAAGGACAATGTTATTTAAAAAGTGAAACTTACAATAAATTAGAAGTATACTCAAGAGCAGAAACTATGAGTACTTCACAAATTATCGATGCCATAGATAAATTAGACTTTTATACTCAAAAGCAAGTTAACGATTTAATAGATAACATAACACTTTCATCAGGTATTGTTACAACTGATTATGTAGACCAAGGTGACACTGATTTAAAAAACTTTTGTTTATCTACATTTGCACTTGAAGCAGGTAATGTTAACATAGCATATTTACAAAATAATAATTATCTTACTATGCCTATAGCAGACACTAGATATATGAAAAGTGGTGACTATATGACAACCACTCAAATTATGAATGAAGTTAATAAACTTGATGCTAAGGATGTATGGTTAACAGATGAAACTGTAAGAATAGAAGGTAAATTTGACGGTAAATTTGATAATGTATACTCATATATAGATGGTGAAATAATCGATGTTAAAAGTTGGTCAGATAACAAGTTTGCTACTACATCTTATGCTCAATATACTAGAACATTAGCAGATACAAATGCTACTAATATTGGTATAAACAAATCTGATATAGCATCAAACAAAGCAAAAATAGACTCACATACAACTAGCATATACAACTTAAATTCTGATATGAATACACTCGAAGGATTAATGTCTACCCTTAGAAGTGACATGAGTGATTTACAAGGTGATGTTGGTTCATATACAACTAGAATTAATTCTGTTGAAAGTTCAATTTCATCAGTTCAAACTGATATAGGAACTCTTCAAAATGAAATGACAGGTCTACAAACTACTGTAGGTGGTTATACAAGTAGAATCACTTCTGTTGAAGGTAGGGTAGATTCACTTGTAAATGATATGACTGCTTTAGAAAATAATGTAGGTGGCTATACAAGTAGAATATCAGCAGTCGAGGGTACTGTATCAACATTAAATGGTAGCATGAGTACACTTCAAAGTACAGTGTTATCATTAGAAAGTAATGTTAACGGATATAGTGAAAATATAACAAATGCTGTTAATACTGCTAACAGTGCAGCAAATGATGTAAGTGTAATTTCAGATAATATTACTTCTTTAACAAATACTGTAAATGGTTATAGTAGTGATATAATTTCATTACAAAATGATGTATCAAATCATAGTGGTAGAATCAGTGCAAATGAAGGAAATATTACAAATGTTACAAATACTGTTAATACTTTTAATGTAAGAATTGGTACAAATGAGAGTGATATTAGCAGTTTACAAGGAAGTTTAAGTAATCTTACGAATAGAGTAACGACACTTGAAAATACAGGTGGTACAGTTCCAGTTGATGAGAATGGAGACCCTATAGCAGTTGATGTTGACTTAACAAATTATTATACAATCGAACAAACTGATATTTTATTAGAAGGTAAGTATAATAAAAATGAAACATACACTCAATCAGAAGTTGACCAATTATTACAAGATTATAACCCACTTGATAGATTACAATTAACACCACTTCCACTTTATACTAGTGATGATGTATCAGGCAGTGTCCTATCAGGATTGGCACTTGCACCTAAATTTACGCAAGTTTATTTAAATAGAAATATTCTTTATGAAGATGAGTATTCAGTATCAAGTGATGGTACTAGTATAACATTTCTTATTGATATATTACCTGGTGATAAAATAAAAATATTTACTGCTCAATACATATAGTTCTTCTTATTGTAAGAAGAATCTATCCGAGAATAATGATGTTCTATCCCCATTTTGAGGGTATACTGGTGCTGTTGTAGTCCAGTCGATTTTATTAGGGTCAGTTTCAATTATATTTCTTAATGTTGCTCTAGTAGCATATCTCATTGGACCTTTAACACTCATATTTTTAGGAGCAGCAGTTGGGTATGTTCTTCCATCTATCTCATATGTTGCTTCAAGTTGCTCATATTTTAATAATCCTTTGTTACCAAAGTGATAATCAATTTGGTTTTGTAATGTTGCTGCAGGTACATCTTTTTCTACAATAGTTTCTCTTGGATTATTTTGTCTATAATGTGGATAGAACCCATAATCAGTTTCTCTACTTTTTGTTAATTCTGGTTGCTCATATAAATCTCTTTCCCAAGCAACTTCTTGTCTTGTGTTTTCAGCATAGTATACTTTAACTTCTTTACCATATGGATTGTGGTTAATTGGACCTCTTTGTTCAAATCTAAATTCAATATCTGTAAATCTATGCTCATCTTGTAATATATAAACTCTAAAGTCTTTTTTCTTAGTTGTTTGTATTCTATTGTTATATTTTATAGACTCAGAGTGTGTTACGATGTCATATCTATGGAATTCTGCTGAACTTATTGATGGTTTATTATAACTACTGTTAAAAGTAGAAGTACTAATAATTTCATCAATATTGTAGTGTTCTATATCCCTAATTTTAAATACATCAGTTTCGTATATTTTTTTCTCTAATAAGTATCTTGTATCTGGTGTTTTATCTAGATATTTTTCTAATTGTGGTGTATATATTTTTGAGTTTAATGTAACTTGAGTACTTATATCTCTACTATTATACTTAGCAACTGAATTATTATATCTAAATGTTGAAACTTCTTCACTTGATTGTTCAGTAATTTCTACTTCAGGTACATAACTTGATATATTATTATTGTATTTGAATCCACTATTAGATGTTGTTTTGTATGATGTATCATTGACAATGTATTTGTCTAATGTATTGTTGTATCTAATATCATCACTTGTAGCAACATTAATAATTGGTTCAACTGCATATTTTTCTAAGTTATTGTTATAGTTAAATGTTTGTTTGTGTGTTGTATTAACACTATACCCATGAGCATTGTATTTAGATAAATCTGATACATATTTAAACTCTTTAATTGTTTCAGCAATTTCATATTCAACATTTGGTAAATATCTATGTGTAAATTCAGCAGTAACTTTAATATCTAGTTGCGCTAAACTATTTTCTATTCTTTTACTGTCATATCTAAATTCATATACAGGTGTTTCAGGTACATAGAACTCATTTAATGTTGGTAAATAGTTGTAAATTCTATCCGACACAACTTTTGTGTCGATATCTAAACTAACATATTTTTCTAATGTATTATTGTATCTAATTCCACTTACAGATACAGTATCTAAAGGTACACTTAAGTCATTTAAGTAATTATTATATCTAGGAGCAGATAAAGTTAAACCATTGATATTTGTACTATATTTTTCTAAGTTATTATTATATCTAATTTCACTTGTAGATATAGTATCTAAAGGTACACTTAAGTCATTTAAGTAATTATCATATCTAGGTGTACTTAATGTAAGACCATTGATATTTGTACTATATTTTTCTAAGTTATTATTGTATCTAATTCCACTTGTAGATATTTCAATATCAGCTACTTCAGGTTTAATTAAGTAATTATTATATCTAGGAATAGATAAAGTTAAACCATTGATATTTGTACTATATTTTTCTAATGTATTATTGTATCTAATTCCGCTTGTAGATATAGTATCTAAAGTTACACTTAAGTCATTTAAGTAATTGTTGTATCTTGGAGTAGATAATGTTAAACCATTTATGTTTCTAGAATATTTTTCTAATGTATTATTGTATCTAATACCACTTGTAGATATTTCAATATCAGCTACTTCAGGTTTAATTAAGTAATTATCATATCTAGGTGTACTTAATGTAAGACCATTTATATTTGTACTATATTTCTCTAAGTTATTATCATATCTAGGTGAAACAAATGATATACTTGTAAATGGTACACTTAAGTCATTTAGGTAATTATCATATCTAGGTGTACTTAATGTACCACTATCAATATCTAAACTAGAATATTTTTCTAAGTTATTATTGTAAACAACTCTTGTACTATACTCATCAATATAAGTATCAACATCAAGTCTTGTTAAATAATTTTGACCTCTTTTGTAGTCAAGTTTAATTTCATCTCTTGTTTTAGTACCAAATGAATAATTATCATATCTAAATTTAGCAAGTATATTTTCATCAACATAAATGTCAGATAAGAACAGTGCTCTTGCTTTAACTAAGTATACTTCTTTTTCGTAACCTTTTTGTTTAGTTCCAAGGTTAAACCCAGATTTACTAAACTTGTTAAGGTCATTCTTATATCTGAAAGGTTTAAATACTTCTTCTTGTTCAGTAAGTCCTAAGAAATATTTAGATGTATTGCTTTCATATCTGATACCACTTTCAGCAATATTTAAGTTATCGTACTCATTTGTATCAGTGTATCTTTTGTTGTACCCATCTAAGTTATAAACACCAGGAGTATTGAATACATCAGAGTAGTATGATTTGTGTTCAGGTTTAACTAAGTACCAAGGTTTGTCATATATAACAACTTGATGGTCTTGCTCTAATTTTTGTCTAAAATCTACACTTTCTAAACTATGGTATGTTCTAAATGTCTCTCTGTATTGGTCTTTTAATAAGAAATCATTGTATGGTTGTTTAACATCAGTTCTAGACCAGCTTGGTCTTGCCATTTTAAATTCTGATGTTCTACCATATGTATCAATATTGTATCTTGTAAGATTATCAAATCTATTGTGACTATATAAAGGTGACTCAATTCTAGGAGTGTACTCATGTGTTTGTGACTGTACACTAATGTCTTTATATAATGGAGTAACATATTTTAATACAGTTGTATCTTTGCTAGTTAACTGTAATTTATAGTTTTCACCTAAGTAATTGTTTATGTGAATATGTTTATCAATACTGTATGATGTTGCTATTTTAGGACTTACAATATTATTGAAGTATGCTTTAGACTGTATTTCTCTATCAATTCTGTATGATGTTGTTAATTCAGGAGTTACACTATCATGGAAGTATGATGGTACCTGTATATGTTTGTCTATTGATATTAAATTTAATGATTTAAACTGTGGATTTACATCTCTATATGTAGGTGTTACATAACTTAATACATTATCAGATAATACATCTATGTTTACATTTAAATTTTCTCTAAAGTAATTTTTAGAGTGAATCTGTCTGTCAATTCCATATGATGTTGATATATTATCAGATAATACATCCGTTAAGTATCTTGGTACATTTATTTTATCAGTAACTAGCTGTGGTACACTTATATTGTGTTTTTTAAACTCAAATGTGTAAGGAGATAGTTGTATTCTATCTTTTACTACTAAATCTAAAGTGTTGTATGAATGGAATAGATTATCTTTTTCACTTGATAAGTAAGTATCATTATTATGTTCTACTATATCATCTGGTCTGTTTCTAAACGCACCTGTGTATAATTTATTGTGCTTATCAGTGTATCTAAATTCAGGTAATAACTTATCTGCTACATTAGAATCAAAAACTTCAGTTTTGTTTAAGTCATTTCTAAGTAATGTTTTATTGTTATATAGTGGTGTATCTAAATCAACATTTGATACTGTACCAATATTTCTTTTAGCAACATTTAAGTAATTGTTATAAACTTTTGATATATCAATTGTAAACTCAACATCTGTGCTTGATGTTTCATATACAAAAGCAATACCATACTTATATTTTAATGTTGGTTCACTTAAAGCAACAGTATAAGGGTGTTCTGATATTCTTTTTAAGTATCTATTATAATTAGGTGAATCTGAATGTCTATTAAATAGTGCAGAATTTACATCTAATGTTTTTGTATAGTTTGTATAGTTAACTACATATTCAGTGTCTAACTCTATACCATAATTGTCATATAATTCAAATGATTTAGTGTAGTTTTTATAATTAATTTCACCAACACTTAAGTTAGGTGTTTCGTGTCTATTAATTTTGTTGTATATGTCAGTATATAAAGTTTCTTGGTAACCTTTTTGTGATAATGGGAAGTGTGTGAATATTTGCTTTAAATAACTATTACTAATATATTCCTGACTTGCTCTATCAAAAAGTTCTTGTCCTACTGGTGGGAATAATTTTTTATATCTAAATTCACCTGTGTATTTTTCAAGTTCAGTACTAGTACGAATTTTACTATAATTGTTAGTGTATCTAAATTCACTACCTGTATATGGTAAATCAAATCCAATTGGTTGTTTTAAGTAGTTATTAGGTGTGTATATGCTGCTTGTATGTGTGAATAGTGATTGTTCAACTGGTATTTTTCTAGCACTATATCTAAATTCACCTAAATCATATGAAACTAATGATAGTGAATCAATTTTTCTATATGGTTTAAAGAATTCTTTATCAGCCTCAACTGATACAGACATATCATGTTTGTATGCACTTGCTAAATAATTTGATATAAAGTATGGTTCGCTATGTCTTTCAAATAAGTCTTTGTTTACTAAAGTTAAACCTTTACCGTATCTAAACTCTCCGATATTTGATACTAGTTCTGTTTCAACTGTGATATTTTTATATAATCTAGTATAACTACTTGGTTTTTCAATTGATATATTAGCTGGATGTTTAAATGCACTTGCTAAATAATTATCAACTGTGTACTCTTTACTATGTAATCTTGGTAAACCTTTGTTTACAATTTTAGTACTTGGTTGGTATCTAAATTCAGTAACAAAGCTTAAATCTAATTCAGTTTCAACTTTTAAATAAGGTTTGTTGAATATTTTCTTATCAACATTAACTGATAATGGGTGGTTAATAGTTTGTTTTAAGTAATTGTTAACCGTGTATTCTGTACTATGTAATTGTGGTAAACTATTATTAATAATTCTTTTACTTGGTTGATATCTAAATGTACCTAATTGTGATAAATCTACTGCAGATATATCAACTTTTAAATAAGGTTTGTTGAATATTTTCTTGTCAACATTAACTGATAATGGGTGTTTAATTGCTTGTGCTAAATAATTATCAACTGTATATTCTGTACTATGTAGTTGTGGTAAACTATCATTAATAATTCTTTTACTTGGTTGATATCTTAGTGTTTTATCACTTGTTAATTGTAATCCACTATCTACAGTAATTTTTCTGTATGGTGTATTGAATATCTTTTGTTCACCAGATAATACAATCGGATGTTCTGAAACTCTACTTAAATAATTGTTAACTTCATATACATTTGTACTTAACTGTGGTAAACTATCATTGATAATTCTACTACTTGGTTGGTATCTAAATGTACCTGTATATAACTCTAAACCACTCTCTACAGTGATTTTTTTGTATGGTGTATTGTATACTCTTTTATCATCACTAACTGATAATGGGTGTTTACTAGTTTGTTTTAAGTAATTGTTAACTTCATATACATTTGTACTTAACTGTGGTAAACTATCATTGATAATTCTACTACTTGGTTATATCTAAATGTACCTAATTGAGTAACATCAAGACCTGTTTCAAATGTAATATTTTTATATGGTGTTGGTAATATCTTTTCTTTAGATTCAACAGATAATGGATGTTTACTAATTTGTGCTAAATAATTATCTACACTGTACTCACCACTGAATAATAATGGTAATTCTTTGTTTACAATAATTTCTTTATTACTGTATCTTACATATACATCACTACTAAAGTCTAAACCACTGCTTAATGTGATATTTTGATATGGGGTATTATATAATTTTTTATCTGAAACTATACTTAAAGGATGTTTATCTGTTTGTGCTAAGTAGTTGTTTACTGTGTATTCGCTACTATGTAACTCAGGTAATGATTTGTTTACAATAACAGGTGATGGGTATCTAAACTCACTCTTAACTGCGTATTGTGTTAACTCAACTGGTAAGTTTTTGTATGCTTGATTGAATACCTTTTTTTCTGCTGGTAAGAATGTTGAGTGTTTATAAGCACTCTTTAAGTAATTTGATATAAAGTATGGTTCACTATGTCTATCAAATAAATCTTTGTTTACTAGTGTTAAACCTTTACTATATCTTAATACACTTAAATCTGCAATCGATGATACTGTACTATCTAAGTCAACATTTTTATAAAGATTGTATGCTCTGTATTCTGTTGAACCTTGCATATATTGTGGAAAATATACTGCAGGTTGTTTTAAATATACATCTAATTCTACAGGTAGTGATGTTCTACTAACTATATCTTTTAAATAGTATTTTTTACTTTCAGGGTTATATCTAAACTCATCTATTCCTAAAATATCATTTAGAGGATGTTTGTATATGTTTTTGTATAAATTATCAACTCTAAATTGAGTAGATGTGTCTAATTCTAAACTATGTTTGTATGCTAAGTCTAAATATGCAGTTGATACATATAAAGCAGCTGTTCTTTCAGGTAAATTTTCACTAACTGTTGGTGCTTTTTTATTGTATCTAAGTGTTGTTAAATCTACTTCTACTGGAGCATAATCAATATATACTGATTTGTACAGATTATTATTTGTATAAACATCACTACCTAAAAGTGTGTTGGTATGTTTATATACAGGTCCTAGGTACTTCCCTGCTACATATGATGATGTATCTCTTTTAGGTAAAGATTTATCTATATTTAAGTCTGGAAAGTAATTTCTTTTAGGCTCGTGTAATCTAGTTATATGTGACTGATATTTTAATTCTGTGTCAAATATATACCTACCAGTTTCATAAGTACTATTAGTTCTTAGTTTATATGAAGGGTCTAAGTCACTTCTATTACTTGTTAAATTGATATGTTTGTATACACTATCAAGTTTAATTTCAGGTGTTATATCATATGATGTCAGATAATTATTATATATATGCTCAATAGTATAGTTAATCTCTAAAGGTGGGTGTATCTTTGAAACTTTAGGGTAACTTAATGTTTCAGTACCTAATGGTAATTCTCTAACTGCTTTATCATCAAGTGGACTATCGTATCTTAATTCATATGTTCCTAATGGTAATTCTCTAACTGATTTATCATCAAGTGGATTTTCATATCTTAATTCATATGTTCCTAATGGTAATTCTCTAACTGCCTTGTCGTCAAGTGGGTTATTGTATCTTAATGTTTCAGTAGATTTGATAAGGTCTTTACTGTATTTGTCTAATCTATGAGTATATAGGACTAAATCTGTACCTCTATAAAGATTGCCAGTGTATTTTTCTTCTCTTAGGTATTCGCCAACTTTTGGTAATACATATCCATTATCATTATATAATAAACCAGTGTATTTTTCTTCTCTTAGGTATTCACCAACTTTTGGTAATACATAACCATTGTCTATGTATAATGACCCTTTATGGTTAAATTTAAAATAAGGTGTGTATTGCTCGTATCTTGTTTTTTCACCATTAAAATCAGAAAGTCTTGGTTCAAACTCTTTGTAAGGTTTGTTTGGTGCTTTGTATATAGTTCTATCAACTACATTATTTGAACCACTTACATCAAATAATTTGTGCTCAGCAAATACATATGGGTTATATAAGTACTCAGGTGAGTCAGATACAAAATAAGTATAAGAATTAGTATTTTCAATTGAACTTAATTTGCTATGGTTATAACTTAATTGATAATCTTTGCTACTTAAATCTAACTCTGAGAATACTTCTGTTATATTGTCAAATCTATATGGTTTATTACTATATAGAATATTACTTATCGATTCAATGTTAGAATAGTGCTTGTAATCTACTAATCTGTTAAATGTAAATCTATATGGTTTTTCGATATATGTAGGTAATTCTCTTACATATAAGTCATAATTAGTTCCACTTAACTTATCAAATACATATGGAACTTTATTTTGTTCATATGTATCAGTTCTAAGTGACTGATTGTGTGTAGTAGCTTCTAAAATACTTCTAAAATTATCGTATATTTTAATTTCATCACTAAACACATATTTAGCAGTAGGATTGTGATTTAATTTACTAAATATAGATGTAGTATAATCAGGAGTTTGTGTAACTGAGTGTGTTACATCTCTATAGTCATATTCATTTAACTTATATTCAGGTTTATATACTTTTTCAATTTCAGATGCTCTAACATCATTGTATAAACTGTCAAACCCTTTATATGGTTGTGTATTGTAAGAAATAGTTTCAGTTGATTTACTATTAATAGGATTTCTATAAGTATCAAAGAATAACTCTTTTGAATAAGATAATATATTATCAGTTTTTACAGATAATATATCAGTAACACTTTCTTTAATTATTGCATTATGGTAAGATAATTGTTCACTACTAATTGTTGTATTATTCTTATGTTTATAGTTTCGGTTAAATCTATACCCACTGTAAAAATTATTACCTGTTGAAACTGTTAAATCTATATCACTTATACTAAGGTTAAACTTATCTACTATTGTAGGTCTTATTTTATCATTTATAATATGTTTAATATTATTATCAATTAAGTAGTTTATTGGTGGATTGATTGTTGAGTTGCCATCTACTACTCTATAAGGAACTTCACCTTCAATTCCATCAGTAGTTACAAATGTGATTACTTCTCTACCATAATCTGCTTTTGGTCTAGGTATCTGAATATCGTATCTAATAGGTAACTGACCTTTTCTAAGGTTACAGTTACTAATAATTATCAGTTCATCATTGATACTGTCTAAGTTTGGAATTTCAATATCATCAACATAATTTGATACATATTTAGTTTTATTAATTTCGATAAATTCTCTAGTGTAACAACCAATTAAGTAAGGTACAAATAAGTGTTGGTCTAATTGAATTGATTTTCCACTAGACACTTCTTTCATATATCCGTTTTGTCTTACATCAGGTTTTTGACTTACAAATTCTTCAATCAGACCGAATGTGTTATTATCAAATACATATGATTTTTTGTAAAGTGTATCTACAATAGGAGTTTTTGTGTTAATATCAAATCTGTCTAATGGACCATCTTCATATTTGTATTTAACACCGTTAGGTTTAGTTTCTATTTCATTTCTATATAGTGAATCAGCAGATTGTTTTTGTGGTTCTTGACCATCGAAAGAATATACAGGAGTATGTACATACACATCTCTGTTAGCATTGTAATGATTGTTAACTTTATATAAGTAAGTATCAAAAAGTTTCAATAGAATACACCCTAATTTAATTTAGAGTATTTATAAGAGTTTATAAAAGTTTAGTTAGTTGATTTAGTTTAAGTTTCGTTTAAGTTTAAGAGAGAGTTAAACTCTCTCTTAATGTAGAAATTATACTGTTTCTACTTTTGCGTATGGTGCAACATACACTTCACCTACAGTTGTATAGTGCTCATAACAAATTGTTAATGGGGCTGAACAGTCTTGACCTGCAACAACTTCAAATTCAATTTTGTATGCTTTACTATCTGGAACCATAGTGTTAGAAATCATCCAACTTGAAATGTGTTCAGTATCTTCTGTTAACTTAGCGTAGTCGTCAAATCTACCTCTAGTTGTAGCAGTAGCAATATGTGGGTCACCTGGACTTCTATCTTTGTACTTAACTTCTGCCCATAAACCTAAATCAGTTAATGGATTTTCAACATCTAGTAATCTTGTCATTACATAAATTGTAATTTTGTTTGTACCTTTAGTTAAATCTAAGTACTGAGTTTCTTCATTAGAGTTACCTAATGTGATAGATGGTCTACCTAACTCATTGTTTACACTTGATTTAAATGATAATGAAAACTCACCTGGTACATAACCTGCTGTAGTTTCTTCAGTTGTTGGAATTAACTTAACTGCAGAAGTTGTAATTGAACCACCAATATCTCTATATTCCCAAACACCTGAGAACCCTTTGTGGATAAAGTATGCTGGAGAGTTGTACTCACCTTCAATTTCTTTAATACCTGCAAAGTGAGTATTTTCTAAGTATAACTCAACATTTGGACCTTTGTCAATATCAACATCATTTACAATGTTTTTGAAGTACATATTTCTAATAGTAGTTTTGTATGGGGCATCCCATAATTTTAAACCAACTAAAGACCTGTCACTAACAACAACATCACCATAAATTTCTTTATAAATGTTTGCAGTTTGAATAAATGTACCAAAATCAATTTTACCTGGTAATGAAGTTTCATCAAATGTTAAACCTGAACCACTTAAAATGTGACAGTCATTTGTTCTCCAGTATGTTGATGGTTTAGTGATATAATCACTGAACTCAATAGTTTTGAACGCAAAACCATAACCTGTATCAGATTCAGCAGTACAGTTGAATAAGATAGGGTCTTCACAACCTTCGAATAAGAATACATTTTTAGAAATTGTTTCACCTTTACAGTTTCTTAACTTAGGATATTTAACTTCTCTAAAGTAGAATGCTTCTTCACCATTAGCAATTGCTGAACAATCTTCAATTAATGGATAAACCATTTCTTTTAAGTTTTCAACATAGAAACCGATACCTTCACCGTAGAATGAACAACCTTTTAACCACATAGAAGTTGAGTTGTTGTTTACTAAGTATCCGATTGGTTTATCAATAACTTCTCTTGAACCTTTTGGAGTTCCTTGGTAGTATGTTTCAGAGATACAGTTTTCCATATCTAAGTTATCAACATCGTCAAATTGGAATACAGTTTGTCCGTGTGAGTTGATACCTGAACAACCGTCAAATGTTAAGTTACCTGATTTTTTTGCATCTACTGCTGGAACTTTACCATATGATGCTTCTTGTCCTACAACAATTGAATCTAATTGTGGAACTTGACCTGTTGGCCAATCAATTGCACCTAGTACATATGCTGATTTTCTATTAAATTCACAACCTTTGAATGTAATGTCAAACGCATCAGATACTTTAATACATGAACCTAATTGTGATGTACCAATATATGGAACATTTGTGTCAACAACATCACCAGTTGCTTTACCTTTGTAACCATCCCACTCAGAAGTGAACTTACAGTTATCAAAAATAATACCTTGTCTAGTTTCAACTTTTACAACACCTTCTGTAGCAACACCATCATTTCTATAGAACTCAATGTTATAGAATTCATTACCATCACCTGGAATAAATGCACCACCAACAGACATAACTCTTTGTGACGAATAATCTGTAGCATCAACTGAACCTGTATAAGTAGTTTTAACTAATTGTCCTTGGTTATTACCACTAACAATCATGTGACCATTTGTCCAATAGTCGTCATCATAGTCTCCACCATCTGAAACTGATACCATACCATTTAATGACTCTGGAGAAACTTGGTGAGCACCATTAATAACAAATGTTGCTGAAGCACCATCATCATCCCACGCAGAACCATCAACACCTACAACACCTTCAGGTTTTAAGAAGTAGAATGGACTTGCATTTTCAATAACTAACTCATCAGTTGCCTCGTTGTCAGAAGCTGATGGCCAACCAATAAACTTAGCAGTAGTTGAACCTAATTGTACATCTTTTGGAATTGATGGAGTCATATCTCCAGTTGCATCATATGATGTTCTTGATTCTGCTACTTGAATATAGTAAGCATCTGGATATTCAGGGTTACCTGTAAAGTTAGCGTCTGAACCAATTGTAAACTTGTTAGTTGAACTATCTTTATAAGTAATAGTATCAGCACCACCATTACCTTTAGCTCTAACCCATACGATTGCATCATTTTCTAAAGTTTGTGTAAACTTTCTATCAAAGAAATCAACGATTGGGTATTTAGGGTCTTTGTATTGTGCTCCAGCGAATGGTGTACTAGCAGAACCTGCATAGTAATCTTTTTCTTGAGCTATTGCTTCGTCTAAAGCTAAGTTATCAAAATAATATGTAATAAATGATGTAGTACCATTTTTCTCAACTGGTAAGATATAGTGGTCGTAGTCAAGTAAAGCAACTTCTGTTACAGGTTGTCCGTTTAATCCTAATGCTGCTGCATCGTTTTCTATACTAATTGTATATGTAAATCTATAGTCATCAATCTTAGTAATAGATGTAATTTGACCTTCAGTGATACAACCTTGTTCAGAGTCTGCATCCTCAATTTTATCTTGTTTTAAATAAACTGCTACTTTAGCACTAACTGGTATTAATTCCCCAGATTCATGTAATATTTCAATACTTTGGCTGAAAGCTTTTGGAGTAATTCCTCCATTATCAGCATTGAAGGCAATATATTTAAGACCTGTATTTTCATACTTAAATTTATTAAATTTTCTTATTAAAGCCATTTTTATTATTCCTTTTTAAATTTGTGTGTTTTTTAACAATAGTATTTATAAAAGTTAAAAATAAGGGTTAACTAAAGATTTAGGTAAGTCTTCGAGACCTGTTTTGGTGCACATATCTTCTGAATATGTTTCAAACTCAATGTATGCACCAACAACATTAAAAACACCATTAAGCATAATAACCATTGCTTTATCAAATGGAGTTTCAAATACACTATTTGGATTTACTACTATGGTACCTTCATCTATATTTAATCTAGCAGGCTTAACTCCTACATTTTTAAATGATACTAAATTTGGTTGAGTATAATCCATATAATCTTCTAAGTTAACATACTCACCTTCACTATCTACTACAGTTGTTGTAAATCTTGACATTTTTAAGTCTGAACCTGTATCACCATGACCTAACTTAATATTTTTGTAAACTACTTCTCTAGTTACCGGTCTACCTATAGTTAAATCATTTTTGTGAAACACATCCCAAGTACGAGTCTCTTTGTCAATGAGAGTGTAATACACTCCTGTACTCTTGACATATACTACCATACCATTGCTTAAGAATTTGTCTGGAAGTGCATCTAAGTCAGATAATTTGTCAACACTTTTTAATAAACCTATACCTTGCTCAAAAAATGTTTCTATATGCTCCCATCTGTACTCACTTCCGTCATTTGTAAGTACTTTCCAAGCATCATCATCTTCAAAGTTTATAGTTGCACCACCAAATACTGATACTTTGAACTTTGGTTGTTTTAACTGTGCTTTGATATTAACATCTTTAACATCAATTTGTTGCATAACAGTTTTTGTATTAACTGATATTGAATTGTCGTCAATTTTTGTTATATAATTTTGTTTATCTTTGTCAACTGTTAAATAAACATCTCTAGTTTCAATGTTAGTGTTACCTTTATTGTAGTCTGTAGGCGTTAAATCGATAACCATATCGTTTCCTACTTGTACAGGTCCTAAATCTAAGAATAAAAGTTTATCTTTAATCTTAGTTACCATAGTATCATAGTCTACATCAGGTGCACTAACTGTTATAAGTTCTATATAACGAGCAACAACAGATGTGATTTCTTCATCTGATAATGTGTATACTCCTATTTCTGTTATTGCTTGGTCAAGCTCATCTAAATATAAAATGTCACCAGTATCTTCATTTACATATCCATAATCAATACCAATAATTTCTATAATAGCAAGTCTAAGATTACTTGAATTTATTCTTTCACCTGTGTCACTATTAAATTCCATAAGCACATCAGCTACACTATAATTTAATCCAGTTTGTAAATTAATTGCATTTATTATTTTTTCAGCATTTTCTTGTGAAGTATTACTATAGTCTTCTGAATTAACAATAGTTTCTATTTGAGTATAATATTCATTTTTTAAGTCTGCTTTTTGTTGCTCTAATTCAAGTGAAGGAACTGATGTATCTAAATTATCATATATTATAGTTTCTTCAATTTGGTCTTTGAATACTTGTATAATATTATCTTTGTTAATCTGCTCATTCCAACCGTACAATATTTCTTCTATTGCGTCTACAATTGGTGTTAAATCTGTATCTGCAGGTACAAATGTATGTCTAGCAATGTAATCTACAACATCAACTATGTCTTGTCTTTCAACTGTTCCAATTTGTACTGAGTCGAGTCCTGCTTGTACTTGGTCTTTTATAGATTCGTCATTAATAACTTGCTTTACAGCAGTGTAAAGGTGTGCCTTGTTTAAGTTGCTATATACATATGTACCTAAAACCATAGTTTATCCTTATATATCTACAGTTCCTGTATCTGTAGGAGTTTCTGTTACTTCGTCTAGTTGTGTACATAATTCGTCACCTGTATAACAAGCAGCGTTATCCCATACACTTTCAGTTACTTGTTTATCTATTTCAGCAGTACCTTGTAACAATCTATATACTCTACCAGTTGTATTTTCTCTAATTTTTAAGTCATACAGACCTTTAGACCATTTAATATTACTTGTTACTGCACTAGGTATTTCTATAAGAATTCTATTGTCATAAGTAAATTGTAAATATGGTGTAACATCCATTAATATTTTTGATACATCTTCTTTAATATCTCTAATCTGCATCACTGCAACACAATCTTTAATATTAAGTACATATCCTTCCTCATTTTCTAATGAAATAGATAAAAAGAATGTTGACCCTTGTTCAATTGTTATGTCAAATGTTTTAAAACTTTCTGCCATCTTGTTTTATTCCTTATTGTTTTTCTAAATGTATTTTTAAATCTGTTACTACAGTACCATCATTTATAAACTCTATCTTAGTAGAGAAAAATGAACCTGAAACATTTCTTTTGTTGTACTTTTCAGTTATATATATTTCACCGTCTTTAAGACCTATAACATTATTGTATTTTGACACAACTTCATCATATACAACGGTGGTAGGTGTATTAGAAACTATACCTATAGAATCGTTTCCCCAAGATATAAGAGTTCCGTCATTTTTCATAGCAACTGTACTATACTCACAACATTCAACTTTTTTATATCCTAAAATACTTGTATCTTCAGGTAAATCAGTTTGTAAATTATTATTACTTCCCCATACCTGTAAGATACCAGTACTTGATACACCTGCCGCGTGATACTTACCACAATCAAAACTTTCAAACTCCATATCTGGTATATTTGATAATTGATTGTATGAATCGTCACCAAAACCTAATAATTTTAAATCTGGTGTTTTAACAATAAAGAACTTTTCACCCCAAGCAATATCTATAACTTCAAGTGTACTATATGAAATATCATCATATTTTATAAATGTTTCACCCCAAATAATCAACTCATTATTTGTTGTTATACCAGCAGTACCATAATCTGTACATACTACTTTTTTAAATGTCCCTTGTGGTGTTTCACTTATTTGATTATAAGTGTTATCACCCCAAGATATAAGAGTTCCATCAACTCTTACAGCACATAAGTGCCTTTTACCACAAGATACCTGTGAAACTTCATCTGTTGGTTTATTAGTTATTTGATTAAAATTATTGTCACCAAATACTTTAACAAAATTATCACTGCCTATAATAGCACCAAAATTGTCACCTACACTAACTTGCTTCACATCTGAGGTAACTGTTAAACTTGCACTAAAATTATTACTCTCACCCCAAATATCTATATTGTATTTATTTAATAACTTTAACGAGTTTATGTCGTTTTCAACATAATTATCTACATTATTTTCTGTTATACTTGTAAATACTGTATAGTCTGCTAAATAACATTTAATACAATCTAATGTATAATTTATATCGTCTTTTTTTATATTAAAACCATTATTTGATATATTTTTATAAGGTGCAACTACACCATCATGTACATTACCAAACTTATCAACAACAATATATCTAGTTGGTTTGTTATATACCATACCTGCTGTTGGTGCTGCAGTAATCATGTCACTATCTTCATCAATAATTTCAAATTCTTTTGGTTTTGTAGTCAATTCTACTTTATGACTAAACCAACTTTGCACATTTTCAAACTTGTTTGTTTCTAAAATGTCATCTGTATATGATGTATATGTATTATCAACTATTGTACCTTTTTTAAACTCTTCTTGAATAAATGTATTACTGCTTAATATTATACTTTCGTCACCGTCAATATGATACACTAAATCTGGAAATATTGTACTATATGCTTTCCATACAGGTGATACTCCTGGTCCTTGTGAAACTAAAATGTCACCATTATTTCCTGGTGTTATTCTGTTTAATGATATCATATTTTTTGGTGCTTTGTTAATTGCTTTGTTAAATAATACATTAATATTTCTTAGTGCAGAATATGAACCTCTTCTTGCATCATATGTACTAAATATTACATCTTCTGTTTGTAAGTCAACAATATCACTACCAACAATAGTATCATTTTCATTATAACTATAATAATCACTAGAATTTAAGTTTATAACTGTACCATTAGTATCTACTAAGTTATATCCATTTCTCATCACTCTTCCTCATTCTTATTAAAGTTATACTCTATCGATTTTATAATTAAACCAACCGAACCTGATAGTTTGCTATTAAAAATTGTACCATTACACTCTTTTCTATAATATGATATAATCAAGTCATTTCCATTAGGTTCTAAGTGTTCTTCGTTTTGTCTTTTTAAGTCGAATGTCTCGCTACTAGATATATCACTATAAATGTCAAGTTTAAATAAGTATGCCTTATATGCACCAGTATAACTACTATCAGTGTAAACTGTTGTGTTTGACCCTTCTATACCTGTATCAGTTATATCTATTTTAACAAGTCCTACATCTGAACTGATATAAAGTTGATATGTATCATCAAAATCTGTTCCTTCAATCACAATTTTACCTTGACCATATCCTAGTACTGTTCTAACTAGTGGTGTAACGGTTGCTTTTATTGTATAATCAACAACTAATGGTAAATCAATTGAGTTAAATACTATTTCATTACTTGTATCTCTTAATGTGATATTACCTTCAACTGTACCACCAATAACTGAACTAAATAAATCAGCATTTATTGTTGTATTATCATAAAGTAGACCTTCGTTATATATTAACTCTAATTCTGAAAGTGAACTCATAAAACTATCAGGACTTACCCAAATAGGGTTCTGACCAACTCCTTCACTCATTAATATATGCCCGTGAGGAGCATCACACTCTATTTGACCTTCACTAAAAATAACAGATTTATCCATTTTAGTTTGAATTTTTTGATATAACATATTAACATTTCTATCAAATGCTTTTGCTCTATCTAATGTATTATCGTTTAATATGAGGTCTGTTTGTAACAAATTACCTGAGCTTTCAATAGGTTCAATTTGACCATCTCTTACTACATATACTTTATCACTACTTGAAAAATATTGTGATAAATCCATAAATTAATCCTTTACTTACTGTAATATGTAGCTAGAATATTATCAATTTGACCCATTCTATCTTTAAGTTTGGCTTCAAGTTCAACATCACCCTCAACCGTAGTACCATCTATTTTTCTATTTAATAACCATATCATTTTAGACATATCAGCAATCAAATCAAAAACATCTCCAACTTCTTGGTCAATGTGGTATCTTACTTTGAATTTGTCAGTTGTACCTTCATCTAACTTTGCTTTAAACCCTTTTGTAAATAATGGTCCATTTTGTACTGTTGTTTCTTCTACTCTTATCATACATCTTCTCCTAAAGCAGACTTAGTTAGGTCTACTTGTATTTTATACACTCTTTCTAATCTGTTATTAAATTCATATAATAGACCTATAGCATTTGTATTTATATCTAATTTATCATAAGTAATAACAAATTCAGTACCATCCATTGTAACTTCTTTTTTTGGTAAAAGTATGTAGTCTTCAATGTTTGTAGTATCTTCAGTTTCAGTATAATATAAGTTCGATGATACAAGATATATGTCACCTACTGATATACCACTTTCTAATGTGATGTCGTATTCATACCCTGAAACTACTTTTCCACTTATAATACCATCTGTGTCAGGTTTTTTATTTACCATATAACTATCGTATGTAGATAAACTGTCTCTACCCCAAGTATAAATGTTACCACTTGTATCAATTCCAGCACTAACATAATTATGACCACATACATCACCCCATGATATGTTTTCAGGTGTATTGTTATATGTGTACCAATCACCCCATGAAAAAAGTGTACCGTCATCTGCTAATGCGTGTAAAGTAACTTTACCAGCAAATACTTTAACAATCGTTTTACCACCAAAATCTGGTATAGTGAACCCTGTAACATTACCCCATTGACCTACAGTACCGTCATCTCTTAAATATACTCCAGTAGAGTATCTAACATCAAAATCTATTATTTTTTCTTTTGGTAAGTTTGCCATAAGTTTATAAAAATCATACTTTCCATACGCACCTAAATAACCATCACTATCAAGAGCAAATAATATTTTATATGCACATACATGCTTTGTGAATATTTTATCTGGTATCATACTTTGTGATAAATATGTTGTATACCCCCAATGCTGTAAAGTCCCATCTTCTTTTAAAGCGACACAAAAGTTTAATCCCATATCACTATCAATATAATCATTACCAGTTGGAATGGTGTCAATTAAATACTTAACAAAAAGGTTATTTTTACCCCATACATACACTTTGTTCTCATCAGTTACTCCAGTAAAACCATAGTAACCTGCATTTATGCTTGTAAAAGCACTAGCATTAATAGGTGGTTGATAATATGATGATGTATAACTACCCCATATTAAAATGTTACCATCACTGTCAATTGCCGAAATGTCGTATCTAGAAGCACAAATTGTTTTTCTAACATTGTTTATTTTAGCGATTTCTAACTTACTATTAACGCCACTTACTTTAACATCATTTCCATCTACATCTATAACTGTTAAATCTAACATTTCGTCTATTGTGCTATTTTTTGATATAAATGTTAATTGACCATTTGCATAGTCTGACTTGTCAGGTAAAGTATCGCATACATCCTCAAATTTACCATTAATCTTAATTTCTGCTGAATTCCAATTTGTTTCACCATAGTCTTGATAATATGTCGGTGTATATGCTCTTGCTCTAGTAAAGTTACCCAAAAATGTGTGTGCGTCAATTGTTAAGTTTTCTAACAACGAGAATGAACCTTCAACTAAAGTATTATCAAAAAATATAAGACTTTGGTCAACTGTGTCACTTAATCGGATTGTACCTGTGATTGGTTTTGCTAACTTTTGCCACTGAACATCACCATCATTTGTCATTAGTACAGAATAGCTACTACCTGTTCTCTCAATTTTATCTAATGGTAAAGTTGTAAAGTTGTCTTGTCTAGAATCAATAAAAGTGTTTAGTTTATAAAAATAATCGTATATATCGTCGTTTCTTATATCGTCAAATATTAAATCAGGCCTACTACTATCTAAAGATAATTCATCATCTAATAGGCTTCTAAATACAATTGTGTCATATTCGTCTGAGTTTATTACAAACACATTATCAGTAACATCATAAAAATCATATATACTAGCCATTCATCAACCTTTTTATTCTTTCATCAATAATTGTTTTAAAATGTGGTAGTTTGGTATATAAATGGTTTATTACTTCTACAGATGTTGTTGTGTCGACACATTTTAAAACAATTTTTAAATCATCTATTGTATTTATATAATCCAATGATAATGGTAAAAATTGTGGTCTATGTGTTAATATATCTCTTAATGTGAATCCTACATTTATAAGATTTTCTAAACTTTCTTTTGTTATCATTGTTACATATCTCATAACATATGATGTTATGTTAGGGTGTTTTAAGTGATGATAATTTTGAAGTATATATTTTGAGTTATCAAATTGGCTTAAGAAATCTTCAAAGTCTGGTTTATTTGCCATATAATTAATATACAATATAGTACAGTTAGGTTTTAGGTATTTAACAGGTATTCTTAAATCGTTATTAATAACAACACTTATATTACTCAACTCAATTAATAAGTAAAATTTTTCTTTTGTTAAATCACTTAAAATATTAAACTTTTGAGCATATAAGTGTAAGTTATTACTATTTAAATCTGCCCTTATAACACTATCATCATATAAGTCTAAATTATGTACTACAGGTATGTGATTAATAAACTTATCTAACTTACCTTCGCTTTTAACAAACCCCTTTGCTAAGTGTGGTTTTTGTTTAAATATGTGTTCTTTTACTATATCTTTATGTAATAGGTATTTTGATATAATTTCTTTGTAATCTGTATCAAACCCACTTTTATGAGCTGCTAGATTTGTATAAAATTTATCTTCATCTTCACTTATTAAAGATGTTATTTTATCTAATATTTCTTCCATTATACAACCGTATCAGGAATTGTCATATACCACTCAAAAGGTTTAAGTTGCGTGTAAGTTTCAGTTTCAGAGTAAAAGAAGTTCTCGTCTATCTCTGTTACTTCTAGACCCATATATGAGCAATGACTAACTAATCTTCCTAGTTTAGGAGAATAAAGTGGTATAATTGAACTATATAAACCATTAGTACCTGGTATTGGCCCAGTTTCACTAAAACTAATTGGTGTTAATACAGGTATTATAACATACATTTTATCTAATGTCAAGTTATTTGCAATTTTATATGTGTTTTTTAAGCCCATAGTTCCACTATAATAATACTTGTATCTATCTATTGATTTATCAAATTCCCTATAAAAGAAATTAGGGTCAAAATTAGTAAAATGTGAAAAAAGACTTATAATTGTATTACGGTTCTGTTCTGTTATTATATATTTTTCCACTAATAAGTTTAATGCACCTATTCTACTAGTATCACCACCAAAGTAAAGTGTATTAAAAAATAAACCTAAATCAACACCTATGTTTATCTTGTTTTCTCTTACTGTAGTATTAATAATTTCAAGTGTTTCAATAAAAGTTTCAGGTACCCATAAGAATAGTTGATATGGTACATTTTCAGTTGAGGTGCTTGTGCTTAAGTCAGTATAAACCGATATAGTATCAGATAACCAGTAGTCGTCTGTAGGAAATATAATGTCAGTTAAATGTGTGAATAATTCTTTTTTTGTTTTTTTGTTAACTACTAATCTCATATAATCTCACTACTAGGTAAATCTCTTATAATAAAGTCAACTTTTAATATATTGTACTCTTCACCAATAACACCATTAAAGTTATCTATTATAACAGGTTTGTATTTTTCATCTACACTTCCAATTCCATCACTAAAAAACATAAATCTAGTGTCATCTGTTTCATCAAGTCTTCCTACAACTGCCATCCATGAAACTACTCCATTTTTTCTAAATGATGCAGTTAAAGGTTCTTCTAATAAGATTGACATTTGCTTTTGCTTAACATCTGTATCATATCGATACTCCATAGTTAAGTCGGGTACAACAGATACTGGGTTGTAAAATGCTATAAGTTCCCCTAAGTTGGTGATGTCAGATAATACATATGATTCAGGCATAACACCACTAAAAAAATACAACCAAACATTATCTTCTGCGATTGTACTAGGTTGAGTACCTGTATTGATAATTGGGTTTTGTGTTGGCATTAAGTAATAAGGAATACCGTAAAAATTTGAAGTGAACATCACAACCCTTTTTACGATATTTATACTTTTAATGAAATAATGTAGGATTAATTAAGTATTTTTGGTTTGTTTTTTCTATTGAATCCTCGACCTGACCACATAAATTACAATCATAACATTGAAATTTACAGTTTTTAATAACTTTTAACCATTTTGTGTATAATTCAGGTTCAAATGGAATTTCGATACCATCATCTCTAATAAATTCATTAATAAATCCTAAACTATTCATCATTAAGTCTGGTGTTGCTCTACCATGCATCTTAAATACATCGATATATTGCATAACCCAGTCTATTTGACTATTTAGTGGTACAAAGTTTGCTTGCTTTAATACATATCCAGGTACCGTTTTTTGCCAATGAGGGCAAGTGAATTGTGATATTGGTGTACCAAAATAAGGTACATTATCATTTTTATGACTGTTTTGGTTATAATGATAATGTTCATCCATTACCGGACATTTACCTCTACAACTCTCATTTGCTAGTAAAGCAATTGGAATATATTTACCAGTTTCTTCATAAAATTTTAATTGTGCTTTTTTAACACTTTTTAATCCATCTTCATTTCTCATTAACTCTCTATCAATGTTAATATAATCAAACCCTGCTTCAGCGTGGTCCCAAAACATTTGTCCGTCTCTAACTCTTGTTAATACAGTATTCTTAATATATAAGTCTGGATATGCTTTTTTAATCTCACCAGTTAACATCCATATAACTGGAGCAAGTGTAATGTTTCTAACCCCTTTTTCGTATAGTGGTCGGAAGTTTTCAATAAACTGTTTCAGTTGCTTTTCAGTTTTTAAAATACTTGTATCATTAAATGTTGCTGAAATTGGAATACCATATTTTTCTTGGTAACCTAACAATTTATCAAGTACTGCATCTTTTTCATCGTCAGTCATTTGTTTACCCATTCCCATTGAATCATTCTCAAATGGTAGAACTGTTGGTGGTGTAAAATATATGTCATGAATCCAATCACTGTATTCATCTAAAAAACTTTCAAAATTATGGTCAAAATTCATTTCAGGGTGTGTTATACCTGAATAATATGGTATACTAAAAGCACCCTTTTCCTTGTGATATGGTGTTGTCCACGAATATGTTTCAATTTCTTTGATATCTGTTATCATTTATTATATCTCCTGCTTGGGTCCCAAAAAATAACTTGGTTAATTCTCTTATAATTTTTGTCTTTAAATATATTGTAGTCTATTAATGGTGAATGAAACATACCTGCAACATACCCTATAAATTGATTATAAGCACCAGTTGAACGAGCAATACATTCCCATTCATCGTTACCATCTAATACATGGTTACCTTGTTTTTCAGCTAAGTCAATTGATTTTATTACTGTTTGTAAACCTTCCATATAATTGTGTGGTAAATCATCTTCTTGTTTACATATCCAAAATAAGTGTGCGTCATTGTTTGGTTTGAAAGAATATCCAGATTTATGTTTATATATACCAGTTCCTACCGGGTCTTCATCCTCTTTGTTTAAATATATAACTGATGCAACTAAACTAGGGTCAGTATGTGGTAAGGTAAATCTATTCTCATTTGATATATTCTCTTCACTATCAAATACATTTACAATAAAGTCACCACCATTGTCTAAAATAGTACCTTCCTTAACAAAATGGTGTATATCTAAGCTTTTTAAAAGTATATCACTGACTTTTTCATAAAATTGTTTATTATCAATAAAACCGCCTAATAACCCTCTTTTACCAGGATATCCAGACGCATATGACCGGTTAGTTGAAGGTATTGGGGTGTTTATTGCTAAATCTCTAACTAAATCAGGATTTTTATAAAAATCATCTATAATAAGTATTGGCTTACCGTCAGCACTAACAATATTAATATTCATATCAGGATTTAATGCGAAAATTTCATCTGTGTTGTATAGTTTTATGTCGTTTGTGTTTGACATTATGAGCCTTTAAGTGAAAATATGTTTAGTATAACATAAGTTCACTTAAATTTTAAAAAGTAATTAAAGAGTGTACTCTTTTATAAAATTAATGTTAAATGAAAAATTATCTATATGTGTAATCTTATCAATATAATCAAACCCAAGGTCTGATTTCATATCTAATGCTATATATGGAACGACAGTTTTAGTAGAACCGTCATTTTTCTCAAACCCAACACCTCTTTGAACAACAACATCATGATAAGGTGCACCATATGCAGCTACTTGAAAACTGTAATCTTTATTTTCACTAAACATAGGAGTTGTTCTAGAAAGATATACAAAAAATAAATTTTCTTCGATGTTATTATCTATTTTATAATCAAGTGAAAAAATCGTATTATGTGAATAATTAACATAAATATCATTTTTTTCTTCATTATATTTAAATGAAGATAAATAATCATGTGCACCGTAAATCGGATAAAATTTACTATTTTCTCTTTGTGATTGTGTTATAATATTATCATCAAATAATTGCTGAAGCATTGCGTCTCTATATATATCACTACCAGAAACAAGCGTTTGATTAATTATATAACTTTTTGGATTGTCCATATTATTAACTATATCCATAACATCTATAAAATCTTGATTACAAATAAATCTGTAATATGCCCATTCTGTAGTTGTAGTGTCATTTTTATAATCTGAAAAAATTATAGATGGATGTCTAAATATCATAGATGATGAACCTGTATGATATGTTATTAATTCTGGCTGGTTAAAAAACAATTCTGTATATCTATAAAGATATTTTTTATTAAAATTTTTATTAACTGTTAGTCTCATATCAACCCTCCTAAGAGATTACTCTTGGAAGATTAATATTAAATTCAAATGTATCTAAATAATCAATTATACCAGTATAATCAAACACGATATCTTCAGTACCAGTGTCACCAATAGACATAGCAGCATATCTTAAACTTTGTTTAACATTTTCATTTTCAACTGCAGTATGATATAGAGTTGAATAATAGTTAGACCCTATAAAATACCCACTCTCTTCTGGAATAAAGCATAAATACATTTGTTCATTAGTAGGGTTATCAACAGTTTGCTCGTATCTTCTATACAGTTTGTTAGGTTCAATTATACTAAATGATATAACACCGTCAATATTAACAGATGCATTAATAGAAACAACATCTGTTAATTTATTAACATATATTGAATTAGCTTCTTCTTGTGTCAATGCGCCGTCTGCTACAAGTTTGTCCATTGCTCTAATGTAATATGTATCGTCATCTGTTTGTAACATTGTATTGATTATTGTACTTAAAAAATCATATGCTTGTAAATCTCCCATATCAATGTTTTTATAGTGAGAAGATATTTTATCAAATAATGATAATGTAGTCTGATTTGTCAAGAATACAGTTCTATATGAACTGTTTATTCCTGTTGCATCTAATGTATCATTAGTTATAATCCATCTACTGTATGTTGTTTTTATTTTAAATGTTTGGTCGACATATCTCCAAAGATACTTCTTATTAAAATTCTTATTTATTACTATGTTTGCCATTTTAATCTCCTAGTATTCTTTTGGTATTCTAAATCTAAATTTAAGATTGTCAATATACTCAATCTCATCTATTTTATCAAATTCAATATCAGCACCTTGACCAGTTTCCGAAACAGACAATGCTATATAAGATAACTGCGGAACTACTTTTCCATTTTGTTCATTATAAAATTTTCTAATTGGTGTCTTTAAATACGCTGCAGAATATAAATCAACAACAGCACTTCCACCATGACTATATACAAGTCTTGTAGTAGACGAAATACTATTATTATATACATAATAATAATCTGTAGTACCAAAGTCATGGTTAGTTCTATCAAACTTATGGTCATTATAAGCAAAATCTATTATATATAATTGTTCATTTAGAGGGTTGTTAACACTTTGAACATAACCATTATTAACTAGATTATCGTACTCATTCTCAACACAAACTTTATATACAGATTCAGTAGATTGTAATTCATAATCAATTGTGTTAGATTCAGCATTGTATTCTAAGTTGTACTCGTCTGACCTCATAAAAGATTCACCAAAAAGTAAAGTACTTCTATCTTCAACAGAACTATATTTTTTTATTCTAATAAACATATTATTCATTAAGTCTGCTTCTTCTTCTGTTATTACACCAATATATGCAAATGCTTGAAATGCACTATGTCTTATAGACTTATCATTTGATAAAAATGTCTGACCTAACCAATACGGATTTATTTCTTTTGACATAAATATATTTTGGTCTTCTTCACTTAAAGATGATATAGAATAATTTGCATAATAATCTGTTACCTTTGGTAATGTATCTAAACCTTCTCTTAACTTTATATTAATTTTATCTATAACTTTTAGCACACTTTCATTTACTAAAAATAAATTACTTGGGAGGCCTGTATCTTGTCTTACCGCCGAACCAGTAATCCCATACCAATATGAACCATTAAACGCGTCTAATAGTCTATAGTATGCATTAGGAGAACTATAATTGTTATATTCAATGTATGAAGAATTATGTATATAATCCAACCTATCCAAAAACTCATGTACATTAGTATATGCAAAATAAAAATAACCTCTATACCCAGCATTTGGGTGTTCATACCCATAAATGTGCATAGGAACATCAGGAGCAACTAGTGTTTTATAAGCAGTACTAAGATATTTCTTTTGAAAATTCTTATTAATAACTAACCTTGACATAATTAACTCCTATTATACAGTTTCGTCAGTTAATTTATCCTGAATAACTAATACGAAATCTTTTAAAATATTTTCAGAACCAGCAACTTGTGATTCTTTATTTGAAAGCACCATTGCTCTATCAGTATCTAACCATGTACCAACACTGTCACTAAATATAAATGTTTGTTCTTCAGTCACACCATCTTCAGCGTACTGAACACCATCTACATCTGTCATCTTAACTGCAAACCATGTAACAGCACCATCTACATCGTGTGTAAAATTTAATGCGTCAACTGTTTTTTGAATAGTTCTAATCTTTTTTAATCTATCATAATAATAAGTGAACTCATTATCTTCAAATTTAGAAATTTGTTGTGAACCATATGCAGCCTCAAACTCATCCATATTATTAATATCATATAAAGTATCAGTATCTGGCATAACACCTGTCATAAGATAAATTACATTATTTTGTGTAACTATATTTTCACCTCTTCTAATTTCAGTATCTGAACTTCTTGCACTCAAATCTCTTGGCATAAAGTGAAACGCCATTCCAAAAATATTACTTGCTTTCATTTATAAAACTCCTCTTATACTATTTCTTTTGGTAATGCAACTTGAATTTCAAATGCATCCAAATAATCAATTAAATCTGTATGGTCTAGTTCAATATCACCACCCATACCTTGTTCTGTAACACTAAATGCAACATATGATGTCATAATTCTGTTTGAATTATCACTTGGTTTATAGTAACTACAAGTAGTATTATTAAAGAATACAATATATAAATCACTATTAACAGTTCCGTCAACTTCGTTTCTATAAAAACCTGGTGTGATTGATAATGGCTGTGTGTATACTATTTTCATAACACCGTCATTGTCGTCATATAATGTAGTTTTATAAGAACTACTGTAACCAGCAAATTGTCTTCTTTGAATTCCATCAGTATCTGTTATATGACCTTCATCTAACATTTGTTGAGCTGTTATATTTCCTCTAAATAAACCTTCAATTACTTGAACAAGAGTACCATGCTCACTTGTAAATCCAGTATTATATTCAGTAGAATTTAACAAATCTATCATGTCAAGAAATTCACCTGTAACTAGATACATACCATCAGACACATTATTATCAACAAAATGTGTTAATAAAACTTTATTATAATTATTATTAAAAAATTTATTTACTGCTAACATATTATGACTCCATAGTTGACTTTTCAGTTAATATCATAGAAAAGTCTCTTAATAAGTTTGTACCATTTGCTAAACCTGTAATAGATTCAAGTGTAATAAATTTATCATCTTGTTCTCTAAGACCTATACTGTCAGTATATATTATAGCACTTTTTCCTGTAGTAGCAACATCTTCTCTTAAAATAATTGCACACCATGTGATTGTACCGTCTTGTAAGTAAGGTAAATCTTTAACATCTGCTTTTTTAGCAATAGTTCTTCTTAAATTTGTATTATCTTGTGTGTATGAAAACTCAAGACCATCAATATCTGCAACTATATCTGCTCCATATGTAATTCTTAGTTCATCCTCTGACATTATTTCATACAATTCATCTACCGAAGGAATAGTACCCTTAAAGAATACCATTTTGTTCCCTGTATATGTAGCGTTTACTTCTACTAACGGCAGAGAAGAATTTTTCTGTGGTACAAAACACGATGTTGTACCATAAAAGTTTAATACTCTCATAAATTCTCTCCTAATTTATTATGTTTGATAGTTTAACATTCATTGAAAGTTTATCTATCATATCTATTATATTTATATAATCTAATTTTATATCGGCCGTATCGTCATCAATTGAACCAATTTTAAATTTCATATAACTTAAGTGAGTTATACTCTCACTATTATCTTCTCTAATTATAGTTTTTGGAACTAAATAAATTAAATAAAATGGTCCATCAGATTCAATATATGTAACGTCAAGCAAAAGAGGGGTAGGTAGTATCAATTTATTAGAACAATTGTCCGAGTCAAATTCATGTATTAAATTAACATTCTTTTTATAAATTTTTATAGAATTATTATCTTCTTCAGACAAATCACCATTCTGTAACATAGATTCTTTTATAATATCATTATCTTGTATGAATTTTGTACTATAATTTTCAACATTTCCTTGGTATAATTTAGTATTAAGTGATTCTAACATACTCAATGTAGATTGATTGCAAATAAATGATGATACATTACCAGCAATAGCGTCAAAATAACTTAAACCTACATATCCCTTAGAAGAAGATATAGATGCTTTATATTCAGAATAATCCTCAACACTACCCAAGTCTACAGTCCCACACATAATTCTACCATTTTCATTTTTAACAGTGTTAGTTCCTTGTCTAGAACCATTTAAATAAAAATATACTCCCCACGCGTTTGAAACTAGAGTGTAAACATATACACAAGCAGCAATTGATTCCCATTCATTGGTATGTACATTTAAGCCACTAACTGTCATTGATACACTTGAACCTGCCATTGAAGATGAAGACGAACCTCCAATATAATACCCTCTAAATCTAAACTCTTTAAATGTTGTAAACTTTATATTATTAGGATAATCATAATAATCCATTCCAATAGAGTTCTTTTGAAATACATATTCAGAGTTAAGTAAATCTAAATTTTTATTAATACTAATCATACCAACTCTCCATCAGATAAATCTCTTATTTCAAACTTTAGACTATTCATTATACTTTCATCACCGGCAGTTACATTTGTTTGATTTAAATTAACAGATGACGGTACATCAAATGTACCAATTTCATCAGAAAAAATAAACTTACCAGTAGCTACTCTTATAGCACACCATTCTATTGTTCCATTTATTTCGTTTGTAAATCTTAATGCATCAATAGGATTTTGTTTAATTATTCTCTTCTTTAAACTAGTATTATATAAAAAATCTAAACCAAAACCTGTAATAGAACCAACATAATTTTCAGAGAATGTACTTAATAAATCAGCTTCATCGTTTATATTGTATAATACATTATTATCAATTATACTTTTATCAGTAAAAAAATAAATCTTATTACTACCACCAGATACATTATATGTTTCAAAATTATTTGAACTAACATAACAATCTTGTGGAGTAACTCTTAAGCCACCATTATATCCGTTTATTATTTCCATAATTAAACCCTCCTAAGAGTTTGTCGCTATTATGCGATAACTCTTGGAAGTTTGAATCTCATTCTAAAACTATCTATATAATCAATTTTATCCATATGGTCATATTTTAAATCTGGGTTTGATTCAGTGTCATTAATATCACCTAATTCTGTTGCAATATAAGATGACTGTAATACAGTTGTGTCTAAAACTGGGTTATAGAATTTATGAACAGGAGAATATGAACCAGTTCCACCATTAACATTAAGAACATCACCATATGCAGTAGATATTTGAGTTAACATCACTAAATATAATTTTTCTGATAATCCACTTTCACCAACATTGTTAGAAACATCATACGGCTGTAATAATTCAACTGGTGTATTAAATGAATAAGAATATACATCATCAACTGAGTTGTATTCTACTAAAATATTTGCAGGGTCAAAAGAACCTAAAACAGAAACTAAGTTTTTTGCTTGTGATGCTTGTGTTGCACTACATAAACCTAAACCTAATAAGTAATCAATCATATAATTTCTTGATGTTCTGTCTGTTGCGTATAATGTGTTTATAACTAAATCAAATGATAAACCTGCTAGGTCTAATGTATTATTATATGAAGCTGTATTTAATGCATCAATAATATCTAAATAAGATTGAGGTGCGAATAATACTTGAGGAAAAACTCCGTCTACAACTGTTGTTCCTGTAGTTGCGTTATCATATATTTTAAACTCACCTGAAGAAAATACCTTTGAATTTGGTTTTAATGTTGTATTTAAATACTCTGAAAAATATTCAGTGTTAAATGTCTTGTTTACTAATACTTTCATTTTGTGACTCCTTATGCTTCGTTATTTGATGTATCTCTTAAGATTAATGAGAAATCTTTAAATACATTTTTATCACCAGTTACACCAGTGTATTTGTCGATAATAATAGGCATATTATCATCACCCCATTGACCAATTGAATCAGTAAATAAAATAATATCGTCAGATACACTTCCATCACCTGTTAAAATAACTGCAGCCCAACCAATTGTACCATCACCTGTAAATACTAAATCTAATGCATCAACTGGTAATTTTTTAATCAGTTTTTTCTTTGTTGATTTTGTATATGTATATGTAAACTGTAAATCAGTCACTTCCATTATTGGTGTGTATGCTTCTCTTAATTGAATTTCATTTAAAATACCATATAAATCATCATCAGCTGGCATATCACCGTCAAAGAATAAAATCTTATTACCCTCTTGTGTAACAGTCTCTACAAGACTTGCAGTAGTTTCGTTAATATTACTTAACACTCTAGGTGTAAAGTGATAACTAATTCCAAAAAAGTTAGAAATTTTCATTTTTATTTTCTCCTATTTAATCTATTATATTTATTTAATACCAAGTTCTGTAGCAAGATTTTCAATTGCTTCAAGTTCAGGTAAATCTATATTTTCGTTTTCAGCAATCGTTAAAATTGCCTTTCTCATAACATTAAGCTGTTGTTCGATAGAATATGTATCTAACATACCCTTTCTCTTTCTAGCTTCTTTTCTTGTGTAATTCTTCGGTGCATCAACAAATGTGTTTTTTACAAATTTAACACCATTCTCATTGAAAACAACTTCAGATTTTCTATCAATTGACATTTATAATCCTCCTAGGCTTGTGGTAAATCTGCAAGTATTTCAGCAGCACTTAATTCTGCTTTTATAGGTGCACCATCAAAAAGTAATGTTGTACCATCATCACTTACACTAAGTCTGTCCTGAATTAAACTGTTTATAATTATTGTATTACCATTAACTGTCATCAGTTTACCGTCAACCATTTTAACCATTTCATGAAATTGTAACGAATCATTACCCAATTCAATAGTTTCAAGTTGTGTATCTACTGCAAAATTCTTCATATTCTACCCCTTAATTTACTAACCACTTAGATGTTTCATCCAGTGTTAATTTTTGTCCGTTTTGTAATATAACATATTCATTCCCAACAAGAATAGAAGATGTTATATCTATATTATCATTATTTATAATATCGTTCCATTGAACAGTTAATCTAGTTTCATCTATAACTGAATATAAATCTAACTCAAATCTATAAAAATTTTCTGTAGTTGTTACACTAAAACTGTTGGTTATAGTAGAATAAGAAAAATCATACATAACATATATGTAATCAGTATCTCTGTAAATGTTTACAACAGATTGTCTTTTACCATCAACTAAAGGTTCAAATACAGGCTCTATTATATTATATTTTTGGTTAACTTTTTCATATAGAGTAACCGTACTTATATTACCATCTACATCAATTTCTTTAATTCTATTCAATCCATAGTCAGCATACAAATACATATCTTTTTCTAATACCATATATGTATTATCAAAACTAAATGTATAGTCATCTATATATGTAACATCATACTCTTGTATATAATTTGTGGTCTTGATAATATATCTTAATATATCTAAATCTTCTGAACCTCTGTCTATATTATATGTATATATTCCATTCTCAAATAAATCATAATCAGTTTTAATAATTTTATAGTCGCTTAAAAATGTATCAGATGTAATTGTATCATTTGAAATTGGTCTATATTCTTTACCAGAAATAATAAGTTTTTTTAAATTTATCTGGTTTACTTTTAAAGTTGACATTTTAACAACCTTATTTTATGATTTCTTTTATAGCTGACTGTCTTTCATTCCACTTAACCATAGCAGGACCATCAGTTACACCATCTTTTAATTCATTGAATGCATTAGCAAGGTCAGCAACAATATCATAAATGTCATAATCTTCATCTGATATTTTCTGTTCAATTTCATACCTAATTTTCATTTTAGGTGTATCACCTTCTATTGGTGTACTCCTAAATGTTGATTTGTAAAACCCTGGTTTTATCTCTTTTCCTACTTTAGAAATTTTCATTTTATTCTCCTATACCCATAAATCTATAGTTATTTTTTTAAAATCTGTGTTTGTTGTATTTATAGTGAGTTTATTGTCTTTAATATCATAATAATTATCATTTTCTGAATTCCCATTTATAGTAAACAACGGTTGAGTATAATTTGTAGAAATTGGAGAATAATCATATTGTGAATCTGTATAATTATACCAGTAACCATAAGATACTCTAGAAGTGTTTACATATGTTGAATTATATTCATAACTTCTCCATCTAGATGTTTGTCTGGTAAACATACTAATAGAACTAGTAGCTATGTATCTCATATTATATGAATATATATATCTGTAAACCCCAGTATTATAATAATACGGGTAACTGATATAACCTGTACTAGCAGTGAACCTAATAGTAAAGTTATATAAATTTAATCTGTACATATCTCTGTATGTAGTTTCAAGAGAACCATTATAATATGAGTCATAAAAATACTGAGTGCAATTTACAGTAACACCATTTTTAGTTTCACCTATTAATGTGTATGTACAGTATCTTTCTGTTTCTGTTACACCATTAGTATCTCTTTTCATAAGTGTAGTAGCACTATATGAACCATTAAGTAACATTATTTTTGAACCTGTTGGAATTGTATTTATACTTCTCTTTGGGTAATCTCTTGACCTACCATGATTTGTATCACTACCATTTGGAGCTACATAATAGTCAATATCAGCTTCTAAATCAGCTGTTACATATGTATCTTTAGACACAAACTGATATCCTTTTATATCAGGTAATAATGCACTTCTTTTAAACTCACAAACACCATTTTCATCAAACATACTTGGTGTTATTTCTACTCTATAGTCACCTACGATATCACTATATGACTCACTTTCTATTTCAGATGAAATTCTATAATTAGATATTTCAACTCCGTTGTATAATAGACTATTTAGGTCAATTTCATCAACTCTAAATAATCTATTAGTTAATTCACTTGTCATTATACTACCCCCACAATTTCATACCAAAGTTCATTTTCTATATTAGTGATTAGATTTGAATCTATTGTAATCTCAAAATCATCAATAATTGTCATTGGATACTTTACAGTTTTAATAGAATAATCATTAAAATAATCTACATAATCCGGTATTACTTTTGTCCCATTAACACTTAAAGACGGTAAAAACTTATATAATTTACTTTCTGGATGAACTATACTTAAATTCCAAAACTTACCGTTAACTGAATTTGTTTGTATTCTTCCCCAACCGTTAGTTTCATTTGTAAACACTATCTTAACATATCTTCCACTACCAGACATAAAATGTGTTTTAGGTGTTTGTAATAATGCTATATTTTCATAAACCTTATTCCAATTAGTACCATCGTCACTTACATGAATCTCAAATGGGTCAGTTGCATCTATACTACCATAATTACCAGTAGTGTACATTTCACCTAAAACGATTTGACCACCTTCATTTGCTTCAACTATAATCTCATCACCCATAGCACCATATATTATATTACCACTTACTTCTTGATTAAGTAAAGCACTTTTTAAACCATACTCATATGTATCATCTCTATAATCTTTTAAAAAATTAATTTTATATACATCTTGTTTTGTAAATTCACTTTCAGTTACACCATCATGAATATTACTAATATTATCTAATACTGCTTCACCTAATGAATTTATATATGAAACATAAGTAAATGTTTCTTTATCAATAGATATGACATCACCTTTTAAAAGAGTTACATCATTTGTTAATAAATTTTCATTTAAAGAGACATTTAATAATTCTGTAAAAGAATTGTCATAATCTATTTTTGCACTAGACCTTATAATTTTCCAGTTTTCTTGTTTAACTTTATTATATGTATATGGTAAACTAACATAATCAGAAGTTAATTTAATATTATTATAATTTCTTGAAACATTAACTTCTGTTATTGTATAAGCACCAGTTGAAATAATTTCAAACGCATTAATATTAGTGTTATTTGAAATGAATTTAATAGTATTATCATTACTTTCAATAAATGAAGGATTAAATCCATTAACTTTTATCACATTTGTGTAATCTGCGGATGAAGCATTTATATCTAATGTAACATCGATATACAAAGTTCCTGATAAAATCTCATCAGAAATATTTGTTATTGTATTAGTGTCATTAGTACCTGTAAGTGAGTCACTATCAATAATAACAAGATTATCAGAAACCATTTGAGATACTTCTCTAGTTCCTGATAATATATCATTTGATTTATAAATCACTTTATTTGCTACCAACACATCTGCTTGAAATGCCATTATTTAGCTCCTTACATTTGTATAAGGTCAAGGTATCCATCAGAAGACACTAACCTATACATCTTATCTTGTACATAATCATAGAAGTAATTATTCGTCGTTACAGGTTCAGTTGTAACTTCTGAATAAACAGTTCCTTCTGATGTTCGGAAAACTCTATAATTATTACTATTAATTGAATCAGAAATAATAACAGGTACAGAAGTTCCTATTGTACTGATTACAATACCATTGTCTATTTTAAACGGTTCACCTACATTTGAAACACTTGTCGATAAATATTTAGATAAATTTAATTCTGAAATCTCATTATTTGTTTGACTTACAATAACATTAGAGAATGAACTTATACCGATATTTTTATCGTTGTTGATATCAGATATATTATCATTAGTTTGTACAACTATTTTATTTGTGTTTATGCTAGGTGTCATAAAGGCACTTGAGTCAATATCAACTACATTACTACTACTTCCACTAATTGCAAATGTTGCAACATCCTTATCAGAAGGTAAAGTTCTAGCATTTACTGTTATATCTATATTTTTAGTTTCTATGTTGTTGATTACATTATTATCTTGTTCAACATCAACCAGATTTTCAACCATATTTACAGTATTAACTGATTTACCAACAGCAATAAATTTTTCAACACTATTTAAAATCATAGAAGGAGAAACTAGTCTAACAGTAGAAGCCTCATTTATTTGAGAAACTATATTAGCATTTTTTGTCTCATTTGTTGTTGTATTATTATCAATTTCAAAAATATAATCCATATTTGTTTGTGTTGAAATATAATTTGGAATTTTACTTGGTATTACTGTTATAGCTGGTATTCTATTCAATTCACCAACATTTTTAACTACTCTACCATGTATTTGAATTCCTTCAGGAATAACACTTGGTTTAGTTAATCTATTTAATTTTACTGATTCTTGATAAACAGTAAATGGAATTGGGTCATTTACAATATTAACATTTTCTTGTAAATTTTGAACACTATCATCAAATTCACTTATAACTTTTGGTATATCAATAGTAACTTTTACATTCTCTTGTAATTCAATTATTTCACTTTCGATATTAGCAATTAATTCTGGGTGATTAACTTCTGTTTTAATATCACCAGATAAATCAACTACACTACTTCCCATTTGAGAAATAATTTTATCATGTGGAGTTCCACTTATTACATTACTTTCAATAAGTTCTATAACATTACCAGAATATGATGAAATTATATATTCTCCAAGTTTACTTTGAATTGAAGTAACTTGTGGTAAATCTGTCGTTGTAACATAATCTTTTACTTCAGCTATTATCCATTCAGTTTCACTTGATACATCTACATTACTAATAACATTTGAAACTTCGTTTCCATATTCACTAATAATATATGACATAGAATTCGTTTCAGCCAAACCAATTTCTAGCTTATTAAATATTCTAAAGTCAGATAATATATTTTCCGAATCAGCAAAATTTATATATTTTCCATTAGCGTAAATTACACTTCTATCAGTCGTATTAATTTCATGACTTAATATAACATTTGAGAAATTTGTATCAGGTTGTCCATATAAAGCAGTAACATACTCCCCATTAATATATACATATGTACGAGTACTGTATAACGCAGAATTGTATGTATTACGAACATTTACAAGTTTATAAGTAACTACATCACCTGGATTTAAAACATATCCTTGCCCAAATAATGATACTTGTGAATCTGATAAAATTGCACTTACTATATGATAAGTACCTTCAACATTTCTTACAGGTGCAAGTTTTATATGATAATTAGTACTTCGGTCAATTAATCTTAAATAGTTTGTAGATGTTGTATCTATACCAGAAGACGGAATTGTGTATGATACATAAAATTCATTTCCCCATTCTGATGGTATTGGCATTGTTGTACCAACACTACCTAAACTTTTAACATCAATCTCTAAATTACCACTTTCCTCAACACCTGAATATGCTATTGTATTAACAGCTTCAATTGGATATAGTGTGTCACCATTCTCAGAAATTATATCAACTAAACCTGAAGTAACAGTAACATTTTCACCTAAATCATAGTAACTATATGTATCAACTGGTGTAACAATATTTACATGATTGTCAGTTGTTGCATTAATATTCAGAGTACTTATATTATGAACAGTATCATCTGTTTCAGAAATAATTCTTGTATGTTCGTTAGTTTCTTCTAATGTAGTAACACCATCTATATAGATAGAATCAACACCAGTTGTATATGCCCCTAATTTGTTAAATTTAAATTCATGTATATCTGAACTTGTATATTCTTGTACAGGGCTTAAAGGTGAAATTTTATTACTTATATTAATAGATTTAACTGTATTAATACTAGATTGAATATCGCTAGCATTATTATTTAAACTTTCATAAACATATGGAAATAAAGGGCTTTTAGTATCTATTCTTGAATAATTATATAAATTGTCCGCTCTTAAACTTGTATTTTGTAAAAGATTACTAGAATATGTTGAGTCTATTTCTAATAAAGATGAAACTTCATAAAATTCTTTAATAAATGTATCTGTATGTTCTGTTTCTAATGACGGGTCAATAGAAATTATTTGTTTTCTTGCCTCTATTTTTTTATCTATAATAATTTGTTGATTTTTAATCTTTTCTAAAGAACCAAGATTTATATCAACATATTGTTTCAGACTTTCTCTAATTTTTGTAGTTATCTGGTTTGACGAAAACACTTCTAGAGATACTTTTCCTTCACCAAATATATCAGTTAAATATTGTAATGCAGTTGTTTGATTACTTTGACTTGCTATATAATAATAGTTACCTTCATATTTAAACATATCATCTGGTAAAGGGCTAAATTGTACATCTGGATTTTTTGTTCCAGAACCAGTAACAATTTTAATAGCTATCTGAGGGTCAGAATCGTCTTGTAAAACATATTTTGTAATTTTTTCTAATGCGTCAGCAGTAGTATTGACATTGTTAATAAGATGTCTATTATTATCTATTATTTCAATTTGCTGATTTAATATAATTTGTTCAATTTTTAATGATTCAATTTCATTTGATAATGAAGCAATTTCTGTTTGTAGAGCTGCTTGTTCTTCTGGTGTTTCATACTTTTGTAATTCTAAAAGAGTATTCATATAACCTACAAGTTGCTTAACAAGAACAGATGTTCCAGTTTCACAAGAACATAGTACATTTCTTTCTAAAATCACCGGGTTAGAGAAAACCTTTTTAACTTGTAAAAAGTCTTCTCCATTTTTATAAAATATGTTTTGTGGAGGTGTAAAGCCTTGAGAGGTCTTTATGTTTAACATATTAAACTCCTACTTGAAAATAAAGGACACTATCCTCTTCACCTGTTGGTTCTTCAGTACCATATGTAATAGTTTCAGTCAAAGACTGTGTATCCGAACATGATTGATACCCGGCGAATTTATTACTCGCACCTATTACAACACATTTACCTATCATTTCGTGTGTTAATTCAACTTGTATAGAATCAACAGTAATTGGTGTTGCATTTGCTAATTGTAACATATTATTCACATCATATACTGCAAAAATAAAATCAGTTGTACCTAAATTGTGTTCAACTAACCATGTACTTGATGCAGTCTCTTGTTTGTGTGTATGAAACTCTCTTTTATTTGTTAATGGTAACCATTGCAGTTGACCTTCTAACTCAGTGTAACAGAAAAGCGCACCATCTGCGACAGTTAACTCTCCTGGTGTTGGGTTAGTAGGGAAACCAGCATAAGAATGCAGCCTAAAAGCTGAACTCTTCATATTAAGGTCACTAAATACATTAATATCTGCCATATTATCTCCTGTTATCAGACTTTATAAACCAATTCTTTTAAGATTTAGTCTAGCAGTCTTTTCTCTTTGTTTAGACTTGATTAGCTCAACTCTTGTTTTTAATGCTAATTTTCTTTCTCTGCCTTTTTCATAAAGTGTCATGTTAATCTCCTAAAATAAGATTATGCTTTTTTCCACTTAGAACCTACAGCTACATTTTTCTTAGCAATACAGTTATTACATACATGCCCAGCATAAATGTTTTCTAATTTTTTCATACCAGCTTCAGCTGCTACACATTCAAAACCACACTCATCGCATTGTAATTTTACCATTCTTACTATTTTACCGTTTTTTTCTACTGAAAATCCGTCTATTTTTGCCATTGTTATTACCTCTTTTTTATTTTTATAGGGTTGCCGAGGGTAGTCATCCCTCTCTTTTTTATGACTATCGATTAACAACTTATTAATCTACTGTATTTATAATTCTTTGAAATCAAATCCTCTAATAAATGCGTCATTTTTAAGGACTTTCCTTATTACTTTGATATTTTCAAACTGAGTTTCAACTTCATTTATAATTAAATCATAATGATTGTTAGCAGGGTCTTTTAAGTCTAAGTGTCTTACTCTATACTCTAATAAATTTATCTGTTCATGCACTCTCTTAAACCATTTTTCAAGAAGTTGTTTTTTCATTTCAACTGTTTCCATATGTGTCCTTCATCTCTTGTAGTGCCATTTTAACAAACTCTTTCTGTGCTTGTATCATTAATATGTGATTTTCAAGTGATTCTATATTTTCTTTAGGTTTCATTAAATCCATTTCGGAAATGACATTATCAAGTCTATTAACATAATTGGTTAGATTTTTAAGTTTTGTTAGTATTTCGGTCTGAAATTCTTCAGGTGTTTTTTGTGTTTCCACAATAATCCTTTATTATAATATTTTTATTAGAATATAGAGGTCAGTGACCTCTATATAAATTCTAAAACTTACGCTAAGTTAGCGATTTTAGAAACGATTACTTTAACTTTTCTAGATTCAGTTAAGTAAATGTTTAAGTTTGCGTTATCTACGATTTCGATAGCAACAATGTCATTTTTCCATTTAGTAGTAGCATCATCATATACCCATACTTGTACTGAAACAAATTCAGAATTTAAGTTATGTGCAATATTGAATGTAGAACCAGCTACATCTGCAGTGAATGTGTAGTACATTGCATTAATATCAGTTTTCATTGTTGAAATTGTAGTATTGATAGTCGCTTCAGCACCAGTTGCTCTAGTTACTTCATCAGCAATAGCAGTATCTAAATCAGCAATAGTTGAAGTAGAACCGTCTTTTAATGCAGTGATAGTAGAGTTGATTGCAGAATCAGCATTTTCTCTAGCAGTTTGCTCAGCAGTGATTGCAGCTTGTCTATCAGAAATTTCTTGGTTTAAGTTAGTTGTATTTAAAGCGATTGCATCATCTAAATTTTTAATTGTAGAAGTTGAACCATCTTTTAATGCAGTAATTACACCTGAAATAGCAGCTTCAGCACCAGTTGCTCTAGAAACTTCAGCACTTAAATCAGCATCAACATCATTGATAGCATCAACAATATTTTCAGCAACTAAACCAGTGTCATTATCAGTATTAGTTAATGTAGATAATTCACCAATTTTACCATTTACTTGTTCTTCAACTGTAGTAACTCTTGCGTCTAAAGCGTCATCACCTGCAATTCTTGCAGTTTCTTCAGCAGTATCAGCAGCAATTCTTGCAGTTTCTTCAGCTGTTACAGCAGATTCTCTGTCAGAAATTTCTTGTGCTAAAGCGTCAGCAGTTGTTTTAGCTTGTGTATCTAATAATACTGTAGCATTGTGTAAAGTTGTAGCAGTAGCGATGTAGTTAGCAGATGTTGCAACAACATACTCACCGTCTACAGTTAATCCAGCACTAGCTTGACTAAGGTCTAATTCAGCTTGTAAATCAGCACCTAATGCAGCAGTAGCATCTTCAATTCTTAAGAATTCAGCACCAGCCCATGTTTTACCAGCGATTTCGTCTTGAACAAACGCACCAGCACCTTCATTTGCAGTAGCATCCCATACAGGAATAGTAACATAATCATTTAACTCATTGAATGTGAAGATAGATAATGTACCCTCATCACCTCTTGAAACTTCTAAACCAGCGTTTTCAGTTGGTGCACCAGTTGTAACATTAGAGTTTAATGTTAAAACATTGTCAGCAAAAGTAACAACTTCAGCTTCAGTAACAAAGTTACCACCGTTAACTGTTAAGTCACCAGTAACTGTTAAAGAACCACCCATATTAACATCAGCAACAATTGATTGTAATGATGAAGTAGTTTTGTTTACAAAGTTTGTATCAGTGTAAGTAGTTAAATCAGTAATAGCAGTTTCTCTATCAGAGATTTCTTGTGCTAAATCAGCAGCAGTAGCATCAGCGTTTGCATCAACTTCGTTAATTGCTCCAACTAATGTGTCCTTATGGTCTGTAGTTAATGTTGTCATGTCACCCATATCACCATCAACTAAATCTTCTAACGCAACTAATCTTGCAACTTGTGCAGCATCAGCTCCATCTAAGTCAGCGATTGTTGATTCAGAACCATCTTTTAATGCAGTAATTGTTGCATTAATTGCAGTATCAGCCGCTTCATAAGCAGTTGTAATTGCAGTATCAGCCGCTTCATAAGCAGTTGTAATTGCAGTATCAGCTGCAGTTCTAGCATTTGCTTCAGTTGTGATAGCATTTTTTCTTGCTTTAATTTCAGCATCAATAGCAGCAACAATTGCATCTACAGAAACTTGAACATCACCGTCAGTAATACTAAACTCACCATTAACACCAGTAACACCAGTAACACCAACTTCTGCAGCTCCATCAGTTGAATCTAATAACGCTTTAAATGCATCAGCATCTTCTTTTGTAGCGAAAGTCTTAACAGTAGCAACACCACCATCAGCTTTAACATACTTTAATTCTGAAGCAGTTGAATCGTAATACAATCTACCAACTTCTAATGATGCTGGTGCAGTAGTTAATGTTTCAATTATAGCATTCTCAACATATCCACCATTAGCGATAGATAATCCGTGTGCTTTAATAAAATTTGCCATTTTTTTCTCCGTTTTTATTTAATATGCATATTAAAAAGATTTTAGTCTTCTTAATTTCATATATATTTATTTAAACGAAATTCTAAAGTCTAATAAAGTTCACTCTACATGGTGAAGCATCAGTTAAAGTTAAAATGCAGTTATTTTCATCTTTATAAACAAATTTAGCAAGGTCGTTTTTCCAAACTGCTTCTTCAATGTCATAAATCATAATGTTATACAGTAAATTAAACGAATTTAAATTGTGAGTTATTTCGTGTACTAATTGTGAATTATTATTTTCATATGAGAATGAGAAAAAATACTCAACTGCATTTATATGTACAATAACTTCTCTTGGTTCTATAAGTTCTATAAAAATAGTGTTCTCGTCTAGGTATTTCATAGGGAATACTGCATTTTCCCAATAACCTTCATCATTCATAAACATAACTGTCACAGTCAAATTGAAAGAATTTAGGTTGTGGTGTATTGTATATGTGTCCTCTATAGTGTTAGACTCAAATGAGTATGTTCCGTACCCACTTGTAAGTGAAATATGACCAATACCACCATCTTCTACAGTGTCTTGTAATGTGTCAAGTTTTAATTTATCACTTGCAGCAAATAAACCATCTTTTTCTTGTGTAGCAGGTACAAGTAATGAGTCTAATCTTTCAAATGCTTCTTGTGCATTTTTACTGTCCTTTAGAACATTATTAAAGGTATTTTTAAGTAAAATGTATGATGATTGTATTTCATTGAATAATAGTGCCATTATTTGTCACCTGCTTTATCTTCAATAAATTTTTTATACAATTCATCTAAGTTGAATTTAAGTTGTATAGTAAATGGTCTGTAAGACTTTACAGTTGCTTTATCTTCTTTTAACAGTAGCCTAGCAATTTTGTTGCTACATGGTTCTGTAGTCTCTCCATTTTTATTGTATACTAATACCATTATTAACCTTCTAAGGACTCCTCATTAAGAGGGTAAATTAAAAATATCTCCTACATAAAGTAGGGTAAAGGTTATATCAGTAAACTAAAATTAATTAGTTTACTAGATAAGTGATTTTTACTCTTTTACCAATGTGCTCAACATCATCAGTAAATCTAACTTCTGGAATACCTGGTGTAATTGTCCATCCGTCAACTATATCTCCCCATGCTTCAATGTAAATTCTTACAATACCTGCAGGTGGCTCAATCATCACCATAAGTGAGTCTGTTCCATCTTCAACTATATCCACCCAATCAGTTACTTTGATTGCAGATGTACTAGACTGTCCAGCTGCTTCAATTTCTGTCATTAAAGTAGTGTTTAAGTCCATAACCATAGTGTCAACATATGACTTAACAGCTAAAGCAGAACCAATTGTTTCATCTGTTGCATTAAGCATTGTTGGGTCAGTATCAATATCATTAGTTCTAAGGATATCGTTACCTTCTGTATTATCAATTTTTACCCATAGGCTAGGGTCAGTTCTATCTACTACATCTGCAATAGCGAAAATTGTGTCACCTGCTGATAGAGACATAGAACCTATATCACCATCATTTGCAACTCTGTACAACCAACCTGACATAGCACCTTCAGGGAACATACCATCAATTGTCGGGTCAAATTCTCCCATATCTTGTATTGGGTTTTGAATACTATCTACCTTGTTTAGTAAATAATCTATATCTGTAGGTGCAGTGATTTGTAATAAATCTAACTTACCTAAGTCGTCAGGGTGTGCAAATACCCTAAGGTCGGTTTCTACGACATTGTCAGCTGATATTTGTTGTGTTTCTATAGCCATATCTTTTTCCTCTATAATTTTTTATTAAGTTTATTATATTTATTAATTACCAAAAATAAGATACATCACAAAGTTTACCATCCATTTCGTCACCGTCTAATATAATTTGCTTTCCTTGAACTGCTAAAATAGACTTTGATAAAACTACCCCTACTCCATGAATATAAAACTCTTCAACTCTCTTAATGTCGTGGTTGTTAACAGTTACAGTATCACCAACAATTGTTAGTTTATATTCTGTATCAGTTGAATAAACTTGGTCTGAAATATTAGGAAGTGTAAGGTCTCTATTTTTAATATCAGTTGCGTTGATTATAGAATCTAATGAACCATTTTCTCTTTTATTAATAATAAACAATAGTTTTCTGTTTCCAAGATTCTTTAATAACATATCAGATACTTCATATTTTTCTTGTGAAATGTCATAATATATGTAGTTTAAACCTAAGTTAGGTAAATCTACTACCTGCTCTTTAACTACATATGCTCTACCTGTTGTTAAGTCAAGTAAAGCACCACCTGATATATAAGCGTTACCTGAAACAGATGTTCTATAAGCATCTATGTCAAGTCCTTTTAAATCAATTTGTGATACTGGTATAGCGTCCATTAACTACTCCTAATTTTTCTTACTGTATTATTTATAATTAGTTATTTCGTTAATAAATTTTTCAACATCTTCTCTATTGTGGAAATCTAAAGTATATAAATCTTGATTTGGTTCTTTAATAATTATACAGTCTCTAGCAACATCATATACATATATGTAATTAAATATATCTTCAGTTAAATATTCGTCTAACTCATTTAATGTAAGTTCGTTTCTGTCTGCACCTGCAAATTCTTTATTCATCTTAATATTTTCATCATCAATGTAAACAATACTAAAATGACCTTGAGTTGCATAAAAGTCTCCTATAAACTTATGTTTATTATTTAAAATTCTTCTGATAACACTCACTCCAGTATGTCTTAACTCAGGTTCCCTCTGAACAATTGTATAATAAATTCTATCATTATCATATAAACACAAAAGACACTGCTCGTCAAACTCTACATCAAAATCAACCATTTGAACCTCCAAAATTTAATACACTAAAGTCTAGACTATTTTCTTGACCTTTATTACTTAATGTGTCTAACCCTACATTTGTTTCTGTTGGATTTGTAAAACTACTTGTGATATTAGCGGCAGCCTCAGTATCCTCTTCCACATCATAAAATCTTGCTCTAGTATAATCAATACCAACCAGTTGACTTTTTAACATACCAGTATTTCTGTTCTTTAGGAACTTCCAATACATTCTACCATTTTCTTTTAACACATCATCTGTAATCATAGCAACAAACACATCTGCTGTTTGTACAATACCAAGCGAATCAGCAATAGTTTCTAAACCTGCTTCCTTATTTCCATAAGCACTTCTATTTAACTGTGCAGCTGTTAAAACAGGTACATTGTATTTTTTTGATAAGGCGTGTAACTCTTCAGCAATTGCTTTGTAGAAAGCATACCCACCACCTGCCTGTGCCATTGTTACTCTACTTGAACTCATAAGTGTTAAGTAGTCAATAACAATAATATCAGGTATAAAAGATTCATTCATTGCCAAATCGTCAAGTAAACCTTCAATTTTGAACGAGTTTAGTACACCAGCAGGAAACTCTTTAATAATAGTATCACCTAAGTATTCTTTAATTGAATTAAATTTTTCTCTAAAAACTTCTAGTGATAAATCCTTAATCTCATTTGAGTTAACATCAAGAATATTACTATCCATTCTTTTACCTATCTCTTCTTCACTCATCTCAAGTGGAATAAACAGTACTTTCTTTTTCTTTAATGCAAGTGCAGCAGCAACCGATATAAGACCCATTGACTTACCAACATGAGATGGAGCACCTAGTACATTAAGCGTTTTAGGTTTAAATCCACCACCTAATATTTTATCAATACTTTCCATACCACTTGTAAGACCAAAGTTTTTCTTGTGATAATACTCAAGTCTATGTTCTAACGATTCATTATAATTCATACCAATGTCAGTATCAAATCTAACTTTTAGTGCATCACTAACAAACCCTAAAACTTTTTCAAATTCACCATCACCTTTTTGAATCATATAAGCAGATTTTAACACTGCATCTGTCATTTCAACTTTCTGAATATATTTTTCAGTTTCTTGGATAAGAAATTCTTTATTATCTACTTTATCGTCTGTTAACACTTGTTTATAAAATGTTAGTACACCTTCCTTTACTTTGTCCCCAAGTTTAGAGTTATTTTTAATCAATAAACCTAACTCTTTTTTATTAGGTTTCTGGCTAAATTCAGTAGAATAAGATTTAATTAGTTCAAACAACTCTTGTGCTTCAATACTTTGGAAATGTTTTCTTGTTAAATATGGAAAAACTTTTCTGTAGTAGTCGTTATCATCTAATAAATTCCTAAGAATTATATCTTGCATTTATATCCTTTTGTTGAGTAGTAATAGTATTATAACGATTTTTTAGTTAATTTTTGATGAAATAAATGATAAAAATGTATCAAAATCCTCTAATATATTGTAGTTAGTTGAATTAAACCCGAAAACTTGCCTATGAGCATAATAATACTCTATATTATTTTCTTTAAAGTATTCAAAAAATAATTGAGTATATTTTTCTACTTCAATGTCTTTGAGTTCATTTGATAGTCTAATACTAAAATTAAAATTTGAACTTATAATTATACTTATAGGTCGACTTAAATAATATTGTAATATTGACTTATACTTATCTATCTGCGCAACTACTATTAAATCATCATAATAAATGAATGAGTTTGAATCTATTTGATTAATAAAATTCTCTATCTTGGTATTTGTTTTATTAATTTTTCTTGTAATTGTTTCTGTTAAGTTACCGTAGTTTGATATAGAATTAAAAAAATTATTGTGTCCTAAAGACTCATATATTTCGTTTAACACTAAACCATCTTTAAAAAATCTAGATTCTGTTAACCACATATCATATGCATTAATTTTATCAATATTCTCTTTTAATTTTGGCATTTGTATATTATAATAATAATACAGTATACTAGCGGAACACATTTTTGTGTTATATAAATCTATAAAGTTTTTTGGTAATTTTTTTAAAAAAATTGTCATTTCAGTTGTTCTTAAGTGATGGTCAGCATATATAAACTTTACTTCAGGATTATCAGTAACAATCCGTTTTAATACTTTTGCTTCGTCATCTTTTACTGACAAATCACTTATTACTATAAGTGTTTTACTTCTATCGTATTTTAATAAATCTTCAAGTTCTATAAGTGTGTTTAATAATGTATTATATGATGTAGAATGATAGTGTACATCTTGGTGAACCCACTTTAAAACTAGTTGACAACCTAACCCATCTAGGTCGTTGTGAGTTATTGATATGATAGGTTTGAAAGTCTCCATAAATCTTCTTTGTAATAATTTAATGTATTTATAGAGACTGAGTTTACATAGAACCGTGCTTATAAATATTTTTTATTCGGTTAACTTCACTTTCAGGTAAAAGTTTTAAGTATTCTAATGCTTGTCTTTCATTGCATTTGTAGTAATGTTTAAGATTTTCTAAAAACTGTTCATCGTCAAACTTTTCTTTTTTATTAAATCTAATAAATCTAGTACTCTTTGGCATCATAAGTCTCATAAACCAATATTCCCATTTTTTAGGTATGTTTTTTCTTACATTTAACTCACTTACAATAATAAGTCCGTTTGGGTCATTGGCAAAGTATCTTAAAAATAAATAAGGTGGAATCTTATCATATTCTTCCTCTCTAGGAACAAACTTTCTATCTACAGCAGAGGAAATAATGTGAAACACATTATGCTCTTGAGATTTTTTCTCTACTTTAATTTCCTCTGCTTCTAATTTTACTTTTTCTTCGACTGTTGTCTGTTTAACACCCAATCCCCAATCGTCCATCATTTTATAATCCTATACTTCTTTTTCTGTTTCTAAATGAATGTATTAATGATATACCATCTCTTTTTAAGTATTCACCAATTTCATCACCATTTTCACTCATTTTCTTTCTAATTGAAATTTCTGCACCTAATTCACTTGGTATTATATCATGTTTATCCTTAAATAACTCGTTAAATTCATCAGATTCTAACTCAGCCTTTTCCCAAATAAGTAATGCTTCATCGTGTGATAAAGGTTGTAACTCTAAAATATCAAATGTTCTTCCTCTTCTTAATACAGCAACATCAATATTATCAACACTTCTGTTTGTAGTAATTATAAGTTTTGTACTACTCTCTGAAATCCCATCAGTAAAAGATAATAGTTGTGAAATAAATTTCTTTCTGTTTGCATCTTCAGTTGTATACACTTCACTATCTCTTGGTAATAGGCAATTATCTGCATCATCTAAGAAAATAAGATTATAATTATTTTTATTTAAATCTTCCCAAAATGAATCTTTTGCTAAAATATCTTCATTTTTAACATAAGCAATTTTAAAATAAGACTCTTCTGACATTAAATCTTTATTTACATTAAATAATTCAGGGTATTTAAACATATATTTTTCATACAATGCAACTAACTTAGTTTTACCTACACCAGGTTGCCCAACAAGTAATAGTATATTTTCAGAACTTAGTGCAAACTTTTTAAATAACATATCAGTATCTAAGTAAGGGTAATAATCATCTGACGCATCATATATATCACCAAGTTCTTTAAAATCTTTTCTTATATTTAAAGCACCATTATCAGACATTGTGTAGTTATCAACTTCTAAAAATATACCACTTCCACCTGGCTCATATTGTTTAACGATTTGCCACACATCATTTGAGTAATCGTATGTTTTACCATAAATATTAACACTATAAGATTTATTCTTATAATCCCATACAAGTTCCATAAAAAACTTTTCTTTGTTTTCAACATATACAAACTTAGATGTTGTACTTATATCTATAGCACTAACAACAATATCTGAAAACTTTTGTTTTAAATCAGATACAAAATCGTCAAACTTTTCATCTTTAATTGCTACATTAACAATCGGAAAAGAATAACTATCTGCGATATAGTTTTGTAACATTGCATCTTCAAGAGATACATAACTGTCACAAACCATATTAATTTTTGAATTACCCATAATCAACCTTTTATTTAAATTTAATGTTCATATCCATCATCATTTTTGTACAAAATGCAGCGATATTAATATGCTCATCTCTACATCTACTTGCTAAATCCATATAATCAGATAATAGTAATATTACTCTTGGTACACTTTCATCTGGAAAATAATCTTCCATATGTTTATGAATATATGTAAGTAAAGAACTAGGGTCTGTTAAGTCATTAGTCGCTTTCATCATCGCTTTAAAATCTTTTGCTTTAATTGTAGCCATAACTTCTTCTTTTAACTTATCAATTTCAATATACTTACTATCAATAACAAGTTTACCATCAACTACAGACTTTTGCATAAACATAGTCATTTCTCTAATTGAAGGGTAGAAGTTTTTTAGTACTTTTTGTACATCACCCTTTTCATACTCAATGTTTTCATTATCTAAAATCCAAGATAGTCTTTGGTAAATAGAAGCACCTAACTCTTTTTTATGATTAGCGAAAATTTCATCAAAGTCAAAATTACTTAATCTATTTAAAATAGGTTTAATAACTTTTTCTTTATAGTTACCTGTAAGAATAAATCTACAGTTTTTAGCATACTTTTCAATTGAACCTCTTAAGTTATATTGTGCACCATTTTGTACAGCAGTTAAGTTATCTGCTTCATCAAGTACAACAATTTTAGGTCTACCGTCCATAGATACAGTCGATGCAAATGGAGGAATCTCTTCTCTCATCATTTCAATTCCACCTTCACCTGATGCATTTTTCCAAAGTACAGAAGCACCTATTTCTTTAGTTAACGCAGTAGTTAGTGATGTTTTACCTAGTCCTGGTGTGTTACCCCAAATACCTAAGTTAGGTATTTCACCATCTTTAATCCAGTCTAACAGTTGCTTTTTCATACTATCAGGGATAATTAAATCCTCAATACACTGTGGTCTATATTTCTCTGCCCAAATATAATGTTTATTATCTACAATTTTCACTATCTTTCTCCTATAAATCTGTACTTAAATCTAACTTTTCATTTAACATTTCTTTTATTTTTATTAAATTACTTTCTTTAAATGTCAAAAATAACGACATTTGTTTTATTCTTTTTATAATATTACCTTTAACTCTCATAGTACAAATTTTGTCTATGTCAGCACCTGTAAACTTTAAATACCACCAAAGTGTATAAAATTTAATCTTTTTGTCTGTATAAAGTTTAAACATATCATCAAATGACGGCTTTTCACCATAGTTTTCAATAATCATGTTAACATCTTCTGTGATATAACTTTTATAGTTCATAATTATATCCTTAAAACGCTTAACTTTTTCATCGGTATCTTCAGATATAAGTTCTTGTAACATTCCTTGAAAAGAACTAGGTTTTTGTTCTAACATAATACTAAGACCTAAAAGTATTAAGTTTTCCTTTGTCCATGACTCATATCTTCTATAAGGATATATAGACTTCACTTTATCTCTTGCTGCTGCTTTGTGTTTAGATACTAAGATTCTATGATTAGAATTATTAGTAAATGTTATATAAATACCGTGCAAGACATTATATTGCTCATTAAACTGTAACATATTAAATCCAATCTTCTAAAAATGATATTTTTTCTTCAACATACCCTCTGATATGTTTATTTCTTTTAAAATCATCTTCTAAAATTTTTAAAAAATTTTTATTTTCTTTTAACATAAAACCAACATCCTCAACTCTATAATCATTCAACTCACAGAACTCTAAAATAGAGTCCATCCAAGTCATGTCTTTATGTTGCTTAAGTCTATGTATACCATCTAAAACCTCATTAAAATCATCAGGTGCTCTTTCCGCCATTATCTACTCCACTATCATTTTTGAATAATTATCATGCTCAACTTGAATTATTCTGTTAAACTCTTCTACATTTTGAACAATATCAGGGTTATGTGATATAATTATAACATTTTTTGACTTAGAAAAATCATCAGTTAAAATTTTAATCAACTCAAATTTACCCTCAGTATCACTCGAACTGTCTAATACCTCATCTAGTATTAACAAGTTTGTAGTAATACCATTTTTTTCCTCAACTAATTTTAAGAATGCAAATAATATAGAGAATGTAAATCTTTGTTTCTGTCCATTACTCATAGCATTAAATTCCTTTTCTTCATTTCTTGATATAATTCTTTCTTTGAAGTTAGTATCAATAACAAAGTTATAATCAAACGCATTAAATCTTTCAATAAATTGATTTATATATCTGTTTAATACTGGTATTTGTTGATTTAAAGTATAACCCTTTAATTCATCATCACCAACAATAGTAGAAAGTGTGTTGTATTGATTTACTTTTTCTTTAAGAGATAATATCTCTTGTTTTTCTTCTTCTAATTCATCTTTTAGTTTATTAATTGATGAATAGTCAATATCCAACTCTTTCCATTGCTTTTTAGTTTCAATATCAGATATAATAGCATCTATTCTGTCCAAATTTTCTTTTTGGTTTTGAATTATTCTTTTAGAATTTAATAACTTTTCATATTTTACTGAACTTGATTCTTTTATCTCCGAAATATATTGCTCTTTTTCTTTTATTCTTTGAGTAATTATAACATAATCTTCATTAACTTTTGACTCTCTTTCCGGTGATATGTCAATTTCTGTTAAATTAATGTGATTATCACATTCATCACATACAACTACACCTGCTTTTGCTCTTTCAATATGATGTATTTCATCGCTTAAAGCTCTTTGTTGTGTTAATAAATCACTGTAACATTTTTCTTTTTCTTGTAACTCAAGTTTTTCTTGTTCGTAAAGTTCTTTTAACTCTTTTAACTTTTCAACTGCTCTTTCATACTCAGGTACCTTTGACCTTCTATCTTCTAGTTCAGTCTCCAATTCAGTTAGTATTCTATTTTTATCGTGTTTTATAACTTCATTTTGTTGCTCAAGTGATGCAATATTTCTTTCTTCAGTTTCTAAAGTATTATTAAGAATACTTACTTTGTATTCATGTTCATATATATAGGTATTAACAACAGATATTTTTTTCTTTAGTATACTTCTTAAATCATTAAATATACTTGTATCAGTAATAATTTGGAAAACTTCTTCTTTTTCTTTAGCACTTAAGTCCATAAAATTCTTACTAGTTGAAATATTTGCACCTAATACAATTAACTGTCTATATACATTTTCACTCATATGTAGAATTTCATCTTCTAACATACTCTGATATTCACTAGTTGTTGCCTTTTCAGGTAAAAGATGTTTATCCTCAAAATCACAATTCTTTTTATTATGAAACACTTTAAATACTGCAGGTTTCATTCCTCTTACTACTTGAAAGTATCCCATATTTTCTACTTGAAATGTCACTTTAACTAACATTTCTTTATTATTATGGTGGTTAATAAGTGAACCTAACTTAATTTTTCTAAAAGCCTTACCATACAACCCATAAGTAAGAGCATCAATAAAAGAACTCTTACCAGCACCATTTTTAGCATTAATTAAATCAATACCATCTTTAAACTCAAATGTTGTAGGTGTATTTCCATAACTTAAAACATTCTTAAACTCAATAGTTAAAAAATCTATTTTCATTAAACTTCCTCAATCTCTCTAAACAACTCTTCCACTAATGGTACTAATGTTGGATGTTTCTTTTTAATTGTTTCAGTGATAAGACCTTTAGATGTTGATGGTATAGTCATTGTACTATCCTCAATATCTTCAATATAACTTTCACCAATAATATTACTTATCTCTACATTATTTGTAATTTCAAAGTCTAGTCCTTGCTGTTTTAACATATAGATATACTCTTCATGTTTATTATCAGAACTCTCATTAATAAACAATTTAAGTTTATGTCCTTTTAAAGCAGGTGCAACCGTTTCAATATCATCACTGTCTATAGTCACAGTTTTTTTATAATAAAGACCTGTTATATCTAATGGCTTCTCTTGACTATCACTGTACTTAAGTTTAATAAATCTAGTACTTTTTTCATTTTCAACATATGACTCATTAAAATCTTTATCTAATACATAAAATCCTCTAGTAGTAGCATAGTCACCCCAATCTAACCAATAAGGTGTACCTAGGTATGTGATTTTTTCTTTATCACTTTTAATATGATAGTGTCCACTGTATACTTTTTTTAAGTTTCTTTTTTTCTTAAAAAATTCAGGACTTAACATAGAATGCTCATCTATATGACCTTTAGTCATTTCAAAGTTTCTAATCTCAAAGTGGCCAAATACATAATTCATTCCTGTTAACTCATCACTAGTTAAGGTTTCATCTGGTAATATCCAAGGAACAAAATAACATCTTTTATCATTTATAAGAATTTCTTTTCTATCATTTATAACAGTAACATTATCATATAATCTATCAATTACACTTAATATAGTGTACTCTCTACTAGTTTTATGATATATATCATGGTTACCAACAATACAAATAAATGTTATATTTTTTTCTTTAAGTTTATCAAAAAATCTCTTAAGTATTAATTGTAAGTATTCTATATCTATTACAATTCTATTGTCAAATACATCACCTACTTGAATAATAGTGTCACACCCTTCATTTTCCATATAAGGAAACAATTGCTCATCAAAAAATCTCATCTGTGAGTCAAGTGTTTGGTGTGAAAACTTATTTTTACCAAAGTGTAAATCACCTAGTAAAATAATTTTATCTGGGTTGATTATAGTCATATTATACCTCTAAGTCAAATGGGTCATCCGACCAATCATCAATATCAGTCTTAATTAATTCTTCAATGTCTTCTAACTCAGGTTCTTCTTCTTTTTTCTTTTGTTTATAAGTTTTCTTTGTTAGGTTTAAATAATCAAAATGTCCAATTTTACCAATAGCATCATACTCTTCTAGTGAAATATTATATTTTTTAGGGTACTCAATTTTAATTTTTCTTTCACCTTTGTCCCATAAGTACTGTAGCATATCTCTAATAGTTTCAAATCTATTACCGTCAATTTCAAGTTTTCTTAAGTTATAAGATATAACTTCGTTTTCTAACTTTATTCTTTCAATTTGCTCATTTGTTTTTATATCTTCGATATTTCTATAAGCATGCTGTACTAAATCTTCTAGTTCTTGGTATTGTACAGTTTCCTTTATGTAACCATCTTCTCGTTTTCTTTTGTTAATTACTTCAAAGAATGCAGCCTTTGCAATCTGTGTCAAATATGCAAATGGTGATACTGGTTCATTTGTTATTTTTGATATTCTTGTATGGTCAAAATTATGAATGTATTTTAACATTTTATATATTGAATTAGATACATAATCTTCTGTCCAATTTGATGTGTAACCACTAAACTGTGGTCTCTTTTTTAAGTTATTGATAATTAACATACATTGTGTAGCAAACTTTGTTTTGTCGGCGTTAGGGTTAGTTTGTATATTAATTATCTCTTGTAAAAGTTCCTCTTTGTCAAGATAATTAGTTTGTGCCATATATAACCTTTTTGTTTTTATAAATACTATTATAATAAAAATTTACTTAATTTTAGGAACAATAATGGCAAATCAAGCTTTAGATAGTAATATAATTTTTGGAACTGATTTATTTGGGTATGAAACTACATATTCAGTACAAACTGTTAACTTACCAGGTGTATCATTAGGGTACTCTGAAGTACCAAGTAGATATGATGTGCTAAATGGTAAAACAGCAGGTAGAAATCTAGAATACAATCCTTTAACAATTACAATACTATGTGACGAAGATATGGAAATATGGTCAGGTTTAGTTAAAGATGTGCTTTCAATGAAAAATTTAGACTCTCTTTCTGATGGATGGATTATATTACAAGACTCGACTGGTAAAACAAAACAAAAAATAACTTATAGAAATATTTTACCAGTAGCAGTAGGTGACATTCAGTATTCTTCAACAGGTGAAAATACAGAACTTACATTTGATATGGAGTTGGTGTATGATTATTATACAATTGAAGAAATCACATCATTAAATGATGCAGAAAATGTAGCACTAGACATAGAGGTTCCTACAGAAGTGCAAGAACCTGAAGCAGATGAGACAGTGATTTAAAACCACTCATCTACTGTAATTTTCTTTTTATGTGACCAATTAAGAGGTCCAATCATAATATCCAATGCTTGGATAAAAAATCTATCCCACATATCATCTCTATTAATATAGTTTTCAAGACTAACTTTACTTAGAATAGAAGGATTTTGATAACCAAACACTTCAGAGTTAGTAGGATTTGGTAATTTCAAAATACAATATTTCATTTTATCTTTTTCATTAATAAACGAATATTCCTTCTGTAAATCATTTACTAAAATAGACATATTATGTACAGTTGCAGCCCTACTGTTAATAGCAATAGGAGTACACTCGGCAACACCATCTGGACTATCAAAATAAAGCGGGTGATTGTAAAATCTGTAACCTATTTCTTTTGTACTCATATCAGGATATATTGAATTAAAGTCTTTAAACATTTGTTTAGTTTGATATTTAATTCTTTTCATAACATACTCATCTTTAGAGTTTTTAAGACTTGCCTCTTCTTGTAAACTTAAAGCAGGCCATTTTCTGTCACCATCTTTAGTTTTAAAGTCAAACGATACTTTATTAACACCCGTAACTCTACTAACATCTTCTATAGGAGCAGACATAAATTTTTGTTTAACATCACTTGCCCAATCTTGTAATGTAGACTCATCACCATCAAGCAGAATGTCAATACTCTCTTTAAGATACTTTCTACAAAATGTAGGAGTTGAACTTCTAACTAATTCTAAACCCATTACTTTTTTCTTAGGCTCTTTTAACCGAACACCTTCATTATCAAGTACTCTAGCAATATATCTTTTTTTAGCAATGAAAATACCACTATCAGCAATAATCTCTCTATCCATTGCCATAGCATCAGCTTCAAGTACATTTAAAGATTTACCAATCTTATGTGTCATATCATTAACATATGGTTGAATAATTTTTTCACATACATTGTCACAGAAATTAATCTTATCCTCAAAACTCATTTCAACTTTAGACTCTTTTGCTTTAACAAATTCATCAATAGTTAAGTAAAATGAATCAGTATCACCATACACTAAATAAGGATTTTTACTTGGTACCTTTTGCTTTAACATATTATCTACAGCAATTGCCATACTTTTATTAGTAAATCTACCATTACCTGTAATCGCAGCAGCAATCTCATTGTTGAATAATACAAAGTACTTATTACCTAGTGCACCATAAAGTGAGTTAAGTAAGATTTTCTTTGTCATTTGAGCAGTATCCCAAAATGCTTCTAAGTTTTCTTGCTCTTTTATTTCTGCTTCAGTACCACCGTTATTCTTTAAATCTTGTATTTTTTGTGTATGTACAAACATTTGTTTTTTATCAGATTTTCTTTCTGCATACAATTGTTTAATCAACTGTGGAATTAACCCAACTTCATCTCTTTTATAAAAAGAACCATTTATACCAGCAGACACATTATATTTTTCTAATACAGGTGTAACTTTTTCAATTATTTCGTCGACTTTACCAATTAATAAATCTTCATTATCTACAAATACTTTCTGTCTAATTTCCTTTAACTCTTGCGGCAACTCACTTGAATTAATGTATGTTTCAGGTGAAAAATTGTTCCATCTAATAATTGAAGGATATAGAGATGCCCAGTCAAATGATACAATCCAATTGTGTTTTCCTACTTCAGGGTCAGCAACCCAAGCACCTTTAATACCAGCGTCACCACCAGCAAAAGAACCATCATTTGGAAGTATAAATCCTAAAGAATATGCAATGTTTGTAATATATGTACCCCAAGGTTTAACTGTACCAAGAGCATCATCTAAACAAATACCCATTTTATATGCAATCGATTTAACAAGGTTAATTAAGTTCAGTTTCTCGTCAATTTCCTTAATAAGTTGTACATCAATGATACCATATCGGGTAAATTTTATATAAGATAGTTTCTTAAATTCGTTTGTTTTCTCTTCTTTTAACTTTAACAATTGTTCATCTGTAAGTTGACTATAATCCATTTTTTTCCTTTATTCTACAATACCATCCAACATAATCACCGTTTTTAATAGTTGTGTTGTGTCTATAAGTTTTTTCTAATGATGGTGGTAATTTATTATCTTTTAAGTAACTTCTTATTCCACCCTCTATAATATCTATAATTTCATCTTTATTATTATACAAAATTATTACTTTAGAGTTTGGATTATTTTTACCTAAATATCGTTCACTTCTTTGTTTTTTAAACTCATTTGTTCGTTTTATACCTTTATTTGAATTTGATATTTTTTTCTTAGTTTCATTGCTATGATTTTTTCCATAAAAAGGGTTTTTTTCTTTAGATACATCTGCATGATTGATAGACATAAGTTTTTTTGATTCATTTGTATGTTTTTTCCCTAACATACCTATTCTATTTGGATGTTTATCAGGTTCAGTATACTGTCCACCTTTTTGTTTATTATACCCAATTTTTCTATCTCTAGTATTATACTCTTCTATTAAGGTTTTCTCAATTTTACCCGCTTTTTCTTTAGTATCAGTTTCATCTATAAGTTCTATACTAAAATTTTCTCTACCATATTTTCTCATAGCAGTAGATATATGACTAGTTTTTTTGTAATAATGTTGGTTAAATCTATCATTAAGTTCTTGTTTGGTTATACCAAAGTACAATTTTCCATTTTTATGATTTGTTATTTTGTATATTTTAATCATACTGTATACCTTTTTATGTATATTTATAGTATGGTATTATAGATGTGTAATTTGTACTTAGTATGTTTATAATAAACCTCTTCTTTCTAATTCTCTATCTATATCACATATTTCATCATATAAACTATCCATTACTTCGTCATTGCCACTCTTGTTATAATTGTCTATATTTCCGTTCATTAGTTCATCTAAGTTAGAGTATTCTTCATATAATACTTTTTCACTACCTAACTCAACCGACGCAATGTTGTTCAATGAATAACTAGTTTGTGGTGTAAAGATAAACTTCTTGTAAAGCTCCATAAGGTCTAGTAAGTATACACCACCTATAGTTGTGTTATAAACATCACTATTACCAATTTTTTTATATTCACATTTACAATACTGTACAGGTGATAAATCATTAGCATTTAACCCAATATTTTTTGCTCTATTAACTAAATATGGAAAGTCAAACAGTTCCCCATTCCAAGCAGTCATAATAGCAGGATTTTTAGCTTTAATAAGTTTCATAAAATATCTGTACATTTCAATTTCATCAGATACTCTTAAATATGTAGTTTTGTCAGGAAATTCATATTTACTATTATACTCTTTAACTCTAGCTAAATCTTTAGGGTTTTCATGTCCTTCAATATCTTCATATCCAATAACATAATACTTGTCATCAAAAGAATCATAAAGTTGTATAAGTGTAACAGGTGCTTTTGCTTCATTAGGAAATGGAAATCCAAACTCTTGACTAACCTCAATATCTATATACCAAGTTCGCATATCATGGTCATTGTTAACATATTGTTTATCTTTATCAAAATAATATGTGTCTTTTAAATATTGATATTTAGGTGTAGTTTTACCATAGTACTCCATACCCATATCATCCATACTTTTACACCAAGCATTCATACCTTGGACATCGTCAAATTTCTTTTCTTGTAATGTTACAGATTTATCAAGAAAATATCTATATTCACCACTACCTTTAACATAAACACTAGGTTTAAGTTCTATTTTGTTATATTCAGATTTTTTTGTTTCTGTATCAAATAATCTTTCATATACATCTGATTTTACACTAAATATATTCTCATATTGCTTCACATATTTCCTTTGGTACATTGTCTACTACTATCATATCAGCTAAGTCGTTTAATACTATGTTACTAACGCAAGTATTAATGTAATTCTCGTCTACACTTAATCTTTCTTTAAGCATATTAAAAAAAACTTTGTTTAGTTTTATATCTACATAAACATCATTTTCATCATCACCAACATACTGACATTGCTCAAAAACTTCTATATCGTTATCGTAACATTCTTTCATTGCAGAATAAATTATCTTTGTGTCATTGTTCATATTAATTTCTCTTTTTATTTTTTATATTCATATTATACTACCAAAAAGATTAATTATGGACAAGTTCATAACTAACACCTGATTCATTAAACATACTTAATGCTAAATTACAACTATCACTCCAACTATCATCTGGTAAAATAGCAGTATCATATTTTATGTGTTTAATTCCACTTTGTATAATCGCTTTAGCACATTCATGACATACTGGTAACCCAGTTACATAAAGAGTATCACCATTAACATTTGCCCCATTATGAAGTGCATTATATACTGCGTTTGCTTCAGCATGTACTACATATTTGTATTTTGTTGGTCTATCGTTATATCTTTCATCTGAGTCGTCCACACCTCTAGGAAAACCATTGTATCCTTGAGATTTAATTTGCCCCATACTACCTATAATAACAGCACCTATCTTTCTACTAGGGTCCTTTGACCATCTAGCAGTTTCTTTTGCTATATTAAAATATCTTTCATCCCACTTGTCCATTTATAACCTTAAATTAATATTTTTATATCTTTACTTGCTCTTGTTACTGCTACATACATAAGTCTATATATAAATTCAGGTTCCTGAAACTCATAATATTTTTTCATTTCTCTCATATCTATATATGCAGTCTCAAATGTACTTCCTTGTAACTTATGCACTGTACTAGCAAATGCATATTTTATAGTTTGATATTCACTTTTTTCTTGATAATACTTTTGCCATAATATTTTCTTATCATAACCTTTACTTGCTTTGTTTGCACTGTCAGCAATAGATTTTAGATACTTTTCAAACTTTTGTGTACTGATAGGGTCAATAACTTTAAATTTATCACCTTCCTCGTCTACACATTCCCAATACCAACAATATATATTTTCATCTAGTAACTTTTTGGCACTTTCTAACTTAACTATATCATTGTTTGCGTGTATAACAACATCATCTTCTATATGTGGTTCTTGGAATATTACAGTGTCACCTTCTCTTAAATACTCAAATTCAGTTACACCTTGGTCGTTCCAGTACTTTTTTCTTACTGCTCTATTATAAGCATCTACTGTACCATTTGTGTAAGCACCAATTATAGTATCATTTTCATACCAAGGACCATCTTCATTAGAAAAATAATCTTTCATAAAATTATTTCCATCTGGTATAACTTGTATAACATCACATTTATGTTTTTGAACTATATCATTGATTGGTATAAAATCTTGAGTTTCAATTCTATTTCTTATATCTGTAGCAAGTGTTATAATAGGATTGTCTTTTGCTTGTCTTACAATTTCAGTTAACTCATATTGTGATTTCATTTCAAATACTGGGTTAACCTCACCATCAACTGGAGGAAGTTGGAAATAGTCACCTACAAATAATACCACTTTTGCTCTTCTGTATCTAATAGACTGTTCAATATGTGCAAATAATTCAGCACTTACCATAGAACTTTCATCTACAATAAGAACATCACATCTTTTTTTGTTTTTATTAAATTCTTCTGCTATTAACTCTTGTAGTCCATTATCAAAGTTTGGTTTAAGTTTTAAGTTAAGAAAAGAATGTATTGTACTACAGTCAATCTGTATACCTTCATTCTCCATCATATCTTTAGCAACTTTTAATGCTTTATGTGTCGGAGTTGTAAACATAACTTTTCTATTATTTTTTATTAGTTTCTTTATAATTTGTACTGTACTAAATGTCTTTCCTACACCAGCAGCACCAATTAAAGATACAACATTATCCCATTGTCCACCTTGTGATACAATGGTTTCAATATCTTGTATAATATTATTAAAAATATCTTGTTGATGTTCTGTTAACACTTCTTTCCTTTATGATTGAGCATCTATATACTCTTGTTCCTTTTGTAAGTCCTCTTCTCTATATCTGTCAAGTACTACATCAACACCTTCGATAATAGCAATCTCTGTAACTTTATATACATCAATTTTATTGTCTACATTCCAAGGTGAGTTGTTTAGTAATTTCACAAATTCTTCAATTTGTGTTCTTTCATCATTTGTAAGCATTATAACTCCTAATTTTTATTTAGGATAATTATAATATTTTTTTACTTAATTTTTATTGATGTGAAATATCCATATCAATTTCAGACCATATAGTGTAAATGTCTTCAATTTTTTCATACATTTCTTTAAAGTCTTTTTTGTATCCTTCACCCATTTCTTTTGATATATTTTTACATAATGTACTGTTAGGGTCTAATAAATTAACTAATGTGTTAATAGCAGCGTCTGCTTTATTATATCCTTGTGATTTTGAGTATGATTCATTTACAATTTCAGTGAATTTCATAGTAAGTTTCCTTTTAATTTATTTATAAGTATACTACAAAATAGCTTAGAAAGAGTTGAATTGGAAAAATTTGAGCAAAAAAAAAGTAAGTCTAAAATGACTTACTTTTTGAGGACAGTTTTTAAACTAAACAGTCTTAGGAGATTATCCTAAGATTGTGTTGTTAAAGTTAACTGCGAAACTTCTTGCGTAGTGCTCAGGATTTAATGGATTAGTATCTAAACCATATCTTTGAGTTAAGATAATCGCTGGTTGACCACTCATTTCATGTGAAACTTTTTGGAATGCAGCAGGTACATATGGAGCAAAGAATCCCATAGCATCTCTTCTGTCTTGACCTTTGTAAAGTACTGTACAGTACTCAGAATCAGCAAATTGGTCTACAACTACTTTGAATCTTGAATCAAATGTTCCAGCAACTACAACACCTGCAGATACACCATCAACATCAGATGCAACTGGTGCACTTGTGAATGAACCTAAAGTTTCTAAAGCAACAGCAACTTTTGGTGATACTAATAAGATATTACCAGCACCTTTTCTAGTTAATCTTCCGATTTCTCTAGCTTCATTAGCAATTCTGATTGCTAACATTCTGTATTTTTCAATTTCCCATCTACCATCAGCATCTTTGATGTTTAAGTCTGGAGTTTGTGTAGCTTGACCGTTAACAAAATCAACAATCTCTCTATGCATTTCCATCATCATTTCTTGAGACATTAAAGACATAATTTCATCATCAGCATTCATACCGTGTTGAGCTTTTAAGTCTTGGTACATTTCTAAAGTGTACTCACCTTTTAATTTTCTAGTTTTCGCTTCGATAGATTTTCTTTCGATTGTGAAACCAACTTCAGCCATATCACCAGCTAATCTTTCACCAGCTGCAGTTGATACAGGTCCAGTGTAGTTCTTTAAGATTTGTTTGAATCCTGCTTCGTTAGAGAATGCAGAAGAAACAGTAACAGTTGCTTCACCAACAGTGAAAGTATCACCTGGAATAACTGTAGCAGATTGAGACGCACCATCGTTATGTTTAACTAAAACTTTGTTACCTTCAACATATGCAATAGTAACATCATAAGCACCATTGTCTCCAGAACCAGTTAAGTTAGTACCTTTAACTAATCCAGCAACATTATCAACAACTAAAATTTGACCTCTGTTAGCAGGTGCAATATTAACTTCACCATCAACTAAGTGTGAAGTACCAGTATATCTATATTTCATAGCATAGATGAATCCAGTAGGACCAGTCATTGGTTGTACACCTAATAACTCATTAGCAATTAATTTTGCGTATACTCTTCTTGTTAATGGTAAAAGGATATTTGTAAATCCTTGAATATCTGAAGCTACTGTACCTTCTGATACCATAGTTTCAATTGCCTTTTCTTGGTTTTCTAAAATAAGTGCCATTGTGCTCATATCATTTCTTGATATAGGAGCGTATTTTTCACTTAATAATTCTTTTTCGAACTTTTCAGTTAATAACATTTTTATTTTCTCCTGTTTTATATTATTTAGTTTATTTATATATTAAAAAAATCTTGAGCTGTCGGCTTTTACACTTTGCTCAACCACAGATTCTGTAATTACCTTGTCTTTAGTTTCAGATTTCTCTTCAACTTTAGATTCTGCAACAACTTTATCACCTAAAACTGACTCTTTGATAGCTTCTAATTTTGTTAATAATGCTTTTCTATCATCAGTGCTTTCAACTAGTTCTGCTAATTTATTGAATTTGTCTTTCTGTACTACAGAAAGTCCTTCACATAACTCAGCCTTTAAACCCATTTCAAATAACTCTTGATTTTTAGCCTTCAACTCTTTAGACTCATCTAAAAGTTTGTTGTATCTTTCTTCCATCTTAGCAACTTTTTCTGCTTCAGATTCAGAAATTTCAACTTGTTTCTCTTCTTTTGACTCAACGATTCTAGCAACTTCTACACCAGCTGTAACTAAAATTGTATCAAATGCCTCTAAAATAGCATCAGATTTCATTGATTTTACTTCGTTTTCGATTGCAACTTTATTTTCTTTTAAAAATTCGTCTACAACCACTTCTAGATAACTATCTAATGCTTCAACTAACTCAGATTTGTATTCCTCAAGTTCTTTTTCCTTAGATTCTGATAACTGTGATTTGAATTCTTCAAATTTAGCATCATATTTATCTAGGATTTTTTCACTTTCAGCAATCATTTCAGATTTTTTAAATTCTTCTAACTTAGCATCGTAAGTTTCTAAAAGTGACTCTTTTTCAGCAGCAACAGCAGCGTCAAAAGCTTCTTTTAATTCAGATATAACTGATTCAGTTAAAATATCAGAATTAATTTTCTTTAAAATTTCTTCCATTGTATATGTCTCCTATATAATTTATTGTATTTATAATCGTTTTATTTAAAAAGTTTTTTAAACTCTTCTACTAATGTTTTTTGAACATCTTTAATGTTCATTTTTTCAGTTTCATTTAATGTGTCATTTTGTATACTACTAGTACTTTTTACTGTATCTTTATTATCATCTTCATCAGATTTAATATTAGTTTCAGTTTCAATAATCATATCTTGTGTCACTTTAGTGTCTTCTTTGTATTCAACAATGTCACCACTTTCATTAACCATGTATGATTGTCCTTCAACTATACCAGTTAAATGACTACCAGGATTACTTGCTTTAGAAACTAAATCATATGTAATAAGTTTAAATTCTTCAACAATACCATTTTTTCCTACACTACCTACACCTCTACTAGAAATATCAATTTTGATACCCTCATCAATAAGTGTCTTTAGTCTATTTCCTTCTGGATTGTCTAAAACTTTTGCTTTTCCGTATACATAATCACCTTCAAGTTTTAATTCAGTAATTTTGATTACTGCCTTCATTGGGTCTACATCTGCTCTCGCAGGGTGTTCCCATTCACCTAAAGTATGCATATGATTTTCGTTTATTTTTAATTGGTATGCTGCAACTTCTCTTTCCCAAATGTCTCTAGGGTAAACTCTACCGTTACCATTTTTAACACCTGCTGTTGAGAACACACCACTTAAAAAATATTCTTTTTTCTTAGCACCAGTTGCTTCATTAACAGACTCAACTACCTGACTACTTAAGTCTAAGTTTTCGTCTTCTAATATTAACTTCATCATTATTTCTCCTCATCAGTATCAGTGTTATTGTCTGCTGATTGAACTTCCTTTGTGTCAGTTTCTTCTGATTTAGATGTATCAACATCCTTTTCAGGTTCAGTAGATTTATTTAACTCTGCCATAGCGTTTGAGATTTTTTGATATTGTTCAACTTCACCGGCCTTAGATTTAATGTACTCATTATCTAAAACTTTTTTCTTTAGTTCAGCCTTTACAACATCAGCAAAATCAGCAATTTTTTTATTTTTTGCTAAATCTAATACTGTTTTATCCATTTTTTGCCTTTCATAATTTGTTTTATCATATGTATTTATTACCACCGTGAATTTGAATCTTCACTAGTTTCATACTCACCCTCTGCTTTTTCTTTAGCAATTTGGTCTTTCATTTCTTTTATTTCTTCATCAGATAATTTAAGAACTTTTTTTCTTACCCATTCTTTAGAAAACTCTTTTCCAATCATCTCTTCAATATCACCATATAACCCTATTTTTTGAGTAAGTAACTCAACATCCATAGTTTCTAAGAAAATATTTTCTTTTGTAAATGATATTTTAATATGTTTTCTAATATTATTCCACTCATTTTCATCGGCAATAATACCTTTGTAAAGCATATGTCTTTTCATTGCTTCTCTAAATATTCTTAAAAATTGTCTTCTTAATTTTTGAATAAATGCAAAAAATTTAATTTCTTCTCTACTTACTGCTGAAGCACCATAATCAAACTCTGATTGTTGACCTTCAACTTCGTCTAATACTCTACTCATTGGTATTTTTAACGCACCAAATAATTTTTTTCTAAAGTATGTAATATCACCTAACTCACCTAAGTTACCAGATTCATCTAATGTATCAACTTGTGTACCTTTTGAACCATCTCTATTTTGAAACCAATAATCTTCAACTAATGAAGCAATATGCATTTGATTAGAAATTGTTCCTTTATCAACATCATAAAACTTTTTGTACTTAAATTTATCTTTAATTCTATTAAGTGCAGCTTCTGCTTTACTTGCTGGTAAATCACCTACATCCACATTAAATACTCTTCTCGATACAGACCTAGAGAATCTCATAGGTATTAACATATCTTCAAGTGATGTTAACTGGTTAAAAACTTTTATAGCATTATGTAAGTGTGATTTTATAATTTTTATACCATCACCGTTAATATCAGATAATGCTTTTTCAAATAATTCTGATGAAATAAAAATAATTTCCTCAGATGAATATTTTCTTTGACCATCGTACTTGATTTCTTTTCTTTGTGTATAAGAATTAGTCACTTGTTTAGCATATGTCCATTCGTTGTCTTTTTTATTGTATGTTAAAAAAGCAGGGTCTAGGACATTAAACCCAGTGATACCTTTACTTAAATCATTGTTATCATATATAACTTGTAATACTAACTGACCATCAGTGTACCATTTTTCAAATAAGTAACCTATGTTCATTTCAATATCCATAATGTCAGATAATTCATTAAATGTTTCAATAATTACTTCACAAGTTTTTTCAGTCAGTTTACCTGAATCTACATCTATTTTTAAAGTATCATCACTTCCAGGTACAAAAATTGCTTCGTTAACAATTTCATCAATTGCTAGCCTACCTTCTGGTGATTGTGCTACTCTTCTGTACTCAGCAATTAAATCTGCTTGTTGTACTAGTGCTCCACTTTTTGCACTGTTTGAAAACCATCCACTGTTTTTTTCATCTTGGTCATCAAAAAAACCAACAGGTGGATTTATAGTTTCGTGGTCAACTTTGATTGATTTGTCGATGGTTACTTTATCATCTTCATAATCAGTATATGTTTGAGGTTCTTTATCCTTGAATAATCTAGTTTTCAAGGCCTCGAATAAATTTTCAGCCATATAAGTTACCTTTCTATTTTAATTGTATTTATATGTAGGTTGTAGGTAGGTTAACAAGGGAGTTACCCTTGTTTAAGTTTCACTTAAGATTAAGCGAAAATTTCACTAAACTCAACACCAGTCGAAACTGCGATAAAGTTAAGTGTTAAGAACTCTGCTGTTCTAGCAGGTTTAATTGCGATATCTGCAATGAATTGGTTAGCATCAATAACATATGGTGTATTGTTAGTTTCATCACATCTAACATAGAAGTCATAAATACCTCTATTTGCTTTAACATTTCTTAAGAATGGTTCAATAGTTGCTTTAAATCTATTTCTTGTGAACTCATCATTAATCTCAAATACATAGTACTTAGCCATTCTTGAAATTGCTCTTTCTAATGTATTAAATAAACCTCTTACATTAATTCTATCAAATGCTGATGGTTTAGATTGTAATGTTTTTTGACCCCATACAATTGCATTTCCTTGACCAGGGAATGAAACGATTGGATTGATTTTAGTTTTGTAAAGGATATCTCTTTCACCTTGGTTAGGATTGAATGCTAATTTAATAGCGTTTCTAATTTGTCCTCTATCAATACCTGCTGACGCCCACCATACATCTCTTCTAGTGTTAGTGTCTGCTCTTAATCCAGCAACATCACCTGCTAAGTTTACCCATCTATAAGTGTCATTCCATTTGTCATATTGGTATTTGTAGTTACCAAAGAATGCCGCGTATGATGATTCAACATTTAATTCACCCATTGTTACATATTCAACTAAATTATTAACTGCAATAGCAGATTTAGCACATACAACATCTTCTTCTTTTGCACCTAAGAATGCAATACAGTCACCTCTGTCTCTTGCTAAACTTATAGCAGCAACTTGTGCTCTTTCATTAGCAATAACTAAGTCTACATCAAATTCTTCTTTATTAGAGAAAATACCATTATCAGCAGATGTTGCATAACAATCAGCAACAACAGCACCTAAATCATCAGTAGCTGGTTGGAAATAGTTTCTTAATTTTAATAAACCATCAGTGTCATTACACCCACTTGGTAAGTACTCTGTTGCACTTTGGTTAACTTTTACATATACATATTGAGATTTTCTGTTAATAACTTCTTCAATATATGTTGATTTGTTTGTATAATCTTTAGCGTTTTCATCCATAGATACAATATATGTTTCTACTGGTTTACCGTTTTCTAAAATTACAACACCAATTTCCATTGATTCAGGAATTAATGTAATTCTTGCAGGTACTGCTTCTAAGTTAGATGTAGATACATCAATTACCATTTGTGCCGAGTTTCCTAAAATTGGGTCATTAATTGCTACATCTTTAGTAGTAATTGTACCTGTAATATAAGATTTAACACCTTCAGCATCTGTGATTTCCATATCAATTTGGTCACCTACTTGCTCAGGAATGTTACCTGTAATTTCTACAGTAAATTCAGCAACAGTTGATTCTGGTTCAATATTTGTGTATACTACCTCTGTACCAGGGTGGTATTCAAATAAGTTAGAGAATGTGTATCCACCAACTTTAGCACCTCTTACAAAATCAGTTTTAGTAGCAATACCTACTGAAACATTATCTCCCCACGCACCAAAAGTTTGAGCAACAAATAATAATTTTGATTTGTCTTTGAATGCCGGTCTTCTACTTAATACATCAGCTGGTGGCTTACTTAAATACATTTGTTCAAAATCATCTGGATTTTTAATAAAAACTTTATCATTTGTACCTAATGTAATTGTTGGTAACTCCTCACTTCTTACTGTTACGAAACCGTGTGAATTTGCACACTCATCATTAAACGCTCTTGTTACATATATTTTATTAGCATACTGTAAAAAGTTGTATACTTGGAACCAATCATTATAATTTGAATGTGATGGCTCACCAAAAAATGAGATAAAATCATCTACATTTGTCATTAACATTTTCTCATCTACAGGTCCCTTGTTGAAAACACCACCAAAACAAGCGATTGCTTTTGATACTTCTGGAACTCTGATTGATAAGTCAATTTCTTTTACTTCTACACCTGGACTTAACATTGCCATAGTTTTTCTCCTATTAATAAGTTTATTTTTATTGTATTTATAAATACTTAAAATCATAAGAAAGGAAATTGATGAGAATGTATGTAGTATCATTAAATGGGCAAAATTCAATTTCAATTAATTTTAGAGGAAGTATGTTTCTTTTAAAAGAGGGTGATGTATATGAGGGTGATTCTCCTATATATAAATTTTACCCTAGATATTTTGTCCCTAAAGCATATTATAAACCACCTGTAATTGAAAAGGTGGAAGAAAAGGTGGTTGAACCTAAATCAACTGAAACAAAAAAAACATCTATAGATGATTTTTCAGAAAGTATAAATACAAACGAAAATGAAACAAATGATGTTATCATAGAAACTACAAATCAAGAAATATAAAAGGAATTAAAATGAAAAAATTCAAAGTAGACTTAAGTGGTACTGGTGTTAAACATAAGACACTTTTTGTGAACGATTTCAATTGGAATTTAACTCACGGACAAATTATTAAAGAAGGTGTGTTAACTGCAACATATCCACAATTCTTTAAAGAAATAGTTGAAGAAACTGTTGAAGAGAAAGTAGAAGCACCAGCTGAAAAAACTGTTGAAGAAACTGTTGAAGCACCAGTTGAAGAGGAAGTAGAAGAAACTGTTGAAGAAACTGTTGAAGAGGAAGTAGAAGAAACTAAATCTGTTACTGACATAATCAACGAAGCAAGAGCAATTAAAACAAAAGCTGAATTAGAAGAGTTTGGTTTAGTTTATGGTATTGACTTAAACAAACAAAAATCTTTAAGAAATATGGTTAAAGATTTAGAAGCACATTTAAAAGCATAATAGGATTAAAAAATGGCAAAGATTAACACTAAAGAGTTATTAATAGATTATGTAAGAACTATGTTAGGTGAACCTGTTATTACAGTAGAACTAACTGATAAACAAATTGAACTAATAATTGATAGTGTTATTGAAAAATTTTCAGAATTTGCTTATGATGGTCAAGATATAAGATATATGGTTGTTCCTATTTTTGAAGGCGTAAAAGAATATAAAATAGATAGTAGAATAGCTAGTATTATAGAACTTAAAGTAAACAGTTTGAGTAACTCATTAAATCCAGTGGCTGCATTCAGTATACCTGACGGGTATACTGTTTCATCACAAACATCTGCATCATCATTAAGTTTAGCAGATTACGAAACTACACTTGCTAGATACTCTAAGTTTGATTATATGTTTGATGTATCACCTGCTTATACATTTAACTCTAATAACTCAATACTTACATTTCACGAAGATATGAGTAGGCATCACCAAGCACTTATTCAGGTAGCACTTGAGTATGAACCAGGTGAAGTCGATGGTATTTTTAACCACCCTTGGATTAAAGAAATGACATTAGCAAAATGTAGATACCAATGGGGTAATAATGTAGGAAAATATTCGGGTACACTTATCAATGGAAATACTATCAATTACAGTGATATGAAAAGTGAAGGTCAAGCAGATATTGAAAGACTTGACGAAGAATTATTAACTAGATGGTCTCCTCCATTAGGTATTACTGTAGGTTAATTCATTTAAGTTCATTTTAAGTGTTCTTTTGTTATAATATTATTATACAAAAAGGAATGATAAATGAACTTTTATGAAGATACACAAAAAGAAATAAGAATAAGTATACACAAAGACAAATCAGAACAGATTTGGTTTAATACAACAAAAGACTCTCAAATGTTTGTATCAGATGGTTGGTACAGTATATCAAAAACATTTAATTTATACTCAAACAATACATTTACTGGTGGTAAATATTTTGAACTTGGTAACAATGGTGGGTCATACTCTATCAATTTTAATAAAAAAGACTTAAACAAAATTATCAAACCTTTAAAAGAATTAGGATATAAAATCAAGTATGTTAAAGGTCACAACACACAAATCACAAAAAAAGAATATATGAAAACTACAACAAACGATAATAGAGACGAATATAGTGATTATTTGGCACCATATTTTAAAAATATGTAACTATTAAGCAAATTTATTATAAAATTCAAAAAAAATATGAAGGAAATGTGTGAAAATAACTACATTCAATGCTATTAAAAACAGAAATAAAAGACCTACATCACCATATAGTGAACCAAATCATAAAAGTTTTACATTCACTACACACGAAGTAAGTTCAATAAAAGAATGCTTTGAAATATTAACACAAGAATGGGTATTGTCAAATCCACTAGATATATCAGAGCCTATATTATCTGAAAGAAAAGAAGAATATTTAAAACAATTTAGATGTAAAAATTCAGGATATACTACACTAGATGTAGATGATATTGTATCTTACGATAACATGAAAAAAGTTTTAGATTTTTTTAAAAAGTCTGATTATAATGTTATATTAGGAAAGTCTAAAAATTGGGACGGTGAAACTAAATTTAACCTTAAAGGGTTTATAGAAACAAATTACGAACACACAAAATTAAACACACATAAATTCCTTACTATATTAAATGAACAATTAGGTGGTTATGGTAAAATTGATACAAATGCTGCAAGTGATGTGTCATTACAAGCCCCATTATTTAGAAATGAAATATTGTTAACTAAACTAGATAGTGATACTCCAGTTGATAATGATTTTATTACTATTAATGAAAAATACATTAAAACTAAAAAAGAAAACGACTTTATACAAAATGTTGATACTAGTAAAATGATTAATATATGTTACGACATTTATAGAAAAAAAGGGTTTTCTGTTATTGCAAGTAGAGGTAAAACTATTAATTGGCAACATCCAAATGAAGTAAAGTCACCAGGTGGATATTTTACATATATAGAATCACCACATATTATGCACCACCATAATAAAGAAAAGTCAATTAATATATTTAATGAAATAAGGCAGACTAAAGAGGGTAAAGAATTTATTAAAGAACAAACTGCATATGAACTTAAAAAACAATTCGAAGAGCATAAGAAACTTTATGATAATGAATTATATATTAATCAACAATTTATAGACATAAAAGAACCTAAATTAGATAAATTCCTTAAAAAGTTCTTAAGTGTTGGTGATGTATTAAAAGTTAAAAGTGCAATGGGTACAGGTAAATCTAAGATAATAGACTTTATTATAAGTGAAGCAAGAGATATGGATTATAAAATCCTATTAGTATCTAATAGAATTTCAGTAGCAGATGACTATGCTAACAAATATAACATAAAAACTTACAGACAAGATGACAACGGATGGGTTCCAGGTGAAGACTTAATTGTACAGATGGATAGTTTATACAAGTATGATTTAAGAGATTTTGATATGGTGATACTAGATGAGTTTGTGTCGCTTATGTTCCAGTCTATTAACAGTATGAAAGACAATATGAGACCTTTTAACTCTGCTAAATTTTTCCATATACTTAAAAATAAAAAAATAGTAATGGCAGATGCGTTTTTAAGTGGGTATGAAGATAGTTTTTATGAAAATAAAAAAATATATTATGTACAAAATAATTATAGAGACGAAATAGATATTTCATATTATGATAAAAGAGATACATTTGTGTCAAAAATATTAAAAGTGCTTCAAACAAAAAAAGACAATGAAACTGTAACTGCTAGTGTAATGAGTAACAATGTAATTAATGCCATTTATGATTTAGCAGAAATGCAAGGTCATAAAGTGTTTAAACTAACTGCTAATACAAGTGAAGAAGCAAAAAAGTTGATTTATAAACTATTTGAAAATAATGAAAATGATAAGTGGGATTTATTATTGTATTCACCTACACTTACAGTAGGTGTTAGTAATATGAATAACTGTACACATCATTTCCATTATGATACGGGTAATGCTGCAGATGTTATCAGTTCATTACAAATGGTTAAAAGAACAAGAAAAATGAAACATTTACATTTATTTTTACAAGAAAGAGTTAAACTAGAGCCTACAGATGAAGGTACATTGAATGATTTATTTAGTCAAAACTTAGAAAGATATTTTAAGGGTGCTGTTAATACAGTTACAATACAAATAGACGAAAATTCGAATTTTGTTCTAAGTCCAGTTGGTAAGTTTATGAACAAAATACAAGCATTTCAAAATAGATTAGAAAATAATCACAGACTATCTTTTAATATTCTATTAGGTGAACAATTTAAGTTTAAACAAAAAAACGAGATAACTACAAAAGTTAATTTAAATTTTAAAGAGTGTATAAAGAGAACTAAAGATAAACTAAAGAAACAAACACTTGACTTAATTGAAGTTAATAAGAACGAAGATATAAGTGATAGTGAATCATATGTAAACACTACAAGGTCTTTAAACGACAGTGAATTAGTAAAATTACAAATGTACAAAATTAGCCAAATGGTCAGAGTAAGAGATAATGAGACAATAGCAGAAATATCAAAAGCGGAAATATTAAGCGACAACAAAATGATTAATAAAATAAATAATCTTATATTATTATATAAGAAAGATTTAATATTTATTAGTAACTACATTGATAACTTAATATCGTCAGGTGTTAAAAACTCAGAATTTAAAGAACAACATAATTTTTATAGAGATGTAATTAAAATGTTCAATGTTAAGTTAGAAAATTGGTATTCAGATAAACAAATAAAAGAAATACAAGAGACATATAAACTAAATGATTTTAAGTCTTTTTTAAGAAAGATTGGGTACGAAAGAAAGCACAGTAGAACTGTTATAAACAGTGATGTCCAGAAATATTTTAAATATTTTATATAAAATTAAGTGATGTTAATGTATAATATTACATAAAGAATAAAACAAGAGGTACTTATGTTTAAAAAATGTAGTTTTTGTGGAAAAAGAGAAACTCCACTAAATCCAATGTTAACTTCTGTTCTAGATGAGCAAGACGAAATCAATATTTGTAAGATTTGTGTTGAATCAGCTAACGAAGTAATAACGGAAAAGAAACAAGAGAGAAGAGATGGTCCTAAGGCTAAAGATGAATTTGACGGTGATATAGATGATATTGCTGCTAAACTTAAAAAGCCAAGAGAAATACACAACGAATTAAATGAGCATGTTATAGGACAAGATAGAGCAAAAATTGTTTTAACTACTGCTATTCACAATCATTATAAAAGATTAGCATTAAAAAAATCAAAAAATATTACTGTAGACAAATCTAATATTATGATGATTGGACCATCAGGGTCTGGTAAAACATTTATTAGTAAAAAATTAGCAGAAATAATGGATGTACCTATTGTTATTTCAGATGCAACTAGTCTTACACAAACAGGGTATATTGGTTCAGATGTTGAAAGTATGTTAACTCAACTTTATATAGAGTCGGGTAAAGATATTAGAAAAACTGAAAGAGGTATCATTTTTATTGATGAAGTTGATAAAATTGCCAAAAAACCTGAAAAAAATGGTAAAGACAGTACAGGTGAAGGTGTTCAACAAAATTTACTTAAAATGATTGAAGGTAATAAAATTCAAGTTCCACCTGATTTTGTAAAAAATCCACATGACCAAAAAATGATTGAAATTGATACAAGTAATATTCTTTTTATTATGTCAGGAGTTTTTGATGGACTAATTGACATTATCAAAGAAAGACAAGATGATAAAGTTATTTCATTTGATAAAGATAGACATACTAAAATTACAAAAGAAAATGAAGATTGGTTAGATGAATTAACAACAGAAGACTTAATCGAATTTGGATTTTTACAAGAATTTTTAGGTAGAGTACCAGTACAAGTTACATTAGACACACTTAAAAAAGAAGACTTAGTAAGTGTATTATTAAATACTAAAAACAGTCTTATAGAACAATATAAGTCATTATTTAGTGTAGATAATGTTGATTTATCTTTTGACAAACTAGCAGTAGAAGGTATTGCTGAAGAGGCTATAAGTACAAATGTAGGTGCTAGAGGGTTAAAGAAAATTATGGAAAAAATATTAACACCATATATGTATAATATAGGTGATACTAGTGACATTAAAATTAACAAAGATAATGTTATAATGTCCCTAAGTAAAAAAGGTAAAGAGTTACCAACTTTAGTAGAAAAAGGAAATTAATGAGTTATTACTTACCAACAGTTATAGAGAAGAGTGGAAGTGTCGAAAAAACATACGACATCTACTCTAGATTAGTTAAAGATAGAATTATATTTTTAGGTACTGAGATTAATGATGATGTAGCAAATTCAATTGTTGCACAAATGTTATTTTTAGAGACTACAGACCCAGGTAAAGAGATTCAATTATGGATTAACTCTCCAGGTGGAGTTATTACAAGTGGTATGGCTATATATGATACAATGAACTTTATTACATCACCTGTAAAAACTGTATGTATTGGTCAAGCAGCATCAATGGGTGCATTTTTATTATCAGCTGGTGAACCAGGTAAAAGAGTATCATTACCAAGTTCAAGAATTATGATACATCAGCCTTTAGGTGGTGCTCAAGGTCAAGCAACAGAAATTGAAATTCAATATAAAGAAATTCAAAGACTTAAAGACATATTAAACGGTAAATTATCTGAACAAACAGGTAAAGACATATCAGTTATCGAAAAAGACACAGATAGAGACTTTTTTATGAGTGCAGAAGAAGCACTTGAATATGGTCTTATAGATGAAATAGTAGGGAATTAACCTACTATAAATACAGTATAATTAATAAGATATATCATCTTTAAATTGTGTCTTTGTGTCATAATCGAGTCTATGACAATCTTGAATAAAACTGCTTAACAGTATCAGACAGGTTAGTTTGTTAAGTGTGACAATTACTCAGGAAGCAATTTAAACGGTTTTTATAGTTCTTTACGAAAAAAGATACTATGTTACAATCTCACAAAAAGTGACTTTGTCTAAACAAAATAAAAAAATTTCATGTTTTTTTAGATTGTTAACCATAAAGCACACACTAAAAATACTTCAAAACCATATATATTCCATCATTATTATAACATACATAAATACTTTAAATTAACAAAAAAGGTATTATAAATGAGAAATACTTATATATTAGAAAATAATTTCCACAAATACATAGGAGATATGGGCACTCCTTATCCTGGTATAGTTACAACACCGCTTAACGGGTATAGGAGAGGTGGTCAAGATTGGAGTGAGATTACAGAAATAAAGAATAATTTAGTTGAATACTACAAGAAAAAATACTTATCTGAAGATGAAACTCATACTCCTGTTTTAGACTCTATAGTTAGAGTGTATAATCAGTGGCAATATAATTGGTCATATGGTGCATATCATTGGGATGGTACTACTAAAGCTTTCATAACAGAAAATGATATGTATATGTATGAAAGAAACACTGAAAGTTATAGAGGTTCATTTGTTCATCACTTTAAAAACGATAATCCTGAAACAGATGTATTTAATTTTAAAAAAGAAGACTATATAGACTATAATGGTTGGGAACACATAAACAGACACTATCAAGACGATAATTATGGATATGTTGTAATGAGAAATATAAGAAACTCATACACTAGGTTAGTAATGATTGGTAATCAAACTCAATATCATATAAATTTAGATTCATACTATGGTAATGTTATGATTAACAGTTTAAACCCAGTATGTTCAAACACAGATAAAGTTTTTTATTTTATAGGTAACAAACTACTTATTATAGATAAAAACACTAAAGAAGTTATTAAGGATTTAGATAAACCTAATAATGGTGTTGGTATTCAATGTGATGCTAATGATACTTACTTATACGCAACAGACAGTTTAAACGCTAAAATAGTTCATAGAATGACAATTGATACTGAAACTTGGGAAGAGATTGACTTATCAGACGAAACTATATATCCTCAATTTGACTATAAGAGCCAAATTAATTGTACAGATGGTAACCAAGATAAAGTTTATATAAATTGTTACTATTGGTCTGGTAATCAAAATGGGTTTGATGGACCTGAGAGTGAATATAGGATAACATATCCATTAGATTTAGATTTACAGAAAATTACAGATGAAAATGGTGATGAAATAAAAGGTACAATTTCTTTCCCTATGTTGAACAACATTACACCAGTTCAAAGTGCTACAGTTGTTGAAGGTCAGACACATCAATTTACACCACCTAATGGTTCGACTAATATGTCATTTGATATTGTAGATATTATTGTTGATGATGAAAGACTTGGTAAAGCATACAAAGAAAAAGTTTCTAATTATAGTGCTAATAGTAAAGAAATATTTAGTTTAGAGACTGAACATTTAACTAGGATTGCAACTTCTAGGAAATTACCTGAAAACTTTACGATAAAACAGTTCATGTATGACACTAAAGCTTCTGGAAACTTTTATTTTATAGTTTTTAATATAGAGAATAACAATATAGTTTTTATTTCTGACATTTATACTCATGAAGGTAGTGGTGCAGAAACATTTGACCTAGAATACACTGTACCTGAGGGTGAAACAAATTATTGTATGGGTATAATTGATGAAACATTTGTTACTCCTTATTATATTGAAGGTGAGTCGTGTAAAGTTGTAACTGATATTGTTACATTAGACCAAGATATTACTGATGATATGGAAGATAAAACTATACAAGCTCCTCAATTAGATTATATAGGTAAAGATTCAACTAAAACTGTTACATTAGTTACAAATAAAAATTTACCTGAGCAAATTGTTTCAGATGTTAAAGTTGTATTAAGAGAACCTATAACAAACACTGATATTGAACCTTTTGTTTACACATATACTGCAAACCCTGTAAATAATTCACCTTTTGTTGCATATGTGGATATTGATGGTACAGAATATAATATCAGAGACTTAGAAGCGTTACCTGAATTTAATATCGATGAAGATACACCATTTACTATCACTATTACAGGTGGAGACGAAGAAAATAATGAACCAAATTATATTCTAACATCATATAACAGTAGTCTTTTATCTTATTCAAAAGAAGGAAATGTTATTACAGTAACACCTATACTTAACCAATTTGGTCAGACAGATGTTACATTACAAGTACAAGATGGGCAATTATCAACTAACTATACATTTAAGGTTAATGTTAAGGCAGTTAATGACAAACCATTATCAACTGACCAAGATTTCTTAGGTACAGAAGACGCACAACTTGTAGGTCAATTAACATCAAGTGATGTTGCAAATGAATCTAGTAGTACAGTTACTACATATATATTAGTAGATGATGTTGCTAATGGTACATTATTGTTGGATTCTGATGGTAGTTTTACATATGACCCGGATGAAAACTGGTATGGTACTGATACATTTACATTTAAAGTAAATGATGGTACTGATGATAGTGAGAATAATTATACAGCAACATTAACAATACAATCTGTTAATGATAAACCATATTTTACTAGTTTACCTGAAAAAATCATGAGTACACAAAATAAGACACAAATTATAAATGTAGCAGCAGAAGATTTAGAAACTGCAACTGAAAATTTAGTATTTGATGTAACAGGTACAAATGTTATAGGATTTACTGATTTAGGTAGTGGTGATTTAGAGGTTTCATTTGGACCAAACGCTGGAGAAAGTTCAGTTATATTTAAGGTTTATGATGAAGAAAATATGATTGATATGGTATCAGTACCTAACTTTACTGAGTTTGATTGGTCTAATATACAAGTTAATATAGACCCTGAAAATTTACAAGAGTATAGTATTATGTCTAACTTATTTTATTACAAAGTGTATAATTTATCAAAATATCAAGCACAGTCAATTGTAAATGGTGAGTTAAGTGTAGAAGAAATCCAAAACCAGTACAAAAATAAGTGTATTCAGTATACATTTACCGACTTTACATACAACGGTTTACCTGCTTATAACTTTGATAAAGTGCATGAAAAAGAAACAGTTACTATAAATAGTCAAATTGAAAAAGATTTCTTAATAACAGTAGGACAAGAGGCAGTTGATAATATATTTGAAACTATACACATTTTTACAGATGAGGAAAAGGCTGAAATTTCATTTGGTGAGCCAGATAAAATTGAAGTTACAAAGGTATTATTTAACGATAGAGAGTATTATACAATAAATACTATAGAATATATTGTATTAGGTAAAACAATTACATACTATAATACTATGAACGATTATATAACAAATCCACCAAAAGACTCAGATAATTATACATTAGGGTATAAAGGTGATGATGGTAAATTATATATTAATAGATTTATATAGTAGGGCATTTAACCCTACTATAACATAAAGGATTTTTTTGAGACGAGATGACATTGATGAATTAAAGCAGTCATTAGAGATACCAAAAGATGAAGAAGACTACTACTTAGACGCTTACGGAAAAAGAATTACATTTAATGGTATTAGAACTTTAAAAAGAGCATTTACTAGAATGCCCTTAACTGAAGGTCATATAAAAGAAATTGTTAGATGTGCACAAGATTTTGAATATTTTAGAGACAATTATTGTATTATTCTTACTAAACATGGTTACGATTATGTTGAACCAAGAGATTATCAGGGTAGACTATGTGATGACCTTATTAATCATCATAGAATAATAGCATTATGGTCTAGACAGTCAGGTAAAACAGTTACAATTGCTACATATTTGTTATGGAGAAGTTTATTTGGTAAAGAAGAGAACATTGGTATTGCTGCCAACAAACTTGGACTTTCAGTTGAAATTCTTGATAAAATGAAAAACATATTCTTAAACTTACCTATATGGTTAAGTCAAGGTGTTAAAGTATGGAATAAGAGAAATGTTGAGTTTGAAAATGGTTGTAGAGTTATGACATCTGCTACAAATGGTGACTCATTTAGGGGTTACTCACTTCACATACTATATGTGGATGAGTGTGCATTTATTGCTGGAAGTACTTGGAAAGAGTTTGAAGATTCAGTTTTCCCTACTGTATCTGCTATTGAAGGTTCTCAGATTATCATTACTTCAACTGCTAACGGCCTGAATCACTTTTACCAAATGGTTAAAGGTGCTAAAAATAATGTTTCTGGTTATAAGTACAATGAAATGCAATGGTGGGAAGTTCCAGGTAGAGATGAAAAATGGAAAGAAGAAATAATTGCCGGTAATAGTATTCAATACTTTAACCAAAACTTTGGTAATGAGTTTTTAGGGTCTAGTACTACTCTTATTGATACTCATACATTAAAGAACTTACCAGTAATGGACCCTATAAAGTATTCTAAAGTAGGTGTTCATGGTATGAGAGTATTTGAGCAACCAATAGAAGGACACAACTATGTTATAGGTGTAGACCCTGCTAAAGACGGATTAGACTACTTTGCTATACAAATAGTTGATGTTACGAGATTACCATTTAAACAAGTGTTAAGTGCTAATTTACAAATGAACTACTTAGACTTAGCATTACCGATATACAACTTAGGTTTAGAATATAACGAAGCATTTGTAATTATTGAAAATAATGAAGGAGCAGGACAATCTATTAATGATATGCTTTGGAATGTTTATGAATATGAAAATTTATATAAAGACAAAGAAAAGAAGTTTTATGGTTATAGAACAACAATAAAAACTAGAAAACTTATGCTAACACAATTAAAAGCACTTATAGAATCTGAAAATTTGATTGTAAGAGACAAAGAAACACAAGAAGAGTTTTTTCACTTCCTAGAAATTAAAGGTAAGTTTCAAGCAGATGAAGGGTATCACGATGACCTTGTTATGTGTTTAGGTATATGTGTATCATTTTTAAATAATGTTAAAAGTTTTGAGGATATGGATAAGTATGTTAAACAGTTACAATCTAGAAGAAATAATTCTGAAGAACAGTATAAACAAGTTGAACTTAAGGAAATGTTAAGAATTGGTGCATTTGAAGACCATTCAGATGAACAATACACAAATCCTTATAGTAAAGAGTTTTTTGAAAAAACTACAGGTCTTGATTACAACAATTTCAATGAATATAATATTGATAGTAACAAAGACCCAAATGACCCGTTTGGTTAATCCCAATCACCAAAAGGACTAGGTTTCTGAACATTTATTTTAGAAGCCTCTTCTTGTTGGTTTGTTTTATTTTCAGTTGTAACTTTTTCTTCTACTGGTATATCATCATTACTTTCATCTGTATTAAACAGTTCATCTAAACTAGTAAAGTTTAAGTTATCTAATTTATCATCGATAGTTTCAACACCATTTTCATCAGTTACTTTATTACCCTCTTCTTTATCATCACCATTGTATGACCATATTTGAGTTTTTAGCATATATACATTTTTATTATTAGTATAAGGGAACATATTATTTGTACCTACTACTTCATGGTCTACAAATGTAATTTCAAACTTTTTATTGTTAGGTAGTAGTATTAAGTCTCCTACTGCTTCTCTTCTAAAATCAGTATATCCTAATTTATCTGCTTCATTTGCTGATATGTAACAGTGAAATGTTTCAGTTTGCACAAACCCAAACTTTGAGAAAGTATTTCCTAACATATCAAAATCTTCATTATTCTCAGGTAGTACTGGTACATCTTTAAATACATTGCCTTGATTTAACTTTTTATGTGAGTACTCACCAAATATATTATCTAAATTTTGTCCTTCAGATTTTATATAAGTAACAGTAAGTCCAAACATAGATATATTTTCTTCTGTTTGTGAGTTAAACAATTCGTATTCGTTGCTATAGTTATTTAAGTTCCAAGCCATCTTTTATCCTAAGTTATAAATATAGTAATATTTATATAAAAGGAAAACTATGAGAACAGTCAGAATAGCATTTTATCGAGGTGCTGACTCTTTTAAGGAAAGTTTAAGAAAATATACATCAGGATATTCAAGAGTTGAGATTATAGTTAATTCAAAAATATACTCTATCACCCCTAAAGATGGTGTAAATATTATAAGAAAAACTTATGATAAAGATAAGTGGGAATTTATTGATATTGAAGTTCAAAATACATTTATTATGAATAAAGTCCAAAGATTTTTAGACAAGCAAGTTGGCAAAAAATTTGATTATTTTGGTGCTACTTTAGGTCAATGGTTAGGTCTTGGGTTTCAAGATGAAAATAAGTGGTATGATGTTGAATTGATTACAAAATTTTTACAATATTGTTTGATTGATAAATTTATGGATTTAAACCCATCAAAGATGAGTATAAATAAGTTAAAGAACCTCTTAGAGGAAAATACTACAAAATAGGTGGTAAGTAATGAAATACAACGATAATGAAATATATCAAATGACACATTATCTAAGTCCTTGGAATGAATTATACATATATGGTTCAAATGTTCATCACGGACTAGGGTTTAAAAATACTGATATGTATATCCCTGAAACTAAAAAAATTATTGTAGCTGAAGCTGCTGTTAGATACGATTATGGATATTTTCATACTTGTTATTTAGACGAAAGTGGAAATTTATATGGATTTGGTAATAATGAATACGGTCAAATTGGTCCATCAAGAGGTCCTTATTTAGAAGGTGCTACACTTATAGATAATGATGTTGAAGATTTTGTTTGTGGTCCGGTGTCAACACTTTATTTTAAAAATGGTGTTGCTATGTTTTTAGGTAAAATGTACAACTCATCGAAAACTGAATTTGTTAAATACCCTAACACAATTAGAGATTATATAACACCATACAATAAAGTTACATATGTAGCAATGGGTGAAACTGTAATGGTATATATGTTAAAAAACATTTTAGAAGGTACAAGTAAACTTTATATACAAGGTGATTGGGCAAAATACAATATGCCAGCAACAAAAATGGAAGATGGTGATACTCACTTTGGTTCTATTGAAGTATATGGTGAAGATATTAAAAAAATAATACCAACAAGAGACAATCTTTTTATGATTACAGAAAGTACTAAATCTGAAAACTTAGGTGAAATTAGTGTTATTATGTATGGTCAACAACCACAGTTTAAAGGTTACTGTCAGACAAGTGCAGGTGTTAGACTTGATAAAGGTATAACTGATATAAGTATTAGTAAAGACCAAAAGAAACTTATTGTAGTAATGGGAAATTCAATATATGAAAAACCATTATGGGTTGAAGGAGATGGAAACAAATGTTAACAATAAACGATTTTAATGTACCTGCAGTAGGAGAAATAAACAGATTTTCAAAACAAATATTTCTAGACCCTAGTGGTGATACTAACAGCGTAGATTTATTAAATTATGACTCGCAAACAGTAGGTGCAGGTAACCTTAGAGTTTCGACTATGAATAGACCAAATAGTTTTTTTGAAAGTCCTATTAAAATAAATTATACACCAATGATAAAATCTCTTTATATGGGTAGACAACATGATTTTATGGGACACGAGTATGAACCTTTAAGAGTATTTCCTGGTAAGCCTGAATATTACAACGGATTAATTGCTAATGTTATAGAACAGAAAAAACTTTCACATATCGATGATGATGGTAATAATGTATATGTTTATAGATACATAGGAGATTTATATAATACTCCAAGAGAATCTGTACTAGACATAAAAAAACATCCTGATAATACAGTAGAAGTTATGAACAGTCCAACTATGATTGGTTGGGGTGAAACATTTGTAGACAATGAGTCGAGTAATGCCGTATTTGCTTATAAACAAGGGGAAACTATAACATTTTTTAGACTAACATCTAGACAATCACAAAAAATAACAATTACACATCCAAATTTAAGTATAAAAAAAGTACAAAAAGTTTCAAATCAAGTTATGATATGGTTTAAAAGTGACACTGCTTTAAATCAGTTTATCACTGTTAATCTTGATGGTACTCAATACAATGTAACTGAAGGTATTTTACCAGATGATGTTACTAATTTAAGTATAGCAGAAGTAACAGATGGTACTAGTATAACAGATTTTGTTAATGTTACACCTAATAATATAAGAATTTTATCTTCAAGTGACGGTAGAGTTTTGTCTGAAATTGGGTACACTGACTTTACATCATCTATTTCAGTTGATTTAAATACTAAAATATATTGTGATTACAAATATAGACATATTTGGATTATGTCATCTTCTACAAACACATATTTAAGATTAATTAACTATTTAAATTCAGAAGACTTAAGTCATATGGATAGTGCTCACCAAACTACAGTAAAAGACAATAATATGAAAGGTATTGTTTATTATTATATGGGTAAAGGTGGTCCTAGTAATATATTAACAGTTTCAAGTGATAAAGTTACAGCAATTGATAATATTACAATGAGACCTAGAACTAATAGTTATAGGACTGTTAATAATCAAAGATTTATTTTAAATTCACCTATTAAAAGTGCTATTATGACAGCAAGGGCAAGTACTTGGAATACTGGTAAATTAAAAAATAGTATAGATGGTCCTTATTTTTCAAAAACATTTACAGATTATTTAGAAAGAAGTGTAAATGAAATTGATATAACAAAAAATATAGTATTAAGTTCTAAGGATACAGGTTTAACATACCTTAGTCCTATGTATATAAAAAGAAGCGAACTTATTGAAACATTACCAAGAGAGTATCATCTAACAGTAGATGATTTAGGTTTATTTGTGTATGACATAAATACAATATATATAAATATTTGTAAATTATAGTATAATAAAAAAGGAGAAACATATGATTTTATCATATCACGCTATGTTCATAGATGAAAACAGTGGTTTATATGGAGTTGGAAGTAATACATATGGTCAGTTAGGTATTAGTACTGACACTACTAGTTTTTCTAAAGAACAAAAAAAGATTATGGATAGTGTTAGACAAGTGGCAACAGGTTTAAACCATACTATCGTTTTAACAATGGATAATAGAGTTATGACATTTGGTGACAACTCTAAAGGTCAATTAGGTTGGTCGAATACACACTCGATTGAAAACGGATACAGCCCTGCATATGTTACATTCCCTGAGAATGTTAATATAGTTTCAGTTGATGCTGGATTAAACCACAATGTAGCTTTAGATAGTAAAGGGGATGTATGGTTATGGGGTGATAACTCTTATGGTCAATGTGGAGTATTGAACGATTCTAGAGTAAGTGGTGTAAATGACATCGTTTATGTACCAAAAAAAGTAGTATTCACTGATTTAAGTGATTATGCTGATAGAAATATATATACTCCTGTTTCTGAATTATCTAATACAAACTTTACATCATCAATGAATAGAGGAATATATTCAGTTGAAGCTTCTTTAGTAGGGGTTGATTTTGATGGAAATTCATACGACGGTGCTAATGTATATGAAGTAGCATGTGGGAATGATTTCACTATAATTAGAAAAAATAACAATGTATGGGCATGTGGTTCAAACTTAAATCATCAATTTACTGATAATATAGGTTATGCGACACATCAATGGGTATTATTAAATAAATTTTTACCAAATGCAGGTGATAAATACGATTCAGATACTATTATTAATACTGCTATTGCTGGTGATAATTATGTTGCTTTATTAACTAAATCTAAAAAAGTTTATGTTGTTGGTAAACTTGTAATGAAAGATACAAATGGTTATGAAGTGGTTAAGTACAGTAAAATGCAAAGATTTAAAACAGATGTTAACAAATTACATTATTCACCAAGAGGGTTATTAATGAACAGAAGACCAGTAGGTGCTACATATGACGAAGTTTCTGAATTAGAACTAGATATGACTAAAGGAGTATTTGATACTAGAAATGTTATTATTGAAGATATTAATTTTGATATTAATTTAGATTTCCCTGTATTAGATTTCTCAATTGGTATTAAATATGACATTTTTGTTAATGGATGGAAATATTTAGGTACAGAAAGCACAACATTCTCAAACTTAATAGATACTATGTATACACTTGACAATGAAAAATATGGTAGACAAGATTCAACAATTGTTGGTTCTGTTGTAGATAATGGTGATGGTACTATCAGTATAAGTTAAATTTAAGTAAAAGTGTTGTATAATAAATCAAAAAAAGATTTTATATGACACATTACGAAACACTTGAAATAAATCAACAAGCCACTTCGGCGGATATTAAACAATCATATAGAAGACTCGCTAAAAAACATCATCCTGACACTCAGGATGGATGTGAAGAGACTTTTAAACAGATTAACGAAGCATACTCAACTCTTTCAGACGACAAAAAGAGAAAACAATACGACTTTACATTAAACAGTAAAAATAATCCATTTGACAATTTCCACAATTTTCATAAACATTTTAAAGAAAACTTAGACATACAAAGAAATGTTACAGTTTCATTAAGAGATACATACGAAGGTGCTAAAGTATTTGTTGAAGTATATTCAAATCAAATAGAAGAATTGGTTGTACCTAAAGGATTACAATCTGGTACTAAAATAGTATTTCAAGGAAAGGGTGTCAAAAGTAAACAAACTGGTAGAGTTGGTGACCTTATATTTACTATATTTGTAAAAAATGATGATAATATAAAAAAAGTTGATTTACTTGATTTAGAAATAGAACAAAAAGTAAATGTTTTTGAATTAATTTTAGGTACTACACTTGATATAAAATTATGGGATAATGTAATAGGTAAAGTTAAATTGGGTGGTGGAATTGATTCATCAAAGAGAATAAGACTAAAAGGTAAAGGACTACCAAACTCTAGATATAACACTTCAGGTGATTTATATGTAAAATTAATAGTTGAAACTCCAAAAGTAGATGATTTGCCTAATACACTAGTAGACGAAATAAATAGTTATATTAACGGAGAACAAAATGGAACTAAACAAGATACATAACTTTTTAAGAAAAAACAATTTTACTAAAAACAATAGAGATGGTTCTTTTAGTAAAAATGTTAATAATGTTAAAAAAAGATATAGGTTTAAGGACTTTGGTATCTATATGGAAGTAAAAAGAAATGCAGACGAAGAGTTTGAGTTATTTGCTTTTGGTGATATAAGAAGAGTTTTTATTAATGAAAAAGGGCAACTTTCCGGACTTAGAAAGGCCATTCCATCATATTCAAAAGATAAGATAAAGGATATAGATGCTTAAATACACTCCATATTCTTATAGTAAACTTTCTACATTTGACTGTCCTTATAAATTTAAACTTAATTATATTGATAAAATTAAAGTATTTACAGAAAATAAAGCATTGGAAAAAGGTACTAGGATACACCAGATAATTGAGTTATATAATCCATATTCTAAAACTTTACCATTATTTGAATATAAACTACTTGATGAAAATGAACAAAAAGAATGTGAACAGCTTGCATTAGATTTTATTGATAGTGAACTGGGCCAATCATACTTACTAAATGATGGTGCTATAGGACACGAAATAGAATTTGGTCTAACTACTAAACTGCTACCTTGTAATTACTATAATAAAAATGCTATGCTAAGAGGTAAAATAGATTTTTTTATTAAAGAAGGTAATGTAGGTACAGTAGTAGACTGGAAAAGTGGTAAAGTAAAAGACCAAGCATATATGAGTAATGACCAAGTTATACTTTATGCTATATGGGTTTTTAATACTTTTGCTGATATTGATACAGTTAAAGCAGATTATGTTTATGTAGAGCACGGAGAAAGACATAGGTTTGAGTTTAGTAGAAATAATTATAATAATTATAGTCAACTGTATGCTCAAAAGATTAAGAAAATAGAGTCAGAAACTGAATTTAATAAAAACCCGACAAGACTATGTGATTGGTGTGATTATAAAGGGAAACATTGTAACCCACAATAACTTTGATTTTTAAAGTCAATAAATAAAGTATGAGAAATAAAATATATAAACATACTAATAAAATAAATGGAAAATCTTATATAGGAAAAACAAAAAATAAAGTAGATTATAGATTAAATCAACACATAAGAAGTAGTAATAATGGGTCTAATAATGTATTTCACCGAGCATTAAGAAAATATGGAATTGATAATTTTGAAACTAGTATATTAGAAGACAATATAAGTGATGAAAATATTGATATTAGGGAAGAGTATTGGATAAAATATTATAATACATTTAATAATGGGTATAATATGACTATTGGTGGTGATGGAGGTGATACTATATCTAAGATACACGATTTTACACCTACAAAAAATTTCGGTTCTGATAATGGTAGAGCAAGGACAATAACAATATATGACAATAATCATAATATTATTGCTGAATGTAATGGTGATTATGTAAAGAAATCAAAAGATATTGGTATATGTTACACTAATATTAAAAAATCTGCTGATAATTATGGTATGCCTATATATAATAAAAGAGATAAAAAAACAAATGGTTATTACTGTGTAGATTCTAAAATTGGTATTGATTCCACTAAATGGTTATATTCATACTGTATAAAAAACAAAGATGATAATATAATATATAATATTATTAATGGTTATAAGTTAAGTGATTTTATAAAAGATAATAATTTACCTAATGGATTATTAAAAGCAAGAAAAGATAAAAGATTGTATAGCAAATGTAGACCAAACGATATTATAAAACATCAAAAAAGCGGTAATATAAAATATATTGGATGGTATATTGAAAAATGTCAATAATATGTAAAGGAGAAACAAATGTTTGATACAATAAAATTATGGTTAATGGGTATTGTTAGTGCTATTATAGGTTTTTTTATTTGGAAGAACAATCATGATAGAAAAGTAGCAGAAGAAGAATTGGAATCAGTTAAAGACCAGATACAAGATGCAGAAGTGGAAACTGCTAAACGAGTAGAACAAGCAAAAGGTGATGCTACTAAAAAAGAGTTAGAAACTAAAATAAAAGTTTTAAAAGAGATTGGTAACAAAGAGGATACAGACAAAATATCTGAACTTGAAAATCAAATAAAGGATGTAGAAAATGGGAAAAATAACACTATTACTGTTTAGTATATTATTACTATCAGGTTGTACAACAAAAACAATAGTTCAAACAGAATATATAGATAAACCTTGTCCAAAATTTCCAATAGAGGAATTTAAACCAGTTGAAGAATACAATATCAACAATGTTAAAATTGAAAAATTAAGAGTAGTTATAGATACTGAAACAAATCAAATAACAGGTTATAAATTATCATCTGATGGTAATGAAACAGTTATTATACCAAAGACTGACTTTGTAGATTTTATTAATCAATATAAGAAAATTAAGAAAAACTATAGTATACTAAGAACAAATATAGAAGAATTTCAGAAAGGAAACTAATGGGTATTTTAGACAAAATCTCTAAAAATAAAAAAATAGCAGAGTATATATTTAAAGAAGAAGCGACACCAAAAGATTTTATTAACACTGGTTGTTTAACACTTAATGTATTATTCAGTGGAAAATTAGATGGTGGTATTCCAATTGGAAAAGTAAATCAAATAGCTGCACCATCATCATTAGGTAAGTCGTTTATTGGTATGAAAGTTGCTAAAAACGCACAAAAGAAAGGTTTAGAAGTTATCTATTTAGATAGTGAGTTTGCATACGACCCTGCATTTGCTGAAAATGTTGGTATTGATGAAAAAAATATGTTAGTTATACAAGACAATCAAATTGAGTCATTACAACAAACAGTTATGCAAATTGCAAGTGAAGTTGAAAAAGAAGAAAGAAGTAAAATATTACTTGTTATTGACTCTTGGGGTGGTTTAGTTACTAGTAAAACAGTAGACGATGCTACATCTGGTAAAGATGTATCAGATATGACAATTTCAAAGAAAAAGAATTCGTTTGCTAGATTATTAACAGGTTTAGGTTTCACAGTATTTGTAATTAATCAAGTTTATGATTCAATGAATCAATATGACCCACTTGCTATCGGTGGTGGTAGAGGTATATATTTTGCTTCATCTAGTATTGTATTAGGTTCAAGTAAAGCAAAAAATAAAGAAAGTTCAGGTGATATTACTGGAGCAATTGTAACTGCTAGTACTAAAAAGAGTAGATTTGCTAAAGAAAACTCTAAACTTAAGTATTTAATTAATTATGATGGTGGTATCTCTCCATTCTATGGTATGTTAGAAGATGCTTTAGAAGGTGGATATGTAGAAAAGCCATCTATGGGTTGGTATAGTAGACCATCAGTTGAAAACGATAAAAAGTGGAGAGAAAAGGATATTTACACTAAAGAATTTTGGGGTCCTATTATTTCTAATACAGATTTTAAATGGTATGTTGAGAAAAAGTACACATTTGAACATTCAGAAATTGCCGATGAAGATTTTTCATGGGATGATATAGAACAAGCTGATGCTTAAAGATACATATAAAAGTGAAATAAATGATGATGGGTTTTCTATAGACTCGTCATCTAAAATAGACACATATATATTATTAATTGAAAAGGTAGTTAAAGTTAAAGACTTTGGGATTGATAATGGTGATATTTATTTTGTACCTGTGAGTGTTGGTGATATGCTAGCAAAAAAACAATTTTTAAATAATTTAGGATTTAAAATAAAAGATAATCACATTATAAAGACAAAGGATTAATCAAATCCAATGTCTCTAAATGGTTTATATTCATCACTAATAAATCTTAAAGCAGTTTTAGTATCATCTATGTACACTAATCCTTTTCCTGCAAACTTATCAGTTTTAGATTTTATATAGTCTAGAGCATCAATCTTAAAATTATCTACGCTAATTTCTTTATTAATATTATTTAAACTATATCTTTGAAACTTATCAGTATTATAAAAATTATGTACTGTTTGATTTGCTCTCCATACAGTTTTATTGTCGTACCATTTATCAAAAGTTAGACCTTGGTACGCAAAATTAAAAGATGTCCATTTTATTACACTATATACTGTATTTAAATCTACCGGTGATATGCTTATAATTGCGTTAAATTGCTCATCTAATGTATTAATTAATGTATCGCTAACTAATAAAGACTCTAAGTATGTTTTAAATTCATCTACACCCAAATTTAAATAACTATCTTCATTTGATACAGAATACGCATAATCACAATCATTTATAACTTTACCTAAAGCATAATTAATAATATTATAGTGTTTAATGTCTTCTCCGTACTCTCTCTTTTCGTTTATCACAGTTTCTAAACCCAGACTACTAATTAAATCTTTTTGTGTGTTGTAGACGCTCTCAGACACATTTAAAACAGGTTTTACATCAACATCAACCATAGCTAATAAAGCAACTGTTGCATCAATTGAACCGTCGTAATACATTATTGCAGGTAAATCATCTACAAAAGAACTTTTAATTTTCTGTGCATTTTCTTCTACTATTTCACTATAACTAGGTAAATCTGTTATTACACTAGGAATAGGGAATTTAGATACTGTATTAATAGACTTAGGTAACTTTTTAGTTCTATCTATAGCACCAATACCATAAAGTCTACTAAATAAACTTTCATATAGTGAAAGACCTCCGTCTCTCACTTCCATTTTTAACGATAAAATATTTGTGAAATATTCATAATCAAAATTATAATAAATTATATTCACTTAAATCTCCTTTAAATTAACCCCAAGCTCTACATCTACCGTAGTAGAATACAACACACTGGTTACAGTCACAAGTACAATAGTTACAGTCACAAGTACAGTAGTTACAGTTACAAGTACAATAGTTACAGTTACAAGTACAATAGTTACAATCACAAGTACAATAGTTACAATCACAAGTACAGTATGAACTTACACTACCGCTAGAACTTCTTGAACCATACGCATATTGTGTACCATCATATTTTGTACTGTCGTATGGGTTTGCTCTGAACCAATATCTATACATAGCGTTTTTATAGTTACAATCACAAGTACAGTAGTTACAATCACAAGTACAGTAGTTACAATCACAAGTACAATAATTACAATCACAAGTACAGTAGTTACAATCACAAGTACAATAGTTACAATTACAAGTACAGTAGTTACAATCACAGTTACACCAATCAATTGCCCAAATAGTGCCATCTGTTGTGTTTACACTTTTATCCCAAACTGTTTTATCATCTACACTTGTTTTACCTCTATTTTTAGTACCTGAATCTCCATAATCCGTTGTAGTTCCAAAATATGAAGACTTAACTAAATTATCGTGGTAGTTACAATCACAAGTACAGTAGTTACAATCACAAGTACAGTAGTTACAATCACAAGTACAGTAGTTACAATCACAAAGACATGCTATTTCGTTGTCATTAATTGTCTTACCAAGTACTTTAACTTTATCTTTACTAATTACTTGTCCTGGTTCGTATGACTCAGGATTAGGTACTGAAAACGACCCAAGTGCATTAATTCTAGATATTAACTCTCTAATTGCTTCTGACCTAACGACATATTTTTTGTCTACTTCAGTCATATCAGTTTCTTGTTTATCGGGGTATGCTAATTCTTTGATTTCTTCCCAACTAGAGTATGCTTCGTAATCCCATTGGACTGCTCTTCTTTTCTTTTCTCTTTCAATTGAATCTCTCATATTTTCAATGATTTGTTCATCTGTTAATTGAGCAGAGTAGTCAAAGTTTGTAGCATTTGTGTAACAAGGATTACTATTATCTTTTCTTCTTTGTCTTTCAGCTAGAACATCATCCCAAGTAGACCCAGCAGGCAGTTTGAATAATTTAATATATTTGTCTAATAATGCTTTACTTACTGCCATAATAATTTCCTATATATCTAGAATGTAAAATAATTCTAACATTCTTGTATCATCTGAATTTAATTCAGGTTTAGATTGAATTTTAGCTTTAATCTCACCAAAGTACTCTTTTGCTAATTCTTCTTCTTCGTCAGTTAATCCTTCAAAAAACTCTTCCATTGCAGTTACCTGTGCTTCAAATCTTTCTTCTGGATTTTCATGTAAAAATGAAATTTCATTTAATACAAGAGTAATATAAAAGAAGTGTTTTTTGTTCCAACTAATAATTTCCTTATACAATTTATATTCTTCGTCTGTATAAGTTAATTCACCATAAGTTAGTAAATAAGAAACAAAGTTATAAACATATTCTGACATTTTAGGGTCAAATTCTTCTTTTTTTAACTTTTCACACCATTCTCTAAAGTTTTGGATATCTTCAGGTGTTTTTCTTAAAAGTAACAATTGTAAATATTTAATACTAAGTGTTTTTTCATCTTCTGTATTAACTAAGTCATCTTCAATTGCATTTTCTAATACTAATATTGCATCATCGTATTTTTCTTTTTTAACCATAAGGTTTATTTTGTAAAGTATTGTGTCTAATGAAATCATTGTCTACCTCAATTTTTTATCTATAAAGTTACCTAGTGTTGCTATATCAGCATCTAATTGAGTTTCATTCTCAACTTCTTCACCTTTAGTAACATACTCTTTAACTTCTTTTCTTTTATTATTTATATATTGAACATATCCATTATTATCATTATCACCACCCATAATGTCAGCAGCAAGGTCAAACATTTCTCCAGACATTTCTTGTTCCATTCCTTGAAGTGTTGCTGGTTGAGTTGAACCTGTACCACAAGTACCTGTACCACAGCATGAACTAGCATTTTGTACTTCTTGGTGTAATTGTGCTACATCACCAGATAACCCCATAATATTATTGTCAAAGTGTTTAAATGCTTCTGAATGTCTTTCAAAAAGTAACACTAATAACTCAGTCATATCTTGTAAAACTTCACCTATTTCAGGATTTTTTTCTTGTACAATTGCAGATTTAGACATTACATCATAAAACTTTTCTTGTATAAGTTCTTTGTATTCGCTTTCTTTCATTATTTGCCTTTTTTTGTTTTAAAGTGTGAGAACTCACCTTGATTATCTTTGACTTCAATACTGTCAACCATTTGACCATCTTTGTAATATCTTTTGTTTGCTTTAGAGCTTTCACACCCTGTACAGTTATCACAGAAAATATTACATATTGGTATATCTAACTTATCTGTATCCCAAAGATGTTTTAAAACAGTCTTTTGTTTATTTATATGATAATAATCAGCTTGGGTAAATGAGTCACTATCTTCACTTGTAATTATTCTTCTAGGTCCAAATGATTTACCTAGTTTAACTACATCACTTGCAAAATCTTTAAAGTTTGCTTTAGTTATAGTGTATCGTATTCTCCAATTAACCCAAGGTAATTCTTTAAAAATATGTAGCACATCTAATAGTTGTTGAGTGCTATCATTACCTTTATGGTCTTGTCTTAAGTGATTGCCTATACCATCAAATGATATATCAAGTGAATGTGGTTTATTTTTAAAAAAATCTAAGTAATCATCTAGAAAAGTTTGGTCTAAAAATTTTATTCCATTTGTTTCTAAATTAAAGAATACATTTTGTTTTTTACTGTAAGCATAATCTACTACACCTTTAACATTATCCCATTCTAAAGTAGGTTCACCACCAAATAATACAAATAATGTCTGAGTATCAATTGGTTCAGTTGCTATAATCTCATCGACTTGTTTTTTTAAGTCTTCTAAAGAAGTAGATTTTTTCTCTTTATTACCTAAATCTTCATAGCAGTATGTACAATCGAGGTTACATTTTGTAGTAAAATACAAAATGTTAACATTACCATTTTCGGTAGGTTTGTTGTTTTCCTCTTGTTTCATTTATCTTCCTTGATTTTTAAAGTCTAGACCTTTTCTAGTACCTTCTTTAATAACATATGCTATATTATTAATAAATTTAACATAATCTATATCATAATCAAACAAGTGACCTCTGTGGTCATAATTAACATATTCACTGTCAACTTTAGCCATTTGTACTTTAGCAGTTTCTAATGCGTCTTCTAATTCTTTAATAGTCATTCCAGCCATAATATTATCCTATATTGTTAAATGCGTTTAAGAAATACTGTTGTAATAACGGACTGTCTTTACACTCGTCTAGTACTCTGTAACTTTCTTCTGTAATAATGTGAAATAATTCACAAATACTGTCTAACGGTTTGTTGTCGTTTCTTACCTGACTGTATGTACAACCAGCATTACATATTTTTTCAATGTCACAAGTTTTACATTTATCATAATTCTCAGGTTTAAACTTACTTTGGTAATATGAGAAATCATAATTTTCATCAATTTCCATAATTCTTTTAGACCCAAATCTAGCACAAGGGTATACCTCACCATCAGGCATAATAGCAACACCTCTACAACCTGCAAAACATCCAAATGGTCTTTTACCTTTAGATAGTCCTAACATAGAATCCATAATAGATAAACTAAAGAAACCAGGCATAACCATTTTTTCTTCTTCCATAAGGTACTTAATAGTTCTATCACCTAGTGCTCTTAAGTCAGTTTTAAAGTTTTTAATATCCTCAATTGACCATACATCATCTCTTACAAGTGAATAGTCAGGGAAAGGTATACCCCAATCAGCAAAGAATTCTAAGTTTTCTGTCATTAATTGACTATTACCAGGCCATACCATAAATTTACAACCTTGTACATGCCGTAGGATTAAGTCCTTTTTATCTTCGTACATTTTAAGGATACCTTCAGGTGTACCGTAGTAACCATCATTTTCGGGAGTTTTAATAAGAGGTCTAGTTTCGTTTGATGTAATACCATCAAATGACCATGATACACCTACACCGTTCTTTAATAAAAAGTCAGATTTCTCTTGGTCAATTAGTGTAAAGTTAGAAATAATAACGATACCTTTACAAAGAGGGTCTGCTTTAAATTTAGGAACAGCGTGCTCTATCAATTCCCAATTTAATAATGGTTCACCACCAAAGAAAGAAATATGATAATCTTTCTCACCTGTTCTTCTAACAAGGTCATGTAATTGGTCAAACTTTTTGTCAAATGTCTCTTTTGTCATAAACTTGTTTTTATTAGCAACATAACAATAAGGACAACCTAAGTTACACTTTTCTGTAACTAGTAATTCTAATGTAAACATCAAAATCCTTTATAATTTATTTTTATTTATTTAAATAAGACCAAAAAAGTCTTATTTAACATTTTGTAATTTTTGTGCTCTTAAGTTAAGTGCATATCTAAGTGCTTTATGGTATTTGTCTGAAAGCTTAAACACTTTACACATTTGCCAATTTGCATTTGCATCTGACCATTTTTCAAAATATTCAGGGTCAGTAAATCTCAATTCGTCATTTGCCTTATCACTTTGTCCTTTGTCAGACTTGTCAAAACACCCAACTGGACATTTTAAACAATAAAGTGCGTCACACGATAAACACTCATTTGTTTTATGGTGTCCTTCTTTGTATGCTTGACTAACAGTTTCTAAGTAGTCTTTAATATTAATATCATCTGCAAGGATTTCATTTACATTACCAACTTTATGTGTATCGGTGTCTCTATACATACAACCATGACAAGGACTTAAGTCTCCATTAAGGTCGATTGAGTAGTACCCTTTACCTGCACCACATAACTTTTTACTATCTTGGAACCAAGCAAATGTTTCAGGTGGTAAATTATTGTCATATATGTGTTTAGCAATATTTTTTAGTCCTTCACCTAATTCATCTAAGAATGGTTGAAACTCTTCTTCTGTCATTTGTGAAAATGAATCTGGTGTAGGAGAATAGTTAAAGTTGATAGCAGATACATCTAAATATGCTTCATAAATGTGTTTAAAACTTCTTGCAACAATAACAGACTTAAGAGAAGTTGATATACCTTCCTGTCTTAATTTTTCATAGTTTTCTTTAACTTTCCAAGAAACAGTTTTACCTTTTTTATCAATTCTTTCAATCTCATTAATAGGGTCACCATCGTAAGAAATTTGGAAGTGTAATCTACCTTTTCCACCATGATTTTGGTATTTTGTTTTTTTGTGTAATTCTAAAATATCATCCCAGTATCTATCTATGTACATACCGTTAGTATAAAAATAAAAACCAAATCTTTTATCATCTATATAATGGTCAATTACCTCTTTACAGTAAGCCCAATTTAGCATTGGTTCACCACCCCAGAAGAATAATTCAAATGTTTCTTCCTCTGGAAACTTGTCTATAAATTTATATAAGTCAAATACATCGACTTGCGTGTTAGCAGATTGAATTGAACTCAACCCACACTCATTACCTTCTGAACAATAAGTACAAGCAAGATTACATCTACTTGTAACATTAATATCAAAAACCATATAATTCCTTTCGTTATTTGTTTGCTCTAAGAGCTATAAAGGCCGTAAGCCATAAAGTTTGATGTTCAATATGTTTAATTTTTACTCTAACTACATTTTCCTCGTTAAAGTCATTTATAGTTACTCTAAACCATTGGTCATTTTCTTTTGGTAGCTGGATTGTTTCCTTTCCGCTTATGTTATTTATTGACATATCATTCTTTTTATCTTTATCACCCATATTTTTTAGTGAAACTTCACTAAAATTTGATAAATCAATTTCCTCTCCTTTAAGATTAGTAACACTAAAATCTATAATAAATTCATTATCATAGTCTACATCATACAAATTAATTTCTTCTATAAATCTTGTATACTTTCTTACATTGTAGTTTAATGTTAACACATCAAACTCTTTCTTTTCACTGTCCCATATAAGTTGACTCTTACCAAATGTATGTTTGTAGTTTCTTATTAGTTCTTTTGTTTCTGGTGTAAATTCTGTAAGATTAACGGCTTCATATAAAAATTGATTATCTGCACTTAGTGATAGTGGTGTTGAAGATAAACTTTCAACAACACCAGACGCTTTGTGGTATATAAATGAGATAGTATTAAAATCACTAGTTAGTATAGGCATTGACCTGTTAATTGCTTTCCTGTGATAAACTATAGAGTTATAAAATTTTCTAGTTAATGGTATCATAAAATATTCCTTATATTGTCACACTTACTACAATTTAAACAGTTATTTTTACAATCGTATAAGTATTCTGTCATACTATATTTATTTAATGTTTTATAGTCCATATGCTCAACTGGGTCACCTTCTTCAAAAGGTTTATCAATTAATTCACCTAAAGTAATATTTTCACCATACAAGTAATGTCTTATTCTTTTTTCTATAATATCGACAGGATTGAATCTACCACTTATTTTAAATACATCTGCATCTATATGTTGAACATTATCATGAAATAATAATGGAGTCTTAAGGTAACTTTCAGGTTTACCTATATTATAGTGTTCTAAACAACTAAATGATGTCATTTGGTTACGGTCTGTCATAGAAATATCACAATATTCTTTAAATATACAGTCCCAATGACAACCTTCATTTACTAATACATATGAAACTGCACCCTTATCTCTAACGGCTTTGCACATTTGATTAATAAGTTTATTGTTTCTGTTGATTCTTCTATCTATATTAATAGCATCCCAATCGGTAATTTTAAAACATTCTTCCAGTTTATATAAACTGTCAATTTTATTATTAACTGAATTTTTTAATTTTTTACCTTGAGTAACTTCTATAAAATCAGGGTCGTACAGATACATTAAGTTGTTTACAGTTATTATATCATATTTATCCTTAATTCTTGCTAAATGATTAACTGTTTTTCTAACTGGGTCACTTCTTAAATCTTTTAGTGATGGGTCATTAATCATTATAGAGTTAAGAAGAAAAGTTCTTTTAACACCTTGTACTCTTATTTCTTCCATTTCTTTATATAAGTTCATATATTCAGTGTTATGTGTAGTTCTGGGTCTAGCAGATTGAAGTACATCATCTGTAAAATAAACATCATAAATGTTATTTTTATATTCTTTAATTATTTTAGATATACCTCTAACATAAGGAATTGATAATTTCATATCAATCCTTAGTTTTAAAACAAATGTAGTGAGTTAACCATTTCTTAGCACCTTCTTTAGTGATAAGTTTAACTCTAATTACTTGCTCCCAATAATCTTGAATAATGTTTGCTTTAATATCTTGTGGTTCTTTTTCTAAGTATAGTTTTATTTGACCTTCTTCGTCGTTTAACATCATGTAGTTAGTCATTTTTTCCATAGACTTGATTGAAAACTCGTGAAACTCAGAAAAGTCGAAATGCTCTTTTTGGTTTTTTATTGGGTAAATATGAAACTTAGCTTCTTTAGTACCTTTAGGTAAAATCCAAGTTTTTTTATTTTCATCAAAATATGAACCATCTATTAAACACTCAACTTTTATTCTGATTTCCCATACTTCACCTGTTTCTTCATCGTACATAACAGTCTGACCAGGGTCTTGTACATCTAAGTCATTAAGAATGTATACTTGTTCATTAGTAATTAATCCAAGTTTAACAATATCCAATTCATTAGCTTCAATTTCTTTTTTCTCAAGTTCAGGTTCATAGTCAAATGGCATAGCCATATAACTAAGAATTTGATTATCTAATTTGAATTTTTTAATAGTGAATATGTGGTCAAATCTATCTTCTGCCACATCATACTCATTTCTTAATAATTCGATTTCTTGTTTTTGTCTAATAATAGCAGTTAAAAACGGGTTTTCGTTTAAATCAGTCATTTTTATCTTCCTTATATTTTTCTAAGAACACATCACACTTATCACAATTCATACAATCATTTTTACAATTAGTTAATGTTCTTGACATACCCCAAACTGATAATTCCATCATACTTAAGTTATAAATTTCATCATATTTTTCATTTAAAACTTTATCAAGTATATGTCTTAACATAACATCTCTGTCATTGTATAAGTAATATCTAATTCTTTTTTCTATTTCATCTGGTGGGTCATATCTACCACTAATCTTAAATATGTCAACGACACCTTCTAACATTTCAACACCCTCAGCAGTCATCCAAGGAGACTTAAGGTATCTGTCGTTATGTTTTTTGAAGTTTTCTTTATAACAGTTGAAAATACCATTATCTTCACTACCAACACTATCTTGACTACTAAATGTTAAGTCACAATCTCTTTTAAAAATACAGTTATATAAACAACCTTCGTTAATAAGAACAGTTATTTTTTTGCCGTATGAGTGACAAATGTCTGCCATTTCTTTGATTAGTTCCGGATTTCTGTTAACACTTCTATCTACAATAATATTATCAATTGTAGGAAATCTTTCACAAATTTCTTTAGTTTTTAAAGCACTATTAATATGATTATTAACACTATTTTTAACTTCAAAGTTCTCATTTAAAGTTTTCATAAAATGCTTATTATTTGCTAAAATAAGATTATTAACAGTGATAATATCTACTAATCCTTCTTCTTTAAGAGAAAGTAAATGTTCTGTAATATCTTTGTGTTTGTTTAACAACCTATTTGGTAAGTAAGGAGAGTTAAGAACATAGTTAAGCTTTATACCTAACGATTTAATTTCTTTTAACTCTTCAATAGATAAGTGTTCACCTTCATCGAATGATGTACTACCTCTAGCTGAGTCAAACTCACCATCGCTAAAGTAGATATCATTGATATGCTCTTTGTATTTTCTTAAAATAGGGTACAGTTGATTTGTGTACGCTACTGATAATTTAATCATTTTTGACCTTTCGGGTTTAAGTTATATTAATATTTATGTGAACTGGATATACAACCATCCATTACCTGCTCCATGACCTGAAGAAACTCCCCAGTGTCTACAAGATGAGTACCAATATGCACCATTATAATATGAGTGTCCATTATTTTCTCCACCACCATTAATAGACCCTGACCAACAGTAACCATACCACCAAGGTGTGTTAGAATAGTATGATGCACAATTATGCACTCCACCATTATTATCACTATCATATGTAGAAAATCTTCTACCTCTATGATAACTCCATAAACCTGCTTGTGTACCTGTTTTTGCATTAGATATGTTCAATCTGTATAAGTCACTACTATTAAATGGGTCAATATCACATACAAGCATTTTATCAATTTTAGACCCATAGTTATGTCTCCACTCGTATTGCAATTTACCTTTTTTGTCACCCATTAATTTATTCCAAAGATTTAGAGGTGTATATACTTCCCAAAGTTCTTTGTTTCCATTGATAAGAGGATTACCATTTTCATCTACTAAACCTATTCCACTTGGTATATTCCATAATGGGGCTGTACCATTAGTAGCACTATTATAAGTTATACCTGTAGTAGGTCTATTTCTAAATCCTCTTAAGTTTGACCATACCAATGCCCATGCACCATACTTATCAAACTTACAATAACAAGGGAATGCTTCTGCTACTCCATTAGGTTTAAGCCAAAATACACCATCACTTGCATAAGGATTATCAATTTTTATATGAGTAGGACTTAAAGCAGGATTAGTAGGACCTTCACCTAACCTAGTTCTATCTACATATTCTTCATAAAATGAAGTATCACCTCTATCAATATATCCTGTTACTTCTTGCCACCAATCTGTATTAGGTATAGTAACATTTCTGTTATTATCTTGTAATGATAACCAGAATGTAATGTCATTTGCATCATCTTTTACTGATACAACATCACCTAGTTT